ACGTTTAATTCTAAAGTTAATTTTACGTTCCATTTCAAGCCGCGAAGCGGCGACCAAAAAAGAAGAGCGCGAAGCGCCCCTCCCTTAGCGTCTTACGCAACCGTGAGCAGCTTGGGGCTCTCGTTGCCATTAGCCACCTCGTACTTCTTTGCCACATGGAGATTCTGTCCCATTGTCGTATTATTTTAAGATTGTACATTCAGTTATCGTCAACTCTGTGTGGTTGGTAGAATAGCTGCCAACGTTCGGGCTCGAAGAACATTTGTAGGATTTTGTCTTCTTCCATAATTCTATTTGTTTTGGTTATATTGGTAGGGAGATTACTCTCCCCGTTTGGCTTAGTCGATATGCTGATAAGTCTCGCCGTTCTCTTTCTCGTAATCGGTGTAGAATTCCTGATCATCTTCTATCTCTACTTTTTCTCCGCAGAAATCGTCGTTATCGAGAACAATATCGCAGTCATCATAGGCATCATGTACTTTCTGTAAAGCCTCTATCTCGCTCTCAGCATCAACGCTGACTACCTTGTTTATAGTCTCTGTGACTGATACGTAATATCTCTTCATAACTCTTGTAATTTTGGTTAATATTGTTCCGTGTCGGGTCTCGAACCCGATGTGCGCCTGTCGCTCACGGATGATAGATGTTAGAGTCTCTTGAGAGCAGCTTCGATGCCTGCGACTTTTTTGTCCTCAATCTTCGATATTTCTTGTAATATCTCGTCCAAGTGAGTAACAAAACTAAGTGCATCTACTACGCGACCAACCTTCACATTAAGGTCACCAGCATATATGTCGCATATACCAAACTCTTGCAACAAATAGTAAATGGTGCCACTATTTAGCGCAAGAAGATTGCATTTAACACAACTTATTTGCACGGTAATAACGCTGAAGGTAATACCACAGCGAGGGATGAAGATTTCTGTCATGTCAAGCTCAATGAGCTTATCGCATATAGCTTTCGCCAGTTCCTCGCACTTTTTTTTCAGTTCTTGAGACTTGTGTGCGTAATCGTCACGTCCAAGTACTTTCCACATTTCTTTTTTCTCCATAATTCTCTGTAATTTGGTTCATAGAAGAGGAGCTTGCAAGCTCCCCCTTGTTAGGCTGCGTCATTCTTCTTGATGCCGTTCTCTGTGAGAACCTCGTCGATCAGCTTATCGGTATCCATGTAGTAGCCCCAGCAGGAAACAATCTGCTCCCAGTCGTAGTCGTCCTCCGGCTCACGACCTATTTCCGTGAAGACTTTCTTGTAATGGACTTTCTTCTCCAAGACGAATCCCTTGACATCTCCCCACATCCAAAGACCTATGCACTTAATCTCATGCTCGAATAAGTCCAAGGCTCGCTTTCTCCAGTTTTTTGTATTAGTGTCATAATACTTGGAGAAACGCTCCTTGTCGCAGTAAGCATATCCGCTAACATAGTCTCCCTGGCAATATCCGCTGGATGACCACTCGTAGAATGCAATATCCTCGCAATCATGCAGAAGATACGTGAAATCGTCCTCTTCGAGGATATCGCAAAGTTCTTCTCTATAGACGAATCTCTTTAAGTCGCTCGGGCAGAACTCTTCGTGGTTGTACCACTCGCCCTTGTACAGATTCTCAAGATACCACATGCGGTCACTCTTGTCATAGCGCATACGGTAATTATCGACGTTTTCACTATTGATGTAGTCGATAATCTTCTTTTGCGACACATATATGCAGACAAGCTCTTTCAAAGCATCCTCTGCATTTTTAGCGTCAACTTCGCTGCTGCAACAACGAGACAGACCTCTATTGTATCCGTTGTCGGAATAGTCCCAGAAGTAAACTCCCACCAAATCCCATGCAGTGCAAGGGCATTCGGCATCCTCATCCTGGTAAATGGTGATTCTGTAATCACCGATTTCCTTCTTTGCAAATTCGTAACTCACATCATTTAATAAATGGTTAAACATTGAATATCCCCATACAAGGGTTACGCAACCGTGAGCAGCTTGGGGCTCTCATTGCCATTAGCCGCCTCGTCGTACTTGCGCAGGATATAGTTCACGGCTTTCTGTACCTGGTCGATGACAGCCGGCACGAAGTCCTTGTCAGTGCGCAGGGCGCGTCGCCAACTCTCAACATAGGCGATAGTGTTCTCGTCGAGCAGCTTGCCGATGCCGAGCATAGAGCAGACACACGCCGACGAGAGTTCAGCCACAAACTCCTCCATGGCATAGTCCTCAGTACCGAAGGCGCCCGTCACCTCACGGTTCACGGCCTTGGCCGTGGAGTGTGCCATCTCGTGCAGAGCGGTGCCATAGAACTGGGCATCGCCGAGGAAGTTCTTACGCTCGGGCAGATGTATCTCGTCCTTGCCTATGAGGTAGCAACTCTCTCGTCCACCGAAACGGATAGGACAACGCCAACCGCCAAAGAGTATCATGTGCTCCAACACGTCGTCACGCACACCCTCCTTGTAGTCATGCTCCGGTGTCTTGGTCATCTCGGCATAGTCGTCGGGGTAGAGCGTGGCGAAGTTCGTTTGGTCGAGGTTATAGACCAGATAGCTCTCCTGTATGAACCACGTCTTGCCTTCTTGCTTCTCCTCAAGGGTCAGCTCGTCCCATTCCTCGTCGGTCAGCTTGTTGCCATCGGCATCGTAGTGGACAGGCTTGTAGAAGATAATCGGAAACCTGCGCTCCACGTCCATCTCCGGCATCCCGTTGTCGCCGAGGATAACCATGCCGTCGTCGTCGAGTTTCGGAGTGGCGTTAGCCATCAGGCCGTCGTACTTCAATTCTCCGTTCTCGTTCTTCATCTGACTCTTGGTGATGAAGTACGGAGTGTTCCAGCCTCTCACGCTGATAAGCATAGAGAGCCAGAAATAATTGCTCTTACGGTATGGCTTTCCCTTGCGGTAGAGGTTGCAGGGCGCACCCACCGTGGCAGCCACCCACGGCTGCTTGTAGTCGTGCTGCTCCATAGAGTTCAGTGCCTCGATGAACAGCTCGGCATACTTGGCCTTCATAGAGTCCGACATGCGCAGACCCTTACGGCCACCCTTGTGATTTCTTTTCGTTGCCATAATAGTTCCTCCAATAATTTATGGTTGGTTATTCTGATTGTGTTGGTCGCTATCGCTCCACGAATTTTTAGGGTCGCTACGCTTGAAATGGAACGTTATCCGTAAAATTAAATTTAGAATTATACTGCACAATCTACCACACGGATAGGGTATGCAATAGCTTAATTCTAAAGTTAATTTTACGTTTAATTTCAAGCACGAAGTGCGACCCAAAAGAATAAGTACGAAGTGCGACCCGATAGTTATGCGTCAGCCCAGTAAGTCCACGTCTTTAACTTACGTGTGCCATAGCGTTTGAGATAGGCGTTGAGACGTTTCTCGAACTTCTCACGCTCGTGCTTCACCCCTTCTAAGATAGTCTTGCGGTCAGCCTCCGTCATCTTCATGTGGTCGCCATGGTATTTCGACGGATTTTCCTGCACGTCCCATTCCGACCACGCTTTCCACTGCCATAGGTTCAGCGGCTCCGTCTGGGAATAACTCTCACGCTGGAGATAGAGCGTTGTGCCGTCATGCGACAGCGATTGCAACTGCTCAATATCCTTATCGAACTGTGCAAGGTTCTCACGAAGGAAGTATTGTTTCAGCCGCTCCTCGCTCGACGTTATGCGGTTGTAAGCGTCAAGGCTCGGCCCCTCGTCAGCCCAACAGAAGCGGTTCTCGATAGACGGCTTCTTAAATTTGAGGATGCCTCCATTCTGCAAACGCACGGCATAAGAGAACTGCTTGCACTCATAATAGTCAAGCATGTGCTCATCGCTCCACACCTTAGCCATCTCCCGTTTGAACTCGGGCAACAGAGCCTTGTCGCCCGACGGCTTCTTTTCCGCCGTCTCCTCGGCCTTGATAGCGGCAAGCACGTCATTGAAATCTTCTTCGCCAAAGCTCTCACCACAAGAGAGCCCATCGGGAAAGTCGCTCGTGTCTTGCACCATCAGTTCCGGCTCGCGCTCATCACGGTGGAGCGCATAGCACTTACTAAGAAAGTCGTCATAGTTCTTGCAACTCTTAAGGCTTATCCAACCACCGGCAATAGAGCCGTTGTTATACTTGGCGTATGTGCCAACATATACTTTAGGATTCATATCGTTGTGATTTAGAATTGTTGTTATGCTGCTTTAGCTTGTGTTCTCGATTTCTTCTCCAGCTTCACGAACTCCGCCTTGTTGTCCGTGATAAGCTTCCGTATCTCCTTGTCACGCTCCGGCACCGCGTTGCAGGCGGCACGGCACTGCACGATAGTGTTCGATGCCATGTTGTACTCGATGGTGGCCAAACGCTTGCCGTTGTCGTCCTTGGCAGAGAGGATAAGACTTTCGGGGTGGGTAAAATAATTCCAATAGCCCATGCGGTACACGCAGTGGTGCATGTGCTCGGCTTCTTCCTTGAACTCGTCAACGCTTTGCAGCGGACGGATAGTAAGGTTCGTGGAAGTCAAGTCGATTGTCAGCATCTTGCCCATGTGCTCGGGATAGTGTTGCGCTGCCTCGGCCTCCCGCTTGGCACGCTTAGCGCACTCCGCATTGTAGAGTATCATGTCTTGCCTCCGTCGCTCAGCCGCCATAGCCTGTAGTCTGGCTTCGGCAATTTCGTCGATACGCCTCTTGCGCTTCAGCAACATGTCATGCAGGGCGTGCAGATTGTCGGGACACACAAACTTAGGATTGTGGATGTCCATGTGCAGGAACGTCAGCAGATAGAGCGTGTCAAGCCATAGCGAAGGGTCGTCGATATGATATTTATGTCGGATGCAAATCTTCACGGCCGCCTCCCCACCATGGGGCAGACGGGTTCGGTTACGCACAAGATGGTCGAAGAGCGGTGTCTGAGAAGCAGACAGCATCGTCTCAGCGATAGGATAGGCTATCACACGGATGCAGCTGGTGTTATAGTCGTACTTGTCCATCAGTCCCGGCACGTCCTTGTACTGCCACTGCTTAGTGAGCGATTTTATCTCATAGTTCCACACATAGAGATTCTTCCGCATCATGGAGCCCCAACCCATGCAGTTAGGTGACAACTCCCGGCGAAGTATCAATGGTGAGGACTTGCTGAAGGCGTCATACGCATAGGACATAACATTTACAGTACGCTCATATACCTTGCGCTCTCCCGTAGGAGCATACATGATGCGCTCAATCTCCCACGCATGCACCTGCGCTGCCTTGCCATATTGCAGCTTACGCTCCACGCGGACATAGCGCACCAACTGAATGTCACGCTTAGCCTCGAAGATAGCAATATCACGAAGCTCGGTATCCACTCGGCGGCGATTTAGCTCCACCGTCTTTTTCTCCGTCCACTTGGCATGGCACTGAGGACATTCGTGCTGGCCGATAGGGTTGATAGAGCAACCGCACTCGGTGCAGAAGTAAACCAGCTCGCCACGCAACACCCTCGAAGCAAGACCGGGCTTGAACAGTTTACGATAGAGGCGGTGGGTCTCCGTCTTGCCGGGTTCGTCATGCAGACGCTTGTTGATAGCGGCGCAGCGTCTGCCAAATTCTGTCACTCGTTTCATTTCTTTTCCTCCTGCTTTAAGTCCTCGTCCGTTTCGTCATAGTAGTGTACGGCCATGCTGTAGATTACCTCTGGAGAGCGGAAGATGCCCACGGCAGACTTGCCTTTGCGGTTAGCCTTGGCCACCTTCAGCATCTTGCCGAAGATGTATTCACAGCATCCGTCGATGCTCTTTCCGGGTGCTGCAAGTTTCTCGATGATGTCGGGACGGGAATACAGATAACCCTCGATAGCCTCCTTGAACTCCTTGGGGATGACATAGCTCGCACCGCCCTCGCTCTTTTTGGTATCGGCGTGGGCCTTGGAAGTACGCTTAGACTCGCTCTTAGGCTGAGCCTCTTGTTCACGCTGCTGCTTCAGTTCCTCGGCAGCGGCTTTGATAGCTGATAAATCAATAGCCATAATTGCTTGAAATTTGAAAGTTGTTATTGTGTGTTGATCGCTAACGCTCCCATGATTTAGTGGTCGCTACACTCGAAATGAAACGTAAAATTATCCGTAAAATTAAATTTAGAATTATCCTGCGCAACCTGCAACGAGCATGGTATGCGATAGCTAATTTTACGTTTAATTCTAAAGTTAATTTTACGTTCCATTTCAAGCCGCGAAGCGGCGACCGAAAAAGAAGAGCGCGTAGCGCCCAATAAAATTACGCTGCCTTGATGATAGGCTCTAAATCTTTTATCTTGCAGCCTAACGACTTGGCCAGCGTCTCGAACGCGCGGCGGATGCGTGCTTTCACCTGTGCCTCGGTATAGAGCTCCTCGCCATCGGTAGCGGACGACTTAGAAGCCTTGGCCGTCGCCTTGGCTTTCTCAGCCTCCTGCTTCTTTGCCTCACGCTGAGCCTTGCGCTCCAGATACTCCGCCTTCTGCTCGGCACGCTTAGCAACCAGGGCCTCGGTGTTCGTCTCAACGATGTCGAGGAGGTCGTCGAAGTCGCAGCCCTCGTTCAGAGCGTTGCACACCTCACGGGCAGCGTCGGTATAGCGTGGGCTAAACAAGAGCACATAGACACGCTTGCCGTCCTTGCGCTCCCATGTGTGGGAGGCGTGGATTTCACCTGCACGCTGATAGGCGGGCTCGTCCTCGTCGAGACCCACAATCTTTCCGGCTTCCTTGCCACGCTTGGTGGTGTATGTCGCAAAGGTGTACTTGCCCTTAGCGGTGCGCTTAGCGGTGCGCTTAGTGGCCTTCGGCTTAGGCTTGGCCTTAGGCTCGTCCTCGATAGGCTCGTCCTCGATAGGCTCTTCCTCGCCCTCGTCCTCGACAGGCTGCTCACGCACCTTATCCTTGACGATGCGCCCAGTGACCACACGGAGCTTGGCTTTCGGGCGTACAGGCACCGGCTCCTCGTCGATAACGTCATCGGCGTTCTCTTCCTCGACCTCGTCCTCGATGGGTTCGCTCTTAGGCTCGGCCTTTGCCTTGGGTGCCTCCTGCTTAGGCTCGTCGTCAGCCCAGTGCATCTTGCCCTGCTCGACGAGAGAATTGATCGCTCCCTTCGTCATGGGGAATGTCTGTTTCATGCCCTCGCGCTGGAAGTCTACGACCACGCGGTCGCCGTCAACGCTCTTTATTGTGTACGTGGCAGCACCGCTACCGATAACTAACACTCTGCCTACTTCAAAATTGTTTGCCATAGTTGTAAGAAATTAAAAAGTTGAATATGTTGATTGATTGTTATGCGACCTTAGTGTCTAAGTCCTTCATCATACCCTCGGCCACTACTTCCGTAGGGGTAGAGCCGTCGGGGGTGGCGATGATGGCATAGTGGGCATCGTCACGGGTCAGTGTACGAAAGAGCCATTGAAGGTTTTTCTCAATGGCCTGCTTACGCCACCCTGCGAGATACTTTAGAGCCGTGGACGCTCGTTTGCATGCAACACGGTTGAAATCGAGGTCGATGGTCTCACCATTCGACAGACGCGATGCGTCAAGATAGGTAGGAGCACCATACCAGTGCTCTACGATAAATGTCTGTTTACCCATGGAATTTGATTTAGGGTCGCTACGCTCCAACGGATTAGGAGCGATAGCGACAAATGAAATACTATGCGATGAGTCCTCCGAATGGGTCATCATCGGGGTGTACACTCTGCACGTCTGCGATGATGGCACGTGCCTGACGTGCGCCACCCTCACGTGCGATGTCCTGCAGGGCTGCCTTGGCAGCCTCCGTTTCCTCAGCCGTTAGGCCGAGGTTCATAGCCATGGCAGCAGTGGCAGCTGCGATGGACATGCGTTTAACACTTTTGCGAATAAGGCTCTTGCGAAAATCAAACTTGATAATCATAGCGATAAGTTTTTGAAAGTTGATACGAATAGATATTAGTCGAGGGTGATATTACACGCATGGGCGACATGCTCCAAAGCGAGGAACACCACCACGCCAACACATACGGTCACGATAGCGTCGGGGAACACCCAGAACCCCGTGAGGTCGAGATAATCAACCATGAAGTTGGCCACCAAAACGGCTGCATAGATAGCCGCGCCAAGATTTGCCGCGATGACCACGATAGCCATAGCTACACGAACGATTTTCTTCATTTTTTGAAAGTTAAGTGTTTGTTTACTCTGTTACTTTGTCTCTTAGGCGACGTTGCTCATGTCGTCGTGGTGCATATCCTTGCGGATAGCACGATGGTCGTCCTCGTCGACGTCGAAAGCACCGACAACGCAGCCCACAACAAAAAGCACCGTGACAGTCACGGCAATGACAGCATTGTCGCTCCAGTCGAGCATGATAGCGGCAACGCCTGCGTTCATGGCCACGATGATGGTCACGAACATACGAAGTATAGTTTTCATAAGCGAATAAGATTTAGTCGAAATCGAAAGCGGACTCGATAAAAGTCCGCAACTTAGTCTCACTCCACCTGCACCCTAAATCCCGGGCGAAAGCGTATAAGATATTCTTCACCTGCACCTCGGTGTAGGTGCGCTCGTTCCTAAGCTGCTGAAACTTGGGGACGAGCTTTATAACCAGTGCTTTTTCTGCCATAGCGATATTACTCAAGCAGGGCATTAAGCAACCATGATGCGTTCATAGTCTGTCCTCCGATAGTTTATTTTTTGAATGGATATTTATATAATCCCAGTAAAACGAACCACGAGACAGCGCAGCTTATTACACAGCCCAATGGCAAAAAGGCCAGGCACCACGCGCCCTTGATTGATAGCTCGTCCTCTATCCAATGGCACACCAGCGCACCCACATAGAGCGAGCAGAGACCTATTACCATCATAGTTGCAATGAATGATACCATGGATACGATTGATAAAAACTTCTTCATTGTTTTGTCCTCCGAAAATTAAAAAATTCTACTTTTGCAAACACAGGTAACACGGCTACCTGCAAATCTCTTCACCACGATACGACGGGCAACAGTGCCCATCTTTTCGCTTGATACTTTGTTTTTGGCCTTCTTTGGCTGACGCACCCCCTGCCCATAGAAGAACATCTGTTTGGTGCTCTCTTTGCGCATAGGCTCCGGCATCGTCTCACGGCGCACCGCCCGACGGCTGCCCTCCAGAGAAACGCCATGCTCACCCCGACGGATAGCACGACGCTGCTCTCTCTCACGATAGGCACGCAAACGCTCTCTATTCGCTTTGCGCTGCTCTTTCCATGCAAGGCTTTTTGATAAGCGGATAGCCTCGTTACGCTCTTTCTTTTCCTCACGCTCTACCCACTCCGTGGGCAGGATAGCGCACAGGTCTGATAATGTTGTCATAGTCGTAATTTTTTGAAAGTTATACAAAAGTTCCGTGTGGGGAATCGAACCCCATAGCACCTTTGCAGTGCCACACCATGCACGGAAAGCACACCCCCACCCCGTAGGGGATAGGGTGCATGATAGTGTTGCATTAAGCAGCCTTCTTGCTGCTCTTGCGTGTGCTCTTGCGAGCGGACTTTTTAGCCTCCTTTTTTGCGCCCGTAGCAACCTCCTGCTTAGGCTGCTCTTCAACGAACATAGTCCACGTGCCATCAGCATCCTTCACGACGTGTGCCCACTGCTCCACCTTTTTGTCGGTAGATACGTTGACATAGCCCTCCTTGATAGCGGCACACGCTTTCTCCGACTTGTCAATCTTTGCGAATGTGTCCTCCACAAAGACGCTCTGCTGCAAACCACGCAGAATGTTGGTCTGATTGACAACGACGGCGTTGTCAAACTTTTTCTTGTCGGTAGCACTCACCACAGGGCAAAGGGTCTGCACTGATACACGGGTGTACTTGCCCTCCACTTTCTGCTGATAGAGCGGATATTCGTAGCCCATGAAGTTCACCATATAGGGCACACCATGTGCCATATACACCTGCCCGTCCTTCATCATGCGCCCGCTCCAAGCCGTGAAGATGTCCTTTGGCTTGTAGCTGTTCTTTGCCACGTGTACACCGAGGGACTGCATGAGTTCCAACGGGCGCACCTTCTCCTTGTCGCTGATAGCCACGTAGCCACCGATGCCAGAGATAGCCTTGCACACCTGATTCCATGACATAGCCTTTGCAGCCATAGACTTAACACCATTGTTGATTGACTTTTTGCTTGTGATAATCATAATCGTAAATTTTGAAGTGAAATATTATTGTTAGCCCCTAACTCAAGGGAATTGAACCCAAGACACCCAAAGGGTGCAACCATTTAGGGATAGTACCTGCCCCCTGCTTATTTCCATAGTCTGTTTTTCGCTTTCCCTTTTGCACTCCGTGCTTTCCGTGTTTTCTTTTGCAAGAACTTTGCACTTATTAAGGGAGACAAAATTGCATACAAAAGCAATTTAATGCGATTACCCTTAACGTTACTCGCTGAAACATAGCTATTTATTAAGCGTTTAGCAACTTTTCTAACACGTACTACAAAGACACTTATCCTGCATACACCGGGTTATGGTACCCTCCGGTATATTGCTTTCGGCCGGCGTAAAAACGCACCCAAACTATTAAGTAGGCTTACACTCTATTACAAGTGTAACATTGCAGGCAGTCTATCCCCCCCTCCGTGTCGTATGTAAGTAAGTCAAAGATCGCTAGCAAAACATTTTGTTTCTGTGTTACGTTTGCAAAGGTATAACACTTTTTGTTACCCCGCAAATGTTTTTTGGGTTTTAACATGAAATTAACATAATCTTTTTTGTTCACCTTATTATATAGGGAATTAAGGGTTGTTAACAGTTGTACTGACTACTTGCATACGTACATATTTATCGCGCGCACGTACCTATTAAGCGAAAAAAGTTCATCTCTGGTTATCCACACACCACACCAACACCACACCAACACCACACCAACACCACACACACTACCTTTGCATATTTACGGCAACCGCCTGAGAGAGAGCAGCCCCCCACCGCGTAGCGAGGCGCGCGCTGTTCTTTTCAAAAAAAAAAGAATTTGAAACATTTTTTTGCGACATGTTACAAAAAAAGAGGATTGGCAAAAAAACAAAAGGCAATCCGCAAGAAAACTGCGGATTGCCTTTTGTTTCAAAACGAATAGGAAAGTTTAAGTCCTATTCATTGACAGCGACGATTTCGCAAATGGAAACCACCACCTTATTATTTAGAGCTGCTTGAACTGCTGTTGTCAAAAGCGTTTTCGTCAGGCACAACTTCCACATTCTCCAAGAAACCGACTATAGACATAATCTCCACATTGATAATATCGACATCATCTTCACTGATATTACCATAGTTGTTACTTGACGGGCCACCAAAAATCATGCGTTTCTTCGTCTTACTCCAGCCCAACATGCGTTCCATGAGAGCCGTGGCGTTAAGATATTTACCTAACTGGTTGATTGGCTCTATCATGCCTGGATCATAGGTGCGTCCATGCTTATTGGTGTACATCTTGTCAGTACCAAAGTGCAATAGACAACCACGCAACTCATTGGCAAAAACATGGAGTGCATCATTGAGCTTCTGAATATTCTCAACCGTGAAGTAGCGAGGATTGCCGTGCCGGTTCGGGCGATGGCAGAAATCAGAGAGAACTGTAGAGGGGGTACTGCCCATCAACTCCGCAATGCGAGACATCTTTATGCCATGTTCAAGAATAAACTTGTACAATGTGTCTTGAGACACTTTCATTTTTTCCTTATTCATATTGTTGTAGCTTTATTTTTCATTTGCAAATGTACAACATTTTCTTTTCACCTCCAAACAATCTCGCAAATTTTTTTCACTGACCCCCTCATTTTTAACAATTATACAATGTTTTTATTTCACCCTAATTTGTCCTATTAAAATTTATATATCATCCATTAATTCTTTTACTATAATGTCTATTTTCTGAAAAACATAGTTCTGTTTGCTGGAAATCATAGTTGTGAATCTCCTAAGCCACTATTGTGACTTCCCGGGCGCTCCATCGTCGGAATGGTGAAAGAGTGTGAAAGGTATGGGTCAAACTTGTTTTTCAACTCCTAATTCCTCACTTCTCACTGCTCACTCTCCTGCTTTCCCATCACTACCCGACTTCTGAGGTTGCTGTCCTTGGGGTTGTCGAGCTCCACCAGTCCGTCCATGGCGATGAATATTTTCTTCTTCTTCCCTTTTGACTCAATGGCCTTGCGGACCCGGATGCCGCGCTCGCCGGGGAAGAGGGCGAAGGCCTCATGGGTGGGGTCAAAGTGTGACTCAGCCACCTCACGTTTGAGGTTGTTGGCAGGCAGGAACTTCACGATGAGACGTGGCGGCAGCTCCACCATGCGTGTGGTGCCGTCTTTCTCGATACGCTTATAATGGCGTGCAGGACGCTGGCGCACGACGAAGGTGCCGAAGCTCTCCACCGTCACGCAGCGGTAGTTGCCCTCGCAGAGCATATACCGCATCTCGTCGAAGAGGGCAGGGAGCACCACCTGGCAAGTGGCGATGCTGATACCACTGCGTTTAGATACGGCCTGCGCAAGCCTGTATAGGTACTTCTTCGGTTCCATGAGCTAATCAAGAAAAAGAGTTGTTGACGATATTAATAATTGCTAATCGTGTGGGACAAATGGCGGTTCAGCTCCACATATAACATGACAGCATAGCTTGCCATGTCCTTCAACGTGTCCATCAGACTCTCGTCTTTGACTTCCGCCTTGCCATTCTTCACAAGACTCTTCACACGCTCCATCTTATCATTAAGGCGTACAACACCGGCAGTAACACCGAACTCCTCGAAGCTCTTGTGGAACGCATCACCGTAGTCCTTGTTCTTCTTGGCGTGAAGGTCTCTCATTTCATTGAGAACGGACTCAAAGGTGTCGGATTCGATACCTTTTGTTTTGCCATGCGAGTACTCTTTCTCTTTGTTGCTTGCCATCTCTTTCAATCCATCAGAGAGCTTGACTTCCTCGTGGGTCTTTTCATAGCCTTTGCAAAGGTTGTCAATCTTTATATGGGCTGGGGTGATACATACTCCTGCGTCCAAAGATGGCGCTGATCTAAAGACATCCTTAAAGCCTTTGAAGAACTCATCACGACCGTCAAGAGCCTCCTTGAGGATATTGCTCATGCCTTCCCTGTCAATGCCTTTGCAGTCGTCTTCCTGCACTTCCTCAAAGGTCTTTCTGAAAGTGGCATCCTTGTAGAACTGAAAGGTTTTGCCATTTCTCACAACCCATCCGAACTTAGGAACGACAACATTAAAATTACGCCCCTTAAGGTCTGCGTAGGATATATTAAGGTTGCCGGAATGGTCGTCCAGCGTACGATAGGACTTGGTAGTAGGACTGATAAAATTAGAGACTTCTTTCTGGTTGTCCCCCTTCCACTGGATAGCCTCTACTGGCGTTTTTCTCATGTACTTCATAAGCTATTATAATTATTCATGTATGTTGTATTACTCATGTATCTTCTTTCCTTAAACCACCAGTTCGTAATCGTCCGCCCTGATGATGCAGCAGTCACGCAGCCTTCTAGTTTGGCCGCTTTGCGTGAATTGGACGAGCCGTGAGGGATAGGCTCCTGGACAATGAGGTGGCACGTCAACGCTAAGGGTGACCACTTCCTCACCACGAATACAGTCTCCGTTGGATGCCGCCACATACCACACCCTCCAAGGCATGCGCTCGTGGTTGGCGGTGAATCGCTCGGCAACACGCCGCAGTTCTGATAATGCAAGTTGCTTCATGACATGAATTTTACGTCACAAAGATAAGGCAACACGATAGCGATGGCAAGGGCGTTTAGTACATAATGTACGAATTAGAATGTTGTCAACGAAAACGCCACTACCCCCAAAAGCTACAACAGGAGTAGTGGCGCGGACGGATATAATCTCGTTTCAACGTCGGTCGAAAACGAGGATAACGATGCAAGTCGTCTTATATCCGATAAAATTAGTGTTACTCAAGTGCAAAGGTACGAAGATTCACAAAGAACACAAACTTTGTTTCAACTTTAATTGGCCACGCCGATATTTAAGCTTACGGATAAGAGTACATAATATGTTGTTAATCAGACGGTTAAATGGCATAAAGTATTTTGCCGTTTAAGTTGGTGGGTTCCGTTTTACTTTTTGTATATTGCTGATTTTCAACGGTTTACAAAAAAATTGCGCGGTTTTTAGTACATAGAATATATTTATTATTATTTTTTTATTTGAAATTTTAGCTTAAAATATATATTATATTATATAACTAATTGATAATCAACTTCTTTTCTTATTTTATAATACTATTCCTTTATTGATTGGGGTGCGGGGAATTTTCCGTATATGTACGATAAAAAATAATAGAGAGAGAAAGTTTCGGCAAATATGGCATATTTCGCTAAAGTCGTGAGCAGTCGATTCGTAATTGCTTGATTTTCAAATGGTTTGAATGGAGAAAACTCGGTTCCACGGTTTTGGTTTTCTCCCACAAAGGCAGAGCCGATTTCTCGAAGCACCCCATAACCCACTGATTATCAATGCGTATTAAGCAATAAACGCGTTTAGGTGACAACTTAAAAAGATTTTAGTCCTTAAACGCACAGTCTTATCAGGTTTTTTGCGTATATTTGCACCAGACAAACAAAAGGCTACAATAACAACTGATGGGACATATCTGCTGGCTACGTATCACGGATTATATGCGAGGATGGGCTCGCATGGCTCTCGGAAACGGAAAGAGCGTGAAAGGCATTCCTGTGCTTGACATTAAGAGTCTTGACGGGATGGAACAGGTACGGCTCATGTCTACCGACGATGAGCTGCCTGGAGATGGCGTGCCTGGCAACGTGATGTGTGACACGTGGCACGCGACACTGACGGCAGGGATAGAGATGGACCCATGGGGCATGGAACAGGAGTTCGGAATCACCAGCGAGGTTCTTGACCAGTACCTGCCGGTGGAGTGCCCAGATTATGCCGTAGGGCAGGATGGGGCAATACGTCCGTGGGATAACAACACCTGTTTCGGGAAGCAACAGGCCATAGCCATCCTACGGCTCGTCAGAGAGACTTTTTGGGCGTCAGTGGGCAACTATGCGTCTGAATACCGGAAAGTCCATTTTGGCACCAAATACGCGCAAATAGACATGCTTGAAAGCTTTTGCAAGGATTACCACATAGACGACACGTGCATAGAAGCCATGAGGAGAGAATGGCAGAGGAGGAGTAAAAGGGGTGGCTGACCTCTATTCCCTCAGCTTTGCATTACCAGGTTTTTGAATCTCCCTCTCAGTCTTCCTCCTACTTTCCTTTCTCCCTCGGCTCCCATCTTGACACCGATAACGAGATCGTCGAAGGCATCGGTGATGTCGGTACGTGTACGTGGGTCACCGGCTACGCCGTCGGCACTCTTGTATTTCTCCAGGCTTTTATCCTTTTGGAAGTTGTTGAGCACGCCTGCGTTGTTGATAGCGGTAAGGAGATACTGGCATCGTCCGCTCTCCTTACAGATGTAAACGCTCGGGGAAGTCTGGAAGGAGAAGACATCGCAGAACAATTGCCACTTGCGTTCATGACGCCACACGCTGAACTCCCCACGTGTGACTTTCCATCCATAGCTCTCCAGCTCCAAAACCATAACGTTGTCAAAGCGACTATCTTCAGAGCCTTCTACAGCGTATGCCGTAGCTCCACCTTGCTTGATGGTCTGCGTGTAATAGAAGATGACCTCCCCTGCCCCACCAGCCGCGCTGTTTCTTCTACGGAGGTACGGACGGTAGTAATTCGTAAACTCTCTCACGAGGCCACGCAACCGCACCTCGCCCTGCACGAAAAACTCATTCATGACGAGAAGGCTCGGCTTACCTTGATAGTTGACAGTCTGCCCTACCACCATGCAGCTCATGTCGTGGCCAGCGTCGATGGCGATACGTAATGGCTCGTCATAGCGCAAATCGAGGTCGCAAGAGCAATCCTCTCCCGCGCTCTGCATGGCGTCCATGTCAAGTGTCATATATTCAACATCGGTAGGCCACCGTTGCGCGTCGAGGAAACGTCCCTTTGTCTTATGGCTGAACTTGTCGAGGATAAGATCCGTACAGTCGGCACTCTCATAGGTGTTAAGCTCTTCGCTGAACTGGCAGTAGAAACCATCCGAAGCCTTGCCAGGCGGCTGACCGAGTATCTGCAGGCGGAACATCAGGTCTGGCAATTCTCGCTTCATGTCGCGCAGCCACGCCTCGCCACCAAGCATGGCGATGTTCTCAATGCTGCTGAACTGCCAAAAGACTTCAGACTTGGAACGTAAAAGATTGAGTTTGCGCAGGTAGTTGTCGTTACGTGACAAGGCAATGGCGGTCTTCGGGCTATGCTTCTCCAGGTATTTGAGTTCCGCGAGCATCTCGGCAATCTGTGCGTTGACGTCTTTAGTCTCATAGTCTTTTTCTTTCTCCCACTCGCATTGTTTCTGCGTCAGTCCCGCGTCGCTGACCCATAACTGACTGCAATAGTAAGGATTGATTTTAGGGTCTGTGCCGTAGCCCCACCGCTTGACTTCTGCCTTGCGTGCCGACAACGGCATGAAATCGCCACGCAGGGTAGGCAATACCTCCTCCTTAACCCTTTGCCACGGGAGGTATTTCGTCTCGTCGCCGATAAGGAAAGCGAGGTTCAGACCGTTCGAGCTTCCCTTGACTGCCATGGAGAGCATCTGCACGACCACGCCATTGCTGAAGTGGACACAGTTTTCCCACACTCTCGGCTTGGCAAGAGGTACGTCCCAATGGAGCTTGGCGGGTGCCTGGCCAAGAAAATAAAATCCCTCGAAGCCTAACTGGTTGACAACCTTTAGCGCGTTGGGCATGGTACGGGTGTAAAGCTGTTTAGCGCTCGCCCCAACAAAACCACCCATCTGGCGAGGCATGCCGAGGACGCATTTCATCATGTGGCAACCTATATAAGAGGTCTTGCCAAAACCACGCGCGGCGCGTACTTTCGTGTTCCTCGCGCCAAAGTTGTAGACGTCAAGCTGGCCACGATGCATGTAGATTTTATGTACGCCGTCGCCGACAATATCCACCTCGCCACCGTCTTGCCCCTGCTCCTCCATGCCGGGGAGCATACGAGCTTCAAGCTTGTCACTGCTCCTGCCTACGTTCGTCCCTACTCTCGTCATCGTTAATCACTTCACCTGGTTTATCCTTAACCTCGCCGCTACGCGCCTCCATCTTGGCAACTTCATCTTCCACCATCTTGCGCTTGTCGTCCACATAAGCACCATATTTCGCGGCAATGCGCTTCGTCTCTTCGTCGTCATAGTTCTCCTTTGTCTCGTCCACCTCCTTGATGTTCGTGACGACCACGGACGGGAGAAAAGAAACCTTATTGATGTCAGTCTTGTTGTCCTCTGGCTTGTCGAGACCCGCCACTTCAAAGAGACGCTTGCCACCCAGGTTGAGGGCGTTCACGTTGTCAGTCTCCATGCCAATACGCAACATCTTCTCCGCGGCGACCTGCACTTTGACCTTAGCCTCGTTACGGCTCATCGGGCTTACGGTGTCACGTATAAACTTAAAGAGCAACACGTCTTTGGTCAAAGCGTGAGTCTCGGACGGCGCGTCGGCATAGGCGTGACTGTTCTTGATAATCTGCCGAAGCAATCCTTTATAGTCTACGGAGAACGGGTTGCGCAGCCACTGCCAATAAACGTGATCCACTCTCGCCAACCGTCGTTTCTGTTCTGCACGGAGGGAAAGGTCATCGATTGGCACGCCACTTTGGAAATGGAGCAATGAGCTTTTCATGAGCTCTGCTGATAATGATGATTCGTACATGATAATTTGAAATTTTATGATTATTGTTTTGCGGTTTCGCAAACATGTGCTTTTGTGCAACCGCATGGTCGTGCAACCGCACGGTTGCACGACCATGCGGTTATGCAAATTAATCACCTTCTTGCGATGGCTTCAAGGAGAGAGGTTTCGCTTCTTGCCATCCTGTCTCCTCCACATATCCGTCTTTCTCTTTTAAGTACATGACACGCTGACCATTTAACCAGTGCCACACGAACCCTTGTTCCAGAAGCATCCTCTCTGCTTCCGGCCAAGGGTCTCCGATGTCAATGGTGGCTCGCATGCCCATGGCGTCTCGAAGTTGGCCTACATCCATGACCTCTACACCGAGGTTGAAATTAGGCCACGGCATCCAGCGACTCACAAATGAGAAGACCATCGTCTCTATGTTGCTTTTTGCGGAGTCAATATCCGTCACATACGTTGGTTTCTTGTCATTACTCATGATTTTCCCTTTTGATTTTATGTTACACGGTTGTGCGGTTACACGACTATGCAGCTATGCGGCTATGCGGTTACACGACTATGCGACTCGAATAAGGCTAAACGTATAAGCCCTTGTCAACACATAGGTTCAACGGCTCTTCTCTTGTGAACTGTACGAGGACGGCAAACCAGCCGTTTTCCAAAGGTCCAACGGATTGATAAGAAACGTCGGTATCGTCGAGGGCGATACGCGCGTAGTCGCCGTCCATCTTCCCCTCGTTTATTTCTTTGTCGTGCTTGTCGAGGAGCCACGCCACGAAGTTGCGGGCATGATGCAACGCCTCTTGCTTTGCCACGGCAGCGTCATTGCCGTCTGCCATCTTGTTTGCTCGGACGAAGAAATAAACCGGGTAATTGAACTCTGGCCTGCGGATTGAGCCCCTGTCGCTCTCTATGGTGCTCTCCATCACGACACATGGCGACTGCATGTTACTTATGCCTTTGGCCATCTCAACCACTCCCTTCCACGAGTCGGTGAACATGAACCGTATGTTCCCATTGTTCGGATTATGCAGCATATACATGTACCGTGAACACCAATGCTCTACTATTGAATAGAATGTCATGTCTCTTAAAATCTATGTTCTTGATTATGCAACCGCATGGTTGTGCGGTTGGGCGGTTGCTTGATTTGTTACTTGGGGATTCTGATTTTATAAAACGCCGCAGTCTTTTTCATGCTCTCAGAAAGTTCCACGCCGAGCCCTATCAGTTCTTTAGCGTTCTCTTTCCATTGTTTCTTATGTTCAGGCGTGCCGGCAGGTCTTGGGTCCCGCAGCCACTTTTGGAGGTATTTAACACGTGCGGCTTTTTCCTCGTCGGTATATATCTTCGATGGCGCGCGTTTCTTTTTGTGTCTTGTTTGACGTTCACCATCCTGTCCCTTGTCAATACTCGGAGTTCGTGTCTCATCCGCCACCTTGCCGTTCTCGTCAAGGACATGCGCCATGCCTAAATCATCCACGACAACACGTCCGGTGCTCGCCACTTTATCCCATTCTTTATCGAGCTCCCTTCTGAGGTCACCAATTCCCTTGTCGAGCGCCACGGCAGTTTTAGCCCATCGCTCCCTTTCTGTAGCCGTGGCTCCAACGTCATCCATGAGCAACCGCATGTTTCCGCGAGCAGTTCCAAGGTCTTTCATCATCTGACCATAATTAGCCGCACGCTTCCGCGTCTCCTCTGGTAACAAATGTGCGTATTGGTCAATATGCTTCGGGCGAGGGACAGCCGCCCCAACCTCAGTGACGACAGCGTTTATTTTTGCGGTTGTGCTGTCTTGCGGTTGCACGACCGTGCAACTTTGCGGTTGTGCAGCCAACGTGGTATCATGCCCTGGTGTTGGCTTTACTCCTGGTCTTTGCAGACATTGTGTGAGGACATCTATAATACGGTGTATGCTGCGCTTGGCAGCCTTGGTATAAATCATGGTGGGTAGCCACGTGTCGACAATTCCCGCAAAGGGAGTCATTAGGCGCACGCCCTCGTTGAAGGCGTCTTGGGCGTCGGTAGACCAGCCACCGCACACTTGCTCAACGCTCATTATCCTCGCCGACGGTTCATTGGCTTTAGGCAAAAGGATATTGGCTTCCTGCTTCAGCCACTCCCCTACCCTCTTAGAGAGGTCTTGCTTTTCGCCTTCCGTCATGTTGCTCACTCTTCTAAGCCACTCGTTAGACGCTATCCGGTATATCATATTGATAGTATATAATTGTTTTATGGGCTAAAGATAATACAGACGTGACAAGTAGGCAAGGGCAAGGGCAAGAGTTCTCATTATTAAAAATGTTTAATATTATGCGGTTTTGCGGTCGCACGGTTGTGCGGTTGCAGAATTTTCAATAACTTTGCATCGCTACAACAAAACAAGACCGTTCGATTTTGTGGTTACACAGTCGCACAACCGCATAATTGCAGTAACTTGCGGTCGCACATCTGCGCATATTCATATTTTATATAAAGCTACATTTATGAGTAAGGTAAAATCTACACATCTCCGGCACATAGTTGCCGTGAGCAACAACAAGGGTGGGGCAGGGAAGACCACCACGGTATTGAACCTCGCTGCGGCAATCGCGCGCAAAGGCTACCACGTGCTTGTCATCGACACTGACCCTCAATGCAACCTCTCGCTCTCTGTAGGATGGGACACGACAAGAGAGGGCACGCGAACCAAACCTGGCGAGCCGACTATCTTCAATGCGATATGCCTCGGACAGAACATCCCCGTCTATCGCAATGAGACAGGGTTGTACTATACGCCGTCATCTCCGCGCATGGAAGACGCCGACATCCACTTGAACAGCTCTGAGGTGACAGACCCTGTGCGTGTGTTGAAGATGCTCTTCGCTGAACCTATAGACGACCACACGGGCGAGGGCTTGAAAGAGTGGGAAAGCAGCTTCGACTTCATCTTCATCGACACACAGCCTGCCATGAGCCGAGTCACGGTCAACGTGATATGCGCGGCCACGGGTATCATCATACCAGTTGAACTGGAGCCGTTGGCCGTTGACGGCTATGTCAAGACCATCGGTAAAATCATGAAGATTAAAAAGGTGAGCAATCCATCCCTGCAAATCCACGGTATCCTGCTCACCAAGAAAGACCGACGACTGGTAAGCGCACGGAGTTTCGAGGAACAACTGCGTGAGGAGGGAGACGTTTTCGAGACGACCATCAGCCGCACCAACGATGTGCCCAACTCGCAAGACCGGGACTACGACGAACGGCCCGGTATCTGTCACGACATCTTCAGCTACCAAAAAGGCAGAGGACGTGCCAAGGAAGATTTCACCAACCTTGCCGAAGAGTATATCAAGAAGTGGGGAAAGTAACACAACCGCACGACCATGCAACTGCATAACTGCAATAATATGCAACCACTTAACTACATAACCGCATAGTTGAGCAGTTGGGCAGTTACTAAAACACACGTATGTGCAACTATGTGGTTGCATAGTTGTGTGGTCGCACAGATAAGCAACCGCAAAAAACATAAGATATGAACAAGAAAGAAAAACCGCAGCGCAGATCGCTAAACGCAAGAATAGACGCAGAGTTGGCAAGCGCAGAAAACATACCGTTGGCAGGAATGACCAGAGAGCCAGCAAAACCAGTGAAAACTCCATCGCAGAGCTCAACTTTGGGGCGGGGTGGGGGAGAGCCTATAGCAACCAAGAAGGCAACGACCATCATGCCCAAGGATGTGTTCGTGGCCCTGCAACGCTATTGCATCAACAAGGACACGCCCAAGCACCGTGCGCTCTATTTCTTCATCCTTGACGGACTGCATGCCGCTGGGGAAATCAATGATGCCGACTATCAACGCTTCCGCGATATGGCCGAGCAGATAACTACGACATACGAAAAGAAGTAAACAATCAAGACAAATGAAACAAGAAAAATTATTTACTATTCTCATGCTCCTCTTCCTGAGCATGATGGCCATCAGCTTCGCCGCGTGCAGCAGCAGCGACGACGAAGAGGACGACGGATCGCAACGTTACAAGAATCAAATCATCGGAACATGGTATTGCGACCGCGTTTCGTATGTGTTCGAGTCGGACGGCACCGGATGGTCTAACAGCGACAGCTGGGACGTTATTGCCCACTTCAAGTACACCATCGAGGGGCAAGGCGTGCAGATGCATCAGTTCACCTACGTTAACACCACCACTGGCAGTCTTTGGTACGGCGAGGACCAATCCGCTTCCTACAATCCTGAGCAGAACACCATGCGCATCGAAGGACGTGTCTTCACGCGTCAGAAGCCGACACACAAACCGCCCACAGAGGAGCCGGTGGACACCGTGGTGACGGAGTAGGGTAGGGCGTCCATCATCACACCCGACACTTCAACGGCAAGGAGCGTGGCTCCTTGCCTTTTTTTGTTTGGCACTCACATCTATAGCCGACACTTCCGTTTTTGTCGGGATTTTCAACTTGCTAAATACTTCTAACTCAAAGGTTTACAAATTTAGCTATTTCTAATTATTCTTTGAAGTTACTAATTTGTCGGTAAAGCTATAAATCTGTCATCAAAGTTGTGTTTTTCCGACCGACCTAATTATTAGGCAGTTACGGCTATATATTTGGATTATACTATATCGACCACTCTATATATCAACAACTTATGGACTTTGCCAAATTGAGGACAGATTAACAGCTAAAAGAAAAAATCAAAAATACTCGATTCTTATTATATAATTATTGGTATAGATAGTATATAGTATATAAGGCTTTGTAACTTATTGATAATCAAATAATAGCAAGGTGAATTGAGGACAGATTAATAGCTTTTTGAGGACAGATTAATAGGTTTCGGGGGACAGATTAATAGCTTTTTGAGGACGGATTAATAGGTATTATCTATGAATTGAGGACAAATTAATAGCTTTGGAAACTCCGACAAATAGGTAACTCCATATTATTGAGGACAATTTTATAGCTTTATCAATTATTTAAGGAGTGCTAAAATTCAAAACTATCTGAAAATAAACACGTAAAGCCTTGTGTAATTGAGGACAAATTTATAACTTTGCCAACAAATGGTAAAAGACATGGCTACAACTGTCCGAGCTACCACACATTAAAAGCTACAAACATGGCAAGAAAATCACGAAAGGCTGAGCAGCTCAAGCAAGAGTTGTTGAGCACAGTGCAGCAGCAGGAGCTGATTACTCAGCCTGTTACCTTCGCTTACATCAAAGGTGAGATGTCAGTGATGCAGGCACGTATTCAGACAATCATCATGGAGAAGCTGCAACTGCGCATCGCAAAGTTCTTAAAGGAGAGGGCGCATGATGGCTTTGCTGGATGCTTATTCTCCGATGAAGATTTCGCCCCGCTCAAGGGGGAAAATGACAAGAGCAGGTATCTCACGTTCAGTGTGAAATACTCAGAGCTCGGCATACCGTCGGCAAATTACCGCTACGTCTCGGACGCTGCGAGAGCCATGCAGGGCTCTTTGGTATATGAAAAAAGCATTGTTGACGACGGAAAGACTTATAAGCGATATATCGTTGCTTTTCCCGTAGTCGATGTCCCGGACGAGAGCCTTGGAGAGCGACGCACTGACATCAAGCTCCACATGACAGAGAGCACTGCAAAATATCTCTTCCGTATTACGCCCTATCACCGATACCTTAAAGACGCGGTGTTTCTATTCAACAGCGGATATACGGGCAGGATATATCTGCTTATCAATGCCAATAAGCAGTTGGGTACATGGAATATTGACTACGACGAGCTGCGCAAGATACTCCTTACCACCTATGACAAAGAAAATGATAAATATGTCTGTGACAAATACCCTGATATTAGGGATTTCAAGCGCCGTGTCCTCGAACCGGCCCGCAAGGAAATCATGGAGGTCGCAAAACGTATTGACTGCACTTTCGACTACGAAATAAAAAAGAAGCGTGGCTCGAATGAGAACATCAAGATAGTTTTCCATATCCACCTCACAGACCTCGGAAAGAACATCAAGCAGGGGCAGCTGGAAAGCCAGGAGGCCGTGACGCTGCGCAATGCGCTGATGAACCTGCATATCACCATCACCGACGCAAACAGGTTGATGAAGCAAGTCTCCGCCGAGCAATATCCAGCTCTAACCAACAAGGCAAGAGAACTGATGAAATACTACCAAGACGTCAGAGAGGGGAGGGCAAAGGGAGTCTCAATCAAGGACTACCGAGCCCATGCCGTTAAGTCCCTTCAAAACATTATCTTAGGAAAAGGCAACTTCTTCAGCGAAGCCGTCGAGATAAATGACAAGCCTATTTCAGAACCCCAAAAATCATTAAACGAATGGTAAGAACAACGAAACCCAATTATACCGCCCTCTGGCAGCAGTGCCTTAACTATATCCGTGACCGTTACCCTAAGGGCGAGAAGTACGACCACTGGTTCAACGTCTGGTACGGCGACGTGAAGTTTGAGAGCTATGATGCCGACAAACGTCAGTTGCGTATCAACGTGCCGTCGAAGTATGTGTACGAGTACCTCGAGACGCACCAACTGGAAACGCTCAATGAGGCTCTGCGGGCCACTTTTAAGGAACAGGTGGTGCTGTCCTACCATATAGCTCCGCAAGAGCCGTCATTCGCTGATATGGCTGCTTACCTGCAACGGCAGTCGGGTGGGGTAGGACAGGGTAAAATCCATATCCATATCGACAACGCAAGAGAACGGTTGGAAGATGGTTTGAAATACTATCTGAAGGATAAACCTGTCACATGGCTACCGGGTTATGAGCATATCGTCCGATGGTTGACCGACAACGACAACCGGGGACTGTTGTGTTTCGGCTATTCGGGGGTGGGAAAAACATTGATATGTCAAAAGATTCTTCCGATACTGATAGGCCGGCCCGTTGTCAGTGTCAGGGCAACAGACCTGCACGACCGTCTCGAAGAGCTGAAGCGTGAGCGCATCGTCGTCATCGACGACCTCGGCAAGGAGCCACGCAAACACTATGGCGACACCGACCAGAGTTTCTACGAGTTGTGCGACAATGCCGAGCATACTGGCAACATCCTTATCATCACCACGAACCTCTCCACCAATACCGTTGACGACCCACACTATCCCGACAGCATAAAGAACCGCTATGGTGAAGAAGTTTTTACCCGGCTGAAGGCCATCACTCACACCGCACGTATTGAAGCCGAGAGCCTGCGCGAGTGATATGGGCGCCGCTTCGCAGCTTGAAATTAAACGTAAAATTATCCGTAAAATTAAACTTAAAATTATTCAACCAACCAAGGCTTGCTGAGAGATAGGGTAGTGGGCGCCCAAAGGAAAGGAATTGATGCGACCAGTATCAATTCCACGTCTCTCTATGTTCCCATGCACACCGTGCGTTTTGCGGTTGTGCGACCGCATAGCTTTGCGGTTATCGTCTCACGCACGAGTTTAGCGCGTGATTCCCAATCCGCGATATTCTCGTTGTCATTGAGACAGACGACGCCAGCCATCGGGTCGTTGATGAGCGCAGGGAGGTCGGCGGTGGGCGTGTCCTCGTCGGCGTACTGCATACGCGGGGAATGGTCGATGTCAAGACCCGCGAAGTGCTGATAGAGCAAGTAGATGTACTGGTTGAACGAATGCTCGGTGCGAACGAGAGGACTCATCCACCGCTCTATCTCCTCGCCATGCCGTTGCCAAACCGCCTCGCAAGCAGAGCGGAGGATGGGCGCATAGGAATGGCCCGTCGTCAGCCAGGTGCGCACATAGTGTCTACCAAAAGGTCTGCCAATCATGTTCTGCTGATTCAGACATTTTCGATGAAAGATATTCGGCACATCGGGAAAGAGTTTTTCTTTGAAGTGGACACACGGACGACCGTCAAGAAAGAAGTCGGACGGCTGTAAAGGTGAGAGCGGGAACATATCGTCGTTGGCATAGACAAACCTTTCCGACAGCCCCGGTATGCGGCCTAAGAACATCTCAATGCAGGGCGAGGAAAAGCAAGGAAGATACTTCTCCGGAATGAAGTCACGATGAAAGACGATATGCACCTTATCGTAGCGTGACATCCACGGCTGCACCTGACTCTCACGGGCGAGAAGGATATGGATGGTACGGAGCCATGGCATATACTTCATGCAACAACGAACCAACAACTCTTCCGTCCCCCATGAACGGAAGCGGACGTTGGCACAAGCGTCATCGCCGTGGTAACGGCGATAATCGCTGAGCCAGTCCGCATCCTGGGGAAACACCATCGGAACTACTAAATCAATATTTTTCTCCATATCTTCCTACATTTTTCTTGCCCGTGTCATAACTATCTATTATTCCACCTTTGCCATAGACATTAAAGACACCCTTGATACCATTGCTGACAGCTTTCTCCATAACCTCGCTGTTACGGTCAAGACTTGCTTGAATGGCCGCAAGCATATCGGTGAATGCAGGTTGTGCTGAGCCAGCAGAGCCTTGTGCGCTCGCGCCATCGGCAAATTCATCGAGGTTACCGTCGGCAAAGTTGCTCATGCCACCGCCACGCTGACGGGTAGCACGCACACGGCCTCCATTGTAAAGCGTTTGGATTGCCTGCCAAATGCCCGTATCGTTCATCTGCAACTTGCGGGTGGTATTGGCGTCGATAATCGCCTCACGGCCACGCTCACCGACAAGGTGGAACTCTGGGCCGTTGGTGAGGTGAGTAGTTGGGTTCGCACCCATATATCGCGCGCGATACGTTTTACCATCAGCGGCATCCACGTTGTATCGCTGCCCAGGGGTAAGCGACGACGGGTTCGTGAACTCATTGACGTTACCCTCGGCATAGGTCAGCATACCCGTGGAGAGACGACCGGCGGAAACGTTAGCACCAGTTGCTTGAGCGATTTGCGATTTACTCTTTGACGCTTGACTTACGGCCAAGGCCATCAAACCGCCCATTAGAGCAGTCACGGCGGCATAAGTTGCTATTGCAGCCGGATATGGCATCTCACCCAACAACTTGCCGAGGATTCCAGGCATCTGCACCGTTTGCTTAGCTTGTTGCTGGAACAAGTCGGTTGTCAGCATTGTTATGGCTGCTTGGCCAGCGGCTTGCACAGCGAACATCTGAAATTTCTGCGAGGTGCTCAAGTTGTTATTACTCATTGCTTGGTAGGCGGTGCCGTAAAGATTGGCGGCTTGTGTCATCTTGGCGAAAGCACTGCGGGTGCCTTCTTCGTTTGCCTTGTTAACGCTTTTAGTGGAAGCAATGATTTTATTGTTATTGGCGATTTGTACCTTGGCAGACCCGTTGGAAGCGGCTATCTGCGCGTCGGCAATTTGTTGGCTCTGTTCGGTGATGTTCTGCACTTGCTCATCTGAGGTGCCCGTCGACCACGACTTGCCGTTCCAGCCATCTTGCGTTTCGTCAGGCCATGGAGACTGCCACTGGTCGGCCGGCTCTTTTGCGCTGTTTGCTTGTGTGTTGTCAAAAGGATTCTCATTCACCGGTAACCCCGCACGTTTACGACGGGCGCGTAGCCATGTGGATGGATTATTCTCATCTTGATAAGGGGTTTCCACGTCGTCAGGAGAAACAGGGTTGATAGGGTAGACTATGTTACCCAACGCGTCCACAGCCATGCCCTCAAGATTTCGTTCAAGGTTCGTGAAATCGTTACTCTCCACGGGGCGCGTAGCATACAGGGCTTCGGTGTTGGCAATCAACGCCGAGGTGTTGTTGTCCACGGCTTGGTTTTGCATGGCCGCGTTCATCCAGTCGGTGATTTGTTCGTTTATCTTACTGTTGACGTCGTCCATCACCTTCTTCCACGCGTCAGCCGTGGCGTTCTTCTGTTCAATCTCAAGCTGTCGCTTTAAGGCGTCCTCGCCATCGAGACTCTCATAATGAGACACGGCTTCTTTCGTGCCCGCATGCTCGGTTATTATATAAGTGCCCCCGGCACTGCCCTCACCCGTTAGGCGCATCTTGGCGAGGCTGTTGTAATAGTCGGCCTCGCCCGTCACACTCGCTTCAAACACACTCTTAGCGGAACTGGACAGCAGCGAGCCCCATTCCCTCAAAGACGTATAAAGGCGGTTCTCGCTTTCCTCCGCCTTTGCAGCGAGGTCGGCGCGCTGCTTGGCGAGGTCGGCTTCCTCTTCAGAGAGAGTGAGGTTCAGGCTCATCTTGGCGTGCTTGGCATCAAGACGGAGCTGTTCGGCTTTATCCATTTCACCCTGTTCCTCTTTCAGTTTAGCTTGCCTTTCAAGGTCGTCTATGCGCTGTTGTCCTGTCTTACGCACGAGGGCGTAATAATGATCTTGCATATTCAGCTGAATCTGCATCTGCTTGATGGCGAGACGGTCAGCGACTCGCCCGGAGGCTGGCCCTGCATTGATAAGCGAGTTGGCACGCGAGACGCTGCTTTGCTCCATGCCCAACGCCGAGGACGCTTTCTCATACAGTTGCTTCATGCTTATGTCACCGACGACAGTAGTGTCGTTCCAAGTAATCTCCACCTGTTTTTTTACCTCCGACGCCTCTCTCTTGATAGCGTCTTGAACAGTATCATAAACCGTGCGAAGCTGGGCGAGCAACGCCTCCTTCATGTCCTCGGCATGTTCGTTGTTAAGGATGGCGTCGGCCCAATCGCCAAAGCCACTCACCCGCATGTTGTTGACAAGCCGCTCCCATGTCATGTTGTAAGCATCCTCACTCTGTTGGAGGAGGAACGTGAGTCGAGGGTTGCGCTGTGTGCCATATTCGGCATTAAGGTTCTGCATCTCGTCACTGCCATAACCCTTGCCGGAGAGCAGAATCTTTTCCTTGCGCTTGTCAAGGTCGGTATAGAGCAATCCCATCTTTTCCACGTTTTGACGCAGATTCTTGACAATGCCGTCAAAAGGCCGTTCCTTGCTGACGATTTCCTCAATGGCGTCGAGCTGCTTTTTCACGGCGGCACGCATCTTCAAGAAATCCTGTTCAACACCCTTGTCGAGGTCGCCATAAATCTTGCGCATAGCAGGAGCACTCTTGTCGCCTACCTGCTTAATCAAGTTCACCGTGGTACCGATATTCGACTTGATGAACGCCACGCTGTCACCTGTGCGGTCGGCAAGAATCTCATAGATGGTGTCGGCTTCCTGCTGCGTCACCTCCTTGCTGTTCTTAGAGTAGAGCTGTTGCAGTTCAGCGCGCTTCTGACGATACACCTGTTCGTTCTGCAACATCCGCCGCCAACCCTCTTCCTCGGTAATCTCGCCACTGTTCTGCGCATCCTCAATCTGCGACTTCTGTTCGGTGTAGTAGGCATCGAGCTCGTCCATATAGTAAGCCATGTCGTCCTTGACGAGCTTACTGATGGACTTCGCCCGCTTGTGTGCCTGCTTCGGGTCCTGCCAGTTGCCAGTGTTGGACAGCGCACGGGAGTGGAGCACCTGCTGGATAGCCAACCGCTGCTTGTCATACCATGCCATCACGCTGTCAGCATCTTTCTTCACTGCTCCTTTCTTGATAGCTGCCATCAATGCCGGATCCTCACTCAGCACGCTCTCCACATCGGTGTCACCCTGGAGAGCCAGCACGAACTCGTTCATCTGCTTGCGACGGGCAACGAGATCCTTGCCGTTCATCTTCGACCAGTTGGTGGATGCGGCATCGGGGTTAGCACCCCATGGGTTATTCTTGTCGGTGCCGCCACCACCACCGCCGCTGATACCACCTCCGCCGCCAGTACCACTGTCGTTGCCATTCCCGTTTCCTTTTTTACCAAGAGAGTTCGCAAGGTCGCTTTCGGCAATTTGGTTTCCGAAGCTGTCTTGCAATGCCTGTAATGCGTCGTTGGCCTCACGGTTTTTGTTTTGCAGACTTCTCAACTTTGATTTCATTCCCAAAATTTCCATCGACGCAGCAGCCCGTGCTTGTACGCTTACGGGGGCAGCGGTTCCTTGCGAAGTTTGTGGTCTCGCTTGCATAGCACCAGCTGCTTCCTTACTCCGGTCTTTAATGGCTTTCTCTTGCTTGGTAATTTCTACCGTTGTATGAGCTACCTCTTTACCCAAAGACTGCATTTCTTCTTTAGCTCCCTCAACAAGAGCCTTTTCCTTGAGTTTATTAATATAGGCTGTTAATAACGCCGTATTTCGCTTATAGGCTTTCCCCTCTCCATTCACGGTAGCAATATAGTTAGGTACGGCTTTCTGTATCTCAAGGATAGCCGCCTTCCTTTCTTTCACCGACCTTGTGTTGTCATTAACGATTTTTCTCAGATTCTCCAATCGGCCACTTTCTTCCGCCGCTTTTACTTCTGCTTGGTCTTGGACTTTATTTAGCTCTTTCTGAGCTCTTGTCATCGAAGTAAGTTGCCTAACATACTTTATCGCAGTCATCGTCAGGAATACGACAGCCATTGCTACAGCTGCGATTACATTCGCCTTTTGCGCTGCGTTCAGCCTACGCCATGCAGTTGTAAATAGATTCGTCTTAGCTGCCGCGGTAGCATTAGCATTTCCGAGCGCAACGGTTGAAGTAGTCTCGAAGGCTTTAGCTGTGGCATCAGCGGTTGACGCAACAGTAGAGGCTTTCGTAGTAAAGATGAGTTTACCCAAATACATGATACCAGAGCCGATAGCTTCAGTCCACTTCGCTTTCAGCATCGCGAGGTAAACAACCGTATATCGTAAGGCTCTGCCAATAGGCCCATCATCGGTAATGAAATTGACCAATACACGTAAAGCGCTGATGATACCGCCAAAGAACCGCTGAGAGGAATCATTAACGAAAAACTCTTGAAGCTGATTCTTTAAACGCTCCCATCTGGCAGCAGTTGTATCGTTCATCTTGTCATACTCCTGCTGAATGGCAATATTATCGGCATAGGCTTCTTTAGCCGTACCGAGGTTTTTACGCAATTCGCCAACATTCTGGGAAAGACCGGCGAATACAATACCTGCACGAGCACCCTGCTGATCGAGTTCCTTCATAATCTCGCCCATGCCGCCCGTACCTAATAGTTTTTCGATACCGTCTGGATTCAAATTCTGGTCGTGGATATGTTGCAGAATCATCAGAATGACATCCATAGCCTTACCACTATCATATAAATCACGGATGGTCTTTGGCGTAACACCAATAGCCCGCGCAATATCAAACGCATGGTTCTTGATAGCCGGTATCATTCTGGAGATTGCCGTGGCCGCCATTTCGGTACCCATACCGAGCTCGTCCACGGTGGCACCGAGGGCGGCTACTTGGTCCACGGTGATGCCACTCTGCGCACCCACGGCACCGACACGTTTCACAAAGTCGGCAACAGGCTGGGCGGCGGCAGCAGTGGTGGCACGCAGACGGTCGATGGTAGACGCGATCTTCTCCATGGCCACGGCGGTAGCCGACGAACCCTCTACGGTACCGTCCTCCATCTGCTTGCGAATCTTATTTACTTCTCCCGTTGCCAAAGCCACTTTCATCATTTCCGTAGCACCTTCCTCACCCAACTCGGGCAGAGCAACGTGCAACATATTGGCAGCCTCGGTGAAGCCACGCACGTCCTCCTCGGTATGCAAACCGAGCTGACCGGCGGCGGCGGCCATATCCATAAGGTCTTGAATAGGGGTACGTGTATCGAGTTTGGCAAGATTATCAGACAACCGTCCTACCTGGTCCGCCGTGAATCCTGTTGTCTTTCGCACCTCACCCATCTTGTCGGAGAGGGTCATCATGTCGCCCATGGCACCACTAATCTTCTGGATGGCCACGGCGGTACCCATATACAGCGTGATATAGGTCTTCAGTCGTGACACAGCCTTCTCAAACGCACTCGTGGTACCCTTGGATTCATTGCCGAGATTCTTCATCTCCAAATCGGCATTGCGCACCTTCTCGGCCAGCTCGTCATACGCCTTCTGACCCTCCTTGGTGGTACGGCTCATGTCGTTCAACGCCTTGCGCCCCTGCTCCACGGCCATCTTCAGCTCGTTGAAGGAACGACCCTTGGGAGCGTCGAGAACAGCCTGCATCTCCTTGGTGACACCTCCAACACGTTTTTCTTCGAGGGCGACACCGTCGAGGGCGCGACGGAGTTGCTCGTATCTATGCGAGCCTTTTTCAGTAGTCGCCAATGTTTCTTCCAGTACCTGCTTGGCTTGTTTGAGTTGTTCGGGTGTACCCTTAAATATGTTGGCAGCACCCTGCAATCCCATACGGAAAGCGTCACGCAACGACATTATCGGCCCAGCCGCACCTTGTGCAGCCTGTCCCGTTTGTGCCAAATACCCATTGATTTCGCGGATGACATCTGCGTTGGTCTGTTGCGGCAGCGAGTCGCGGTATTTCTTCAATGCCTCGGCTTGCGTGCGTATCTCTTCGGCGGACGCATCGCCCGTACCATTACGGAAGAAGCTAAGCGCCTTACCACCGGCATCCTCCATCATCAGTTTTTGTGCGAGATGTACTTTGTCGAGGTTGGCTTTATATTGTGACAGACTTGACGCTGCTGTCTTAGGATCATCAATCAGTCGCTTCCAATAGCTCTCCTGCGCCTTCAACGCCGATGCCGTGAGACTGCTGCTGTTTTGCAGTTGCGACTCCATAAGTTGATTAGCTTTGGCACGCTCGTCAGCCGCTTTCTTCACAGCTTCACGCTCTCTCACGGCTGACCGCTCAGCTTCGAGGCCATACTGCTTCAAGTGCTGCTCGGCATTGACAATCTGCTGAGCCAATTTCTTTGCAGCAGGGTCTGCGGTGTTATAGGTCTGAATGAGTTGTTTGCCGGCTTCGATGGCCTGGCGTATCTCGCTCTCGCTCAACTGGCCGAGGTTGCCACCGAGTTTCTGCACCGCCATCTCATTGGAGAGTTGGCGGCGCTCGGCTTCCTCCTGCTTAACCTTATCGAGGTTGACTTGGTACTGTTTCAGTTCGTTGCTACCCTTGGCGGCACTGTCCACTTGCCCCTGCCAAAACTTCTTCGTCTCGGCCAAAGCAGAATCGGAGAGGGTCGTCAGCTTCTGCATCTGACCCTCAAACTTGACAACGCTGTCCACCTGCGCCCACTCTTGCAGATACTTCTTACCCTGTTCTACAAGACTGTTGTAGTGGTTCCACTCCTTAGAGCCGTGGGCTTGCGCGTCACGCAGTTCCTCCATCGCTTTCACAGCCTGGCGGATTTCAGCGTCACCATAGTTTTCGGGCTTTGCCATCACGCGCATACCCCATGATGCCTTGTGGGTCTGCTCTACCTGCGCAATCTTTTCAAGGTTGGCAGCAGCTTGCTTGTATTCATCCGATGTGCGCTCAGCACTCTCCATCTGCGATTGCCAAAACTTCTTGGTCTCGGCAAGGGTGGAATCTGAGAGAGTCATCAGAGTGGTCATGCGGGAGGTCATCGTAGCCTTCAGCTGTTCCTCTTTCAGTTTGGCTTTGTCGGCCTCGATGCCATATTGCTTCAGATATTCCTCGGCAGTGAAGATGGCTTTCGATAAACTGGTATAAGCATCGCTGTCAGCCTGTAAGGTCTTTTGATATTCACGGGCAGCGTCGATGGCCTTGCGTATCTCGCCCTCGCCCATACCTTTCAGTGCGGACGTACCACCCATGAGTTTGTTGGCCGAGGCGAGATTCTGCGCCTGCACCAACTTACGCTGACGCTCTACGATGGCATCGAGGTTGGTCTTGTAAGTGTTGTAAGCCTTACTGCCACGCTCAGCACCATCCATCTGTGCCTGCCAGAACTTACGGGTTTCCTCCAACGCACCGTCGGACAATTTGGAGAGATGGCTCATGCGGTCGTTCATAGCCTGCATCTGTTCGACAGCCATACGGGAACTGCGCTGACCCTCCAGTCCGAACTCCTTGACGTACTTCTCGGCACGCATGATATTATTCACAAGGTCCTTGTAGGCTTGATCGCCCGGCTTCATAGACTGAGCAAGCTGCTTGGCGGCAGCGATGGAGGCTTGCAGCTCTTTCTCCGACAATAGTCCGAGATTTTTCCGTTCCAACTGCTTGGCGCTCTTTTGCAACTGGAGTGTGTTGAGACGCTGCTGTTCATTGGCAAGTGCTTTCAGATTGCGCTCCGCCTCCTTATAGGCCGTACTGCCACGCTTCGAGCCATCGAGCTGCTCCTGCCAAAAGCGTTGTGTCTCGGTGAACGCTCCACGTGAGAGTTTGGTGATATTGCTCATGCGGTCCTGCATGAGTTTATACTTATCGGCAGCCTGTAGTGCGGCATCGGCTTGCTGACGGGCAGCACGGGCACCCTCCACGCCGACGGTCTTTAGATACGACTCGGCATTGACAATCTGCGCGGCCAACGTCTGCGCCTGCTTGCTCGACGTGCCATAGACTTGTATCAGTTCCTTGGCGCTGGCAATGGCCTGGCGGATGTCGCCCTCGCTCTGACGACCGAGGTTGCCACCGAGTACTTTTTGTACACGACGCTCCTGCTCAGCACGAATCTCTTTCATGGCTTGCTTGTTCTCACGCATGATGCTCGTGCTGACCTTTCCCGCGCGGTTGGTCTGCTCCAACTCCGTGTACATCGTGCGCAACGTTTCGCTCGACACGCGCTTGGTGTCGGTGATATGCTTACGCACAAACTCATAGCTGCCACCCATCTTCTTCAGCTCATACTCAAGAGTGGCCACCTGCTCAACCGTACGCTTATAACCTCTGTCCTTTTCAGACAGGACATTGAGAAGTTCCTTCTGCTGCTGTAACTCCTCGGTAAGTGCCTGGCGAGATACCTTTCCACCCTTGCTGATTGTGTCAAGCACTTTCTGCGTGTCAGTTTGTATGGACGCATAATATTGCTGGGTAGCGTCCATAAGGGCTGTCATTTCCTCTCTGTCTTTCTTGTAACTCGCTGAAGTACGGTCAAGTCTCGATCTCGTCAGTTTGGCAGCATTATAAACTGCCTTCTGAAAAGCTGCGTTCATCGTAGCCAACGAACCATCGTTGAACGCCTTGATGCCTTGATCGAGAACGCGCATACCCTTAGCGAGCTCACCGTAAGCCTTGTTGAACTGACGGGCTTGTTTGGTTGCCGCATCCAAATTATCTCGCAGTTTTTGGATTTGACTCGACGGAAGATTGGCTTCTATTCCATCCTTCAACTTTTTTTGGAGATCCTTGACCTGCTTGTTGCATCTTTCACTCTCTTGACGCATAGACTCTATGGCGGCATTGGCATTTCGCGCGTTTGCCTGAAAGTCAATATGGATAATATCGTATCTCTGTGCCATGATTCGGTGTTTTTATTGTGTTTTATCTATTTGTCTTGCCTTGCTCCAATGCCCATTCAACAGCCTGGTTGTAAGCGGCGGAAGCCGACTTATTGCTTCCCATGGCGTAGAGCATGTAGATAGTTCCTGTAAAGGAGAGCCGTCCGCGGACAAAGGCGGTAAATTTACTTGCCTGACTGCGCATCTCGGTGACAACATGCGGACGGCCTTTGCGAGACCTTGAAGGAACCGGTATAGGTCCCCATTTGGGATGGGGAATATCAGGTACAGGGCCATTGTATTTCTCCTTGCCACCGACAGCGAGCTCCAGGAACTTGGCATAGTAAATATAACGTGCCTCGAAAACCTGCGAGTCGCCATTGCTGGCAGCCCATGTCTTCCATGCAAGAGTCCGACGGAGTCTGCCTGTGCGATTTTTAATCTGACGATCTACGTTGGCTAAGGTGTTAGAACCTGTGATTTCGTCGAAATGGTTGATCCAGTCTACGATGTGTTGGTCACGCCAATCGAACTTCCACGACAATACCTTCTCCCCATATTTGTCGGTAGCCCAAGAGCGTTCCGTTTGTTCGGATAACAAAGGCATAGCTTGATGTTTTTAAGCGTTGTCTTTTCCTTTGCCGGCCTCGTTCATATTTGGCTCCTCTTTGTCGTCCGGCAAAGGAGCGTTCATCAGTCGAAGCGTCACTTCCGCAAGACAGTGCTGCCACCGCTTTTTCATGTCGCCACCCTCGCGTTCCACGACATCGAGCCGTTTATACAGTTCCGTCTCTAACAAGGCGATGGAGCCGTGGCCATAGGCGGGGACGTCTGGGTTCGACAGCTGTTGCTCGCAGTAGCAAAGGAAACGCAGGGCACGCTGACGAGCCGCATGATATGCTTCACGGATATGCTCTGAGAGGTGCTTGTAGTAAGCCACCCCATTCCTATCTCCGCTTTTCTCCAAGTCTTTGTCTTTTTTATGCTTTTTCCACTTCTTGGCTTTCTTCTCTAATAAGATTTCGAGGATTGCCTGAGCTGCGATTTCCGTATCGTCTGGTTCTGGTGTCATAGGCGCGTCATCTATGCCTTGGATGCGCAAAGGCGTTATGGGCGAGGCCTTCTTGCGTTTGAATATGTTTATTTTCATGATTTCACTGTTTATGCGTTCTCACCGGAGATGGTTTCCACCGTGCCGGTCTTACTGTTATCGAGGGTTGTGAGCGTCTGCTGCTTGATATGCCATTCGGCTTTCGCCCAGCCATTATAGTTTGCTACGGCGTTGAGAAAACGGCAATAGCCACGTTGGTGTATAGATAGCATCTGTTGCTTGAGCAATTGCATCTCACGCAGTGCCGTGCCACCATTAGAGGCCGCCACCATTGGCACTCCCACGAGACGAGGATCCACCTGCAGGGCAAGGAAGATAGGGGAGGTGCTTAACTCTAATTCATCCTTACCGGCTTTCACCGTGTCGGAGGACGTGTCTTTTACATCAACCACCTCGATGTTATGGTGCTCCTTGCCATCAGCTCCGAGCCACATGAATTGACGCATCATTTTGCCGTTGTTCTCCCTGTGCCGCAAGAACTCTTCCACGTTGCTGTCGAGGTTGTCAATGAACTCCCGTTGCTTCTCGGCATTGCCTTTATAGCCTTCGTCGGCAAACACTTGGTCAAGGTAGTCAAGGGAGATGTAGATAATCCTGCCCCACGACGTGTTGTTCTCACGCTGCTTATACTTGTCGTAGAGGATGGTGGCCGAGAAGTCGAAAGCCTTGGAGGTAAACACGCTCCACCATGTGCATTGCGGGTAATAAGGCTTTTGACCGCTTGGATAGAATGTAGGGCATACTATCCATGTTGGGCGATCCTTGATGCGTGTCTTGACATTCGACTGCACGAGATAGCGTATCTCGGATAAAAGATGTTGTGGCATGGCACAAGGATACATCTTGAACGAGTTGTCAACAGGCGTGCCGACAACCTCTACTTTCGTGCCAAAGGCACCCTTGGTGCGAAGACTGTCAGAAAAATAGACATTACGGATGTAGCGGTTCCTGTTCATCACTCCCAACCTTGTTGAATGGCACGGCAAGAAACCTATTCGTGTGATACGAGGTTTCTCTGGATAATCCCAACGCCGAGACCGTCCTCGCTGCAACCCCACAGTGGGAAAGTAGATGTTCAGCATCATGTTGTCTGTCATGCACTGCGACAGGTGCAAATCAATGTCATTCTCCTCGACAAATTCCTTCGCCCCTGGAATATGGGTATAGGTGCGCAAGTCCTCGTTTGGCTCATTGGGATTATCACATACTTCGTAGCCGTAGTATGATTTTTCCCAGTCTTGCAGTTCTTGCTTCGCCCTTTGCAAAGCCACACTGTCTTTGTGAGTTGGTTCGTATAGGTTTGACACGATGCTTGACGCGTCAGAGGAACGCTCTTGTTCCTCGAGTTCGTCGATGCGCTGCCGCAGAACATCTCCTGCATCCTTGTATTCTACAAGGTCATTAGGGCCGAGACGGTACATAAGCCTGGCACCTAACCCTCCTGCAAGGTCGGCGAGGTACTGGAGTGGGGCGGCGGTGTAAGGACTTGACATCGCCAAAGGTGGAATTACGGATGGAATATTATCAGCAGTTCCCCATTTGACATAGCCATCGCCCAACGTTTTACCATCTTCACCCGTAGGCTTGACGATAGGTTCGTTATTACTATAAAAGCTCCACGCCACGCTTGCCAATGGCCCATTGCTCCAAGAGCCTGCGCCTAACGCGCACGCCATATCTTGTGCTCCAGACCGGGCGGCATCTGCGACAGCAAGACTGATGTTTCTCACGTCGCCATTCTTCAGCAAATCGACGGCGACATAGCCACGTCCATTGAGATCGCGGTTAATACGCTCAAAGTCCTGTTTAGTTTTAGGGTGCTGTATCATGATGCCGCCCATGCTTGTAGGGTTTAATCTTGCAGATTTCCTACCCAGATTTGCCATCGACTTTCCGGTACCATTCTTTCTACTCATAATTTTTTTGAGATGTAAATTTACCCGAAAGTTATCTTTTTTTTGTGTTGCCGTCAAGGGCATAAAAGTGGTGAAAAACGGCGTGTCCCGACCTCACGGCCAAGCCACGCCCTCTGGTTCAGCCGTCTCCCGACGGCCGTCCCCCTCATAAGTTTAATTAACCTATCACAAAAAGAAAACCAAAAACTAAATCAAATACGTTATCCTGAATAATCTCTTTTACCTTTGTCTACCCAATGCCTATCACGCCTATATCGTTTCTTCCCTCGTTCTTTCCTTTCCTCGTTCTTTCCTTCCCTCGCTCTTTCCTTTCCTTCACTTCGTCCACAGCGTCAGCCACACGTCCGCGAACCCTGCCACCTCGGCCCAATAGAGCCTGTGAAAGTACGTCTTGCCCCTGCTCATGTACCAAACGTTATCCAGTATCTTATATGCCTCCGCCACGGCCACATAAGCCGCATACATGGACGCCACGAGCACCGTAGGCCACCAGTTCACGCTCGTCGCCCAGCCCACGCAGCCAATGGCCGCCACCATCGCGCCGCCCTTGTGTACCGGGTACGTGTCCCTGTCGCAGTAGTTAGGCGCGACACCCACTATCATGAGCCCCACGCAGCCCAGGAACGCCAGCGGTTGCGCGCCGCCTGCCTCCAGCATCACGGGCAGCATGGCGAGCGCGCTGCACATCATCACCATAGAGAACACGAACCCCATATTCTTCCTCCAGTCCTCAAGCTGATAGAACGTGTCGCTCACCATTTCGGGCAGTCCGAATTTCCATGCCATAATCACAAAATACGCGGCCAGCACCGCGAACGCAATAATCGAAATCATCATAATATCTTTTTTGTCTTAAAAATCTATCTATAATAGTCTATAAAGGCCTATCGCCCTTAAAGAGATTCTTCCGTCTTCACTAAAAGATTCTCCACGTGCATCCCACGCCCACCCACACGTCGGGCTTCCTCGTGAAGACCCCATACCCGAAGCCACCCGTCAGCCCCACGTTGAAGCGCCTGTTCTTCACTCTCCCCTCTACGCTCTTCGTTACGACCACCGTCTTCCGATACACCTCAATGCTGTCCAGCCTCGGCTCATATCCGCTCACCCACGCCGTGTAAGTGCTGTCCCCGTATCGCTTCTGCGTCCGTGGGACAACAGCCCATACCGTGTCCTTCCGTGCGAACTTACCTATTTCCTGCGCCTTTGAGTCACCGTCATTGCCCGTATGTCCGTCCATGACCTCAGACAGGCGGCCCGGCTCAAAGACCTCTATCTCTGCCTTGGGAACGGTCGGTTCTGTGGGGAGTGCCACCGGCACCCGTATCACCCCTGTCACCACGCTATCCTTGGCCATCGGCATCGTCTGCCTCACAGTGTCCCTTATCGTCACCGTGTCCACGGTCACCATTCCCTTGCCGTCGCGCGAATGGTAGTTGCAGTGGTTAGCCAGCCCAGCCCCAAGGCAGAAGCCAGCGAACGCCACCGCCGCCATCACCCCGACAATATTGTCTTTCTCTTTCTTGTTCATGTCTATCTTGTCTATAAAAGTTTACTTTCTCTAAACCTCCGATATGCAGCTGTTCGCCTTCTTCAGCCACGCCAAGCGGTCGGCCATGCCGTTCGTGCCGCCGTTGATCCGCTTGGTGAGAGCCGTATAAGCGTCTTTGTCGGCGTAGATGTTCAAGTTGTTCCGCCGCCAGAACCACAGCGCCGACAGTATCGCGTATTTCGGCCGCTCCAGCAGCTCCGGGTGGTTCACGCAGTCAATCTTCAAATCCTTGGCCAGAGCCGTATAGTTCGCTTTCCCCGTGATTTGTATGTACCCACGACCCTTGTACCGTTGACCGTCTCCGTCCTTCTCAGGCGTGTTGCCGAGCATCCTCGCCTTTCGCCCCGTGTCATAGGCAGCTCCTGAGCCTATCTCCTTCGTGTACGTCAACCCCGCGCTCTCGTGCCCAATCTGCGCCAAGAAGTATCTCAATCTCCTCACCGTGTCGAATCCATATTCCGCCATCAACGGGTTCATGGTTCTCACTATCTCGAATATCTGCCTTTCCTTTCCTTTCCCGAAAAGGCTAACTAATTCACTTGCCAGCATCTTTTCTGCCTCCTGTTTTTTTATGTTATCGTTGTTATTGTCATTGCCTATTCAGCCAGTCAGGTCTATTCAGCCCACCAAGCTATCCTTGCCGCCGTGTTCGCCGTCACCCTCGGCGGGACCTGTGTTCCCCTCGCTGGAGCTTGCGTCAAAGTCAATCATCTCCGGGTAGCCTGTGGTGTAGTCATAGTCGCACACCTCCTCCACGGTCGTCAGCTTCTCCACCGCTTGCAGGTGCTTCTCCGTCGCGTTCTGACATTCTGAGGCATACTGCTCAATCTTGGCCAGCATATCCCTGTAGGTCTCTATCGGCATCGTGTATTCCGTGCCGTCCCACATCTTCGTCATCGTCTTCTCCCCGTTGTGCTCGTAAGCGTCCAGCGCGATGGTCACCGCCAGCCTCTCTTGCAGCGTCAGCCACATCCGCTTGCCGCCCAGCTTAAAGCCGTTCACCTCCGCGGAGTTGTTGTAGGCGTTTATCTCGGCCACCTTGCCGGCAATAGCGTCGGAGAGCGTAGGCACGAGATGGGGCGGCTCTGGCGTCTCCTCCGTACCCGGTGAAGAGCCTTCGCCAACATGCTCAGCGGCGTGCTCCTTCACGTATGCCTCATATTCGTCACGGCATACTTCCGTGTAGTTCTCCGCCTTGTCGTAACGTCCGAGGACAACAGTTTCCGAAAAGCTGTCACCGTTCCTCAGCATCATGCCCTCCGAGGCCGAAAGCACCGTCAGGCCGTTTATCTTCTTTGTTTCTTCCATAATGTTGTTTTTTAATCATTCCGTTTATTCAAACTGCACCGTCCAGCCCTTGTCCGTAGCTATCTTCAGGTCGTCGTCCGATATGGAGTCTGAACCCTTGCCGCCAAGGCTCACCGGCTTGTTGTTAACGCCGAGAGTCAGCGTCTTGGCCTCCGTCACCATCTCCAAACCGTTGATGACGACCATGCAGCTGTCACGGGTCATGCGGCTTGACACTGCCCTGAAGTCGTTACGTATGCCCCTCAGCGTACCTGTAAGCTCCCTGGGGTTAGTTCCCCACTCGAAGAGGTCGATACTGTCGCACGGCGAAAAGTCTATAAGTCCTATCCTCAGCGTCTTGAGCCGGTTTAAGCCAGTGAAACATCCACCCCAGTCATTGCATTTCGTGATATTGCAGCTGCTGAGGTCTATTTCCCGAAGGCTCGCGCAGTCTCGGAAGCATAATCTCATATTCGTCACGTTTCCTAACGTCCACTTGCTCGTATCAAGAGTCAGAAGAGAGCTGCATGCGAAGAAGCATTCAAACATATTCGTCACGTTCGCAAGCGTCCATTTGCTCGTGTCGAGAGACTGAAGTTTCTCGCACTTACCGAGGCATCTTGACATATTCGTCACGTTCGCAAGCGTCCACTTGCTCGTGTCAAGAGTCAGAAGATTCGCGCAGCCATTGAAGCAACTTTCCATATTCGTCACGTTTCCTAACGTCCACTTGCTCGTGTCAAGAGACATAAGAAGTCTGCAATCGTAGAAGCATCGAAGCATATTCGTCACGTTCGCAAGCATCATATTTTCGGGGAGCGTGAGCGTCTTGAGGCCCGAAGCATAATATAAGAAATAAGTCATATCAGTAGCTGCCTCGAAGTCCCAGCCGCTGAGGTCAAGACTTCTGATTAATATGTTTCTGCGATAACCTATCACCATGCAATTCCCTTCTCCCGGCATGATGCTCCGCTTCCCTGCGTAATAGACAGCAGCTGCGTTCGGACCAAGCTGTTCCGTGTTCGGCATGCTCTTGACATTTCCATCATTAGCGTCGAGATACACGAACTCGTCCGTGCCCTTGATGGTGTTCTTTATCGCCTCCACAAGCTTGACATCCACCTCGAGGTGGTTGTCCTTGATATACTGCAACAGCTCTTCGAGATGCGCCGCCTTCTCCGTGAATCCCTGCTCCCTTTCGCCCTCAGCCGTCACCCTTTCGCCCTCAGCCGTCACCCTTTCGCCCTCAGCTGTCACCCTTTCGCCCTCTGCTGTCACCCTTGCGTTCTCTGCTGTTACACGGGCGTTCTCGGCTATTACGCGTCCCTGCTCGGCAGCCAATCTTTGCCCCTCGCTGTTCTCGCGCACCTGTTCGGCTTGCACTCTCTCCGCCTCACTGCTTGCGCGTGTCTTCTCGGCTTCCTGCCTTGCCTCTTCCGCCTCAGTTCTCGCGTTTTCAGCCGTCACCCTTTCGCTCTCTGCCGTCGCCCTTGCGTTCTCAGCGTCAGCCCTCGCGTCCTCTGCCGTAACACGGGCGTTTTCAGCCGTCACCCTTGCGTTCTCTGCGTCAGCCCTCGCGCCCTCTGCCGTAACACGGACGTTTTCTGTCTCTACGCGTCCCTGCTCTGCCGTCACCCTTGTGTTTTCTGCGTCAACCCTTGCGCTCTCAGCCGTCACACGGACGGCTTCTGCCTCTACGCGAGCGTTCTCGGCGTCAGCCCTCGCGTTCTCGGCTGACTCGCGCACCTGTTCTGCTTGCACTCTTTCCGCCTCAGTGCTTGCGCGTGTAAGCTCAGCTTGCACCCTTGCCTCTTCGCTCTTCGCCCTTAGTTCTTCACTTTTTACCCTTCCCTCTTCACTCGCCTTTATCGTGTCGCTCAGCTCGCTCATCACCTTATTCTGCGCCTGCGCCTCCTTTACCAGCGCTTCCAGCTCCCTGTCAGGCGGCAGCACCACCACAGCCGTGTCCATCTCCACCGAGTTCTCGCCCTCGTCGGTCTCGCCCAGTTCCGTGTCGGCGTCAGCGTTCCTGTCAACGATAGCCACCTGCTCATACTCGTTGCTACGCCAATCATTCCCGAATATCTTTCCGCGCACCTCCAGCGCGTAAGTGCCCAGTGGTATCCGGTCTCCCTCGACCCTCGCCACAATCACGTTGTCCTCTTTCGCGTCAATTGTGTGAGCCAGCTCCAGCCGCCTGTACGCCGAGCACAACCTCACCACGATGTCGGTACAGCCCGGCAACGGGAACGCCACCTTCTCGCCCTCAACTATCTTCACCACGGGTATCCTCATTGTGAAGTCATTACCTCTCACTATCCTTTTCATGTACTGTTTCCTTATTAAGCCTATTGTTTACCTACATTGATTCCTCACTCTCCCATCTTCACTCGTCACTTTTCCTTCCCTCTTCACTCTCCGCCTTCCTGAACGCCTCGTTCACGGCCTCGCCCATGGCTGGGTCTTTCTGCCTTGCCAACGCCACGGCGAAACCCTTGCCAAAAGCCATCAGATACCCCTTGATGGTGCGCTTCTCTATCCTCACGTTGTGTATGTAGAGGAAGTGGCCACCTATGGAGCTTATCTCGCACAGGCAGGCTATCACGCCGCCGACCCACGCGCCGAAGATGTAGTTTATGCCCACGAGCGGCAGAAAGCCAGCGCCTATCGCTTCAGCCACCATCATCAGCATGAGGTAGTCGATAAACTTGTTCAGGCTACGCCGCCACGCCCGCGAGCGGTGGAACTTATACACCTCCGCCAGCACCTTGTCACCTTGCTTTAACGCCTTGTCGCGCCTTAGCCTGCTCTCCTTGCAGCCGAAGCGGAAGTCGAGCATACATAGCAAGCCTATCGCTATCCAAATCCACTTAGAGTCCGCCAGCATCTGCGTTATCTCCGAGGAGAACAACGTCATGCCGAATGCTCTTACCCCTGTATGCACGCTGTTCCCCGTAAGAAAACTTGTCTGTAATACCGAGCTGCCCATCGTCATACCTTACTTGTTATTGTCGTTATCGTTCTTTTCGTTCTCACGATTCTATATTCTTCACTCTTCGTTCTTCACTCTAAGGGGGAGGGGTCTACATCATCCACAACCCGCAACCAATCACGCCGCCAATGCACATGAAAGCCCAGTCCAGCGCGTCGCTCTCACCCTCATAGGTCTGGTCGGCGACCTCCTTCAAGATGCCCACCACCACTGTCACCATCAAGGCGAAGCCAGCGCACGTCCAGCGTCCCTCGCCAGCCACGCCCTGCATCAGCATGGCCGTGAAGAAGGCTATCACCAAGCCAGCCAATAAGTGCAAGTACCTGTCAGCCCCTGCCTTTGCCAGCCACTCACCAATACTCTTAAACACATTGTAAACCTTTTTCATAATTTCTTTGCCTTTAATCGTTAAACATTCATTTCCGTTCTCCTCTGCCCAATATGCCCATCAAAGCCCAAGGGGTAGCCGCACGGCCATTCTTCACTCATCAAAAGAGCCCCCCTTGCTGGAGCTTGCGTCAAAGTCAATCATCTCCGGGTAGCCTGTGGTGTAGTCATAGTCGCACACCTCCTCCACGGTCGTCAGTTTCTCCACGGCTTGCAAGTGCCTCTCCGTGACGTTCTGACACTCCGAGGCGTACTGCTCAATCCTCGCCAGCATGTCCCTGTAAGTCGCCAGTGGGAACGTGTATTCCACGCCGTCCCAAATCTTCGTCATTTCGGTCTCGCCGTTGTGCTCGTAAGCGTCCAGGGCTATCTTCACCGCCTGTCGCTCCTCCAGCGTGAGCCACATCCGCTTGCCGCCCATCTTGAAGCCGTTTACCTCCGATGAGTTGTTGTAGCCGTTAATCTCGGTTATAGTGTCGTTCTTCGCGCCTTGCAAGTAGCGCGCCTTCATTGCCTCACTGTCCCTTGCCATAATCTGTCCGTTTTTATTAAGTCTATCATTGTCTAAAATATCAATATCTCTTCATAGCTCCCGGCGTACTCAAACTTCGAGGCCAGCAGGTCCGAGTGGGTGTTGCGCTTCATGTACGCCCTCACCGTCCTTGCCACCTTGCCGCCCTCGTAGTAGTAGAACGTCTGGTAATACAGCGTCGGCGTCGGGTCATCCACCATCTGCCGCTTTATGGGCAGCTGGCCGTCGTTAGGCTTAACGTACCAGCCGTTTGGCAAGAGGTTGCCGCCGTTTGGCCAGTTCATGCCCGAATATTCCTTGGTGAACACGCAGCCGTCATAGATGTCGTAATTCTTGCTCGCGTCCGTCGTCGGTATCTGCTTGCGGTAGATGTACCGCATGTCATTCTTCTCCCCGCTCGCCACGTATAGCCATTCGAAGCCCTTCAGCGTCGAGTTATTAATATACACCGAGCCTGTAGCATCCCTTAAATACGCCGTGTCGCTGTGTGCACGTTGTATCGAGCTTATCAAGCTCTGCAACCCGCTCGGCCCGATGTCATACTTCTGCTTGCCGTCCGTGCCGTAAAAGGCGAGATGGGGCACGCCTGCCGCGTCGTAAAACACCGCTATTCCCGGCGTCACGCCGTCTTTTTGGAACCACACCGTCGTGTTGCCTTCTATCACCGTGTGGCCCTGTCCCCTGTCCGTCGTAGCTATCCTCGTGGCCCGCAAGCCGTCATGGTCTATCACCGCCATCTCGTTGCCGTCGTTGTCGCGGAACTTGGTGTTGTCCGCCGTCAGCGTTATCTTCCGGTTCTCTATGTCTATCCCCGTGGCGTACAACGCCCGCTTGTCCACCATGTCCGCGCGCTTCTCCGTCCACTCCGTCATCGTCGCGCCCACCTCAAGTTTCGGCCGGGCAATCTCTATCGCGAACTCCGTCGCCTCCCAGTAGCTCGACGCGCCGGGCTCATATCCCGACCCGGCCTTCTGGCACACGTAGTACGTGCCGCCATACAGCACCACGTCTCCCACGTTGTAGCTCGTGGATGAGTCGTAACTTCCCTGGTCCGTGCCAGGTCTCAGCAAGCGGAACAGTACGTGTAGTGGGACGTTCCCCATCGGCCTCCAATGCACCCAGTAGCGTTTCCATGCCGTCGGCGGCGTGATATGGGTGTGCAAGTCCCCATCGCCTGGATTCCACAAGAAATCTAACTTCTCATGACTGCTTTCCGTCATGACGATTCCCGTGCTTGGATCGTAGAGATAGCATTGCAGCTCGCCGTGCGCGTAGCCGCTCGCCGCCCTCGCGTAAAACGACAGCATGCAGTCCTCGCCGACATTCAGCCCCATGTCCGTCGTGGAGTATCGCAGGAAGTCGTATTCTTTCCAGGTAGGCTGGAGTATCGCTTTCACGCTCGCGCTCTCGTTGTTGTAGCCGCCTTGCTTCACGGTCGTCTCGTCCAGCACCTCCACGTTTCCCGTCTTCGTCAGCGTGCCCGTGCCGTCCAGCAGGTTACCGCCCACGTAGTCATAGTCCTGTTCCGAGAGCGTCCAGCCATTATACTCCTCGCCTTCCTCCAACATAGGCTTGCAGATATAACCGTCAACGAAAAAGTCGTTCTGCACCCCCCTTGCGAAGATATTTATCTCTTCATGCTCATACTTAGCTTTAGATGGAACAGAAACCTTCACGGTAAACAATTCCCACTTATTGGCTTCTGATACAGAAAAAGTCGTGCTATGGCCTGTAGGACCATCATATTTAGCAGGGCGAGAAGTGTCTATCTTGGAACCTTGGTATAGAACTTCCGCAATGAAATAAATATCATTTGGTGTAGGCGTCTTGGCATAGAACGAGAGAACATAGTTCTTCCCCTTCTCCAACTTGATGTTGCCTTGTGGCGAAATACCATTCCAGCTAAAACCAGACAAGTGATAACTGTCCGTTCCTGTCCGTTTAGTGCGGCAATGGATGCAATTAACGCCATCAATGCCACTGTTTATCTCTATCTGTTCTAACGGATAGCCATCATAATACTGCGTCTCCGAACCGCTCATGTACGTAAATCCGTCCCCGTATTTACGGCACGCGCTTCCCACAAGCATATTTCTTCTGCCCACTGACTTCTCGCTCACCTTCAGGCTTATCTCTTTGGCCGTCTGCAATATCTCGCTCTTATACTCTTTCAAGTCCGTTACCGTGCCGTTGTTTGTCAAAATCGAGTATTGCGATTGCAGCTTCTTGTTGTCGGCTTTCAAGCCTCCCGTGTACCTCGCCACGTTCACCGCGAACGGCACCGTCTTTACATACGTAGTCTTCGTCGTCGGGTCCGTGACGCTCACCGTCACGCTTCCGCTCGTGCAGCTCACCTCTACCGTCTGGCCGTCCACGGTCACGCTCTGCTTATCCACGCGGGTTATCGCCACCACGTGAGTGTTAGTATTCACCGTTGCTTCGCAGTTCACGCACGAGCCCTTCTTGTAGGTCACGCCGCTCACCTCCTTGCCGTCCCTCAGGCACATCAGCGAAGCATAGGCGTTATCCAGTCCAGTGGCCAGCCCGTTGTCGTCGGTGTCTATCACTATCGTCTCAGGGTCGCACAATATCTCGAAAGCACCGATGCCGTCGGCACCGTTTATTTTCACGGGCGTAGACCACGGCAATACGCACTTGCCGCCGCTCACCTTGGCCTGGCTCATCCACACCGTGTCCGAGACCGCCACCTCGTTGTCGGAGAGGTCGAGGCGGAAAAGGCCGTAGTCACCGTTGTCATCCCCCGAGATGTCCTTAGCGTAGGTCACGCAGATGAAGTGCCGGCCCGCCTTGGCCACGGTGAACGAGTACGCCTGCTCCACACCGTTGCCCGATGCTTGGGCAAGTCCCTGCCCGCGGAAGGAGGTGCCAGTGGAGGGCGCGGTGTCCAGCGCCCACACCTCCACAAGGTCGTAGTTCTGCTCCGAGTAGGCCTTTATCTCCACGTCCACCGTGGTATTGTCGTATTGCGTGATGAACGACACCTTCATCATTGCGTAGCCATAGTTGTAGCTCAGGCCGCTCGGCGACTTCATCCACGTCCGCCCGTCGTCCTCGGCCTCCGCCCACTCCTTGGCTGTCGCATCCGTTCCCTTGTTGGTGCCGTCATACGTGCCGCTCTCGTAGCCGCCGTACCTCACGTCAGTCACCTTCTCCCCGGCCGTGGCCGCGTCGGGCGAGAGGCTCCATCCGTCGCCTGGGTATTCAGGGTCGGTGCCCGTGGGCGCGTCAGGCTGCGTGTCGGCGTGCTTGTAGGCCATCACCACGCCGTCGCCCTGCTTGCCGTTGGAGTAGTTGGCCGTGGCCACCACCGTGTCGTCCACAAGCAGCTCCACCGTTATCACGCTCGCCGTGCCTATCGACGCGGTGTTGTTAGTGCCGTCAAAGGTATAGTAGTCGAATATTATCCTGCTGTAGCCACTGTTGAGGTGGTCGCTCGCTCTCTTTATCTCCGTGCCGTCAGCGTACACCTTGGCGGCGCCCAACACCTGCACGTTGTCGTAGCTCGATACCGTCATGCCCGTGGTCTTGGTGTACGCCACCTTTATGCCAGCGTGCTTCTTGGCGTCGCTCGATACCTCATAGGTAGACGATAGCTGCACGCCATACGTCACGGCGTCCTCTCCCTTGTCTCCTTTCTCACCCTTACGGATGAAAGCTATGTGGGAACGATAAATCTCCAAGTAGTGCGCCTTGACTATGCGAACATTGACGTTCTGTTGTGCCTCGAAAGCCTTAATGGGAATATTCGCTTTCGCTACGGCAGTGGCAGCACCATTAAAATCACAGTTGGACCATATTTCGGGGTGTTCAAGGCTGTACTGTACGAGAAGGTTCGCTGCTCCAAGTTGAGCATTAGTAAGTTTGAATACTTTGCCCCTTTGGTCGGTGGCACGCACCATGACATCAATCCCATTTGCAGGATTGTAAGTTCCTGACGAAGGATCATAATTGACGACTGACGAGGACATTTCCAACGCATATTGCTCGCCGGTCTCTGCCATGATGTTGATAGACTTCTCCGCCAATTTCTCATAGACATTAGCCGTGACAGTGCCACTCGTGCTGCTGGAAGATGACGTGTTGTCTGCCACATTTGCTTTTAAGCCCCAGGCTATTACGGTCCAAATAGAAGACACCGTGCCATTGAACACATCTCCGGTGCCCCTGGCATGGCTAAGGGTGATAATGCCATTATCCATTTGCCTGCCCGATGACGGATTCTCGCTATCGCTCTTTTCGTCCGGGTAATTATATTTCTTATCGGACAACTCATCTCCCGTGTTTCTTTGAATCGTAAAATGGTGGAAACGCTGCACGTTGGCATTGGCCCAGCCTTCAAGGAGATTAGCTTTTAGAGTGAGCTTCTTGTCCCATTCTACATAGGGTTTATCACCGGCGTCCTTCGCATCAATCGTTGCGGAAAGCTCAATGCGCAAAGGCATCTGGTCGGGGTCAATGTTCCAGTCTGTATTAAATTTGTCTGTGCCGAGTATGCCCGTGTCAAGGGTTACGGTACGGGCATTATTCGTAGGTAGGCTAACATCACCAAGCTTGACATACCAATAGTCTTCGCTGTTCTTGTTAGCCGTACCCGTTGCCAGGCCACCGACCGTGACATAAGCGTACTTGTCGAGCCATTCTGTTCCGCTTGCCACCTTTGGGGCGAACACAAGATAACCATCTTCCTTGTTGCTCTTCGCAAGTCGGGCGTATATAGAGTAGGGCTTCGTATTATCTGCAAGGCGACGGTTTAGTCCCGTTAAAGTCCATTGCTGAAAACTGACATCAGAATATCCCAAGGCAGGCACCCCCGGACTGTAAACCTTTATTTTCGCGCCCCTTACCACATTGACGGCAATGTCGCTCGCCGAGCCATTAGCGTTAGGCGAGACGGAGATAGCAGTCGGTGCTATATAAAAACATGGAGATGTCCTTGCCATTTGTCTTCTTATATTTTTTGGGTGAAGTTACAACAAGATGCCACAAGAATCAAGGGCATATTGCCCTTGAAACTTTAAGTTCAGATGACTAACTTTGTCATGGATAGGCACAAGCAAGTGCCGAAAAACGGAATAACATGGAACATCTATCTCTTGAGATATTTGACCGCAACGGAAAAGGCAGTCAATACGCTTACCTTACCGAGGACGCCAACATCACCATCACCGACACGAGCGAGATCTTCGCGAGTGGAGATGTTTGGAGCTTGCCGTTCTCGCTCAATGTCGTAGCCAACGCAAAGATTTTCGGGACAAGCGGCGACCTTCATGGCGGTCGTCTGCATGAACAGTTGAACGAACGGCGTGCTCGTTTGTGGGTAGACGGGTTACCTCTCTACCTTGGTTATCTAAAGCTTGACAGCGAAGTGGACGTGGATGATGACGGCAATGTCGACGTAATTTTTGAGAGCGGTCAAAAGACCTTCAACGAGCTTATCGAGGGGGGGAAGGCCAACCAAGTGCCAATGCTGAGCGACGTACAGTTCGGCATGGCGTTGTGGAGGAAGCGGTGGACGCGGGTGCAGATGCAACTTGCCGCAAAAGTAAACTACGAGAAAAACAACGCGAACGAAAACGAAGAAATCATAATTACTCATGATAGACATAGTATAGACGCGAGCGATGAAGACGAACAGTTGACAGACTTTATATGCGATGGTGAGGACGATGGTAGTTCCATACAATTATACCCTCGCATGGTGTTCCCGAAAGGTACATTCTACAATATGGACACAGAACAAGAGGAGGACGTTGATTTCCTTAATACGGATACTCCTTATGACGATTCCCATCCTTATTGCAACGTCGCTCTCTGTTACCAGAAATATGGCTATACTGTGACGACGGAAAGCTCCGGAGTGAAATATACCCATGATGATTATTCGAGCGACCCTACCGCCCAGCGAGGCTATGAGGTTATGCCTGCAAATCGCGTTAATTCCGCCCCTAACTTTTTCGTCATTTACTGGCTGAGAGCCTTGATGTCGCACCTTGGTATCCATATAGACGAGAACCAGATGATGGAAATGGAGGATTTGCGCCGGTTGTTTTTCGTGAATACAAATTGTGCTTACGAAGAGACAAAGTATCTCCGGAAAGGAGTTTCGGGCAATTACTACGGCAAGTATCAGTTTGGCGACAATGGACCATTGGTGGCAGAATATTTCGGCGATTTAGTAGAAGAAAAATACGAACGCAAAAGGAAGAGGTGGAACGGGATTAAGAATATCGCCAAAATTGAGAACTGCGGGCTTGTGTGCAGTGAATTCACGGAGGGTACATGGCATGAGAAAATACTATCATCAGATGATAATGGCTACGATGTCTGGGAGGAAGTAGATGCCACGGATGTAGTGAAAAGAGTTCTTGGCGGAATTAAGAGAATAACAATCACTCCTAAATCGATTGCCGGTATGGGTGAAGAAACAAGAGCATATTATGATGGGTATGGTCGTGACTCTGCCCCTGGCCGCGGCGATCGAAAAGACCAGAAAAACCTTTTGCTTCATCGTGCTATCGCGTCAAGCGAGTGTTTCCCTAACGAGGACATTTCCACGGTTATCAAGGCACTTGAAAATGGTTTTGGCATCCGTCTCTTGTTCGACAATAGTTATAAGCGCGTTCGTATCGTATTGCTGAAAAACATCTTCCGCAATAGTAGTGTACAGAATATAACATGCAATATCCTCAATGAGACGAAGAGCGAGAACTGTATTCGTGGGTTCATGATGACCTATGGAGACAGCAATGACACCTCGTTTTACTACAAGGGTTTCGCCGACCTATTGCCGCACAAGAAACAGTTGTGGATAGATAATAGCGACAAGCACGACTACTCACATTGGGATTTGAACGCAAAATATGCGGACTTACTAAACAAGGTGTCAGCTTTCGACAAGACTTGTTATATAGAGCTAACTACAGGCAACGCTTACGGCATTAAGGTAGATAAGGACGCAAAACGCTTTGATGATTTGCATCCGTCGCTCTTTGAGTTTGCTGGGTTCATGGATGCCGAAGACGGAGACTGCACTGGCGAGGACGAGACGATTGAAACTATCAACGTCGGATTCAAGCCTGCAATCATGAACGACACCAACTATGAGAACGAGCGCGGGACTCTAAAAACCAAAGAACAGCATTACGCGCTGTTCGTTGATGAGACCATGCGACCGCGTCGACCAGACCTTAAAGACCTGCCCAACAACAAACAGCCAAAAGTAAAATCATATAACGATTCCGATGCTGTATACAGTACCGACAAGCTCTACGCACTCCATGGAAACAACGGCACAGATGTGAAAATGGTAAGCGGTGGTGTTGTCACCCCGGGGTCGTTTGCCGTGGCCTCCGATATGTCAGTTGAGAAGACGCTCCCAAGTCTGCCAGTATCCGTAACGTTCTATGAACGTGACGGAAATATGGAAGGAGTTGAGCACAAGTGTTACTGCACGCTGACGAATCTTAAAATATCGGGGTATATCAACGAAGGTTATCGGCTGTACTTGCAGGACAACTTCGAGCCTAACGATGATGGGGTGTGCCCGATAGAGTCGCACGACTGGGGGCTGACATTGGGTATAATGAGAGGAAGCGGAAGTGATGCTTACGTAGATTACTATAACGACCCTAACGATGAGGAAGGTAACGACACATGGAGTATCGTACAGGGCAGTAGTGCAACGGCACACCCGGATATATGTAACAACTATGGAGAGCTCTGGGACTATAACGGCACACTACACGTAAGCACTCCAGCTGACGCGAAAGCGGCAATCGAGGCGCGTTGCCCATCTACTGCGGACAATATGCTAACCGAGCGTGTTGTCGTCCAGGTACAAGAACTTAAAAACGCGGGGTGGACAGTCAGCGGAGACATGACACGCACGGCAAAGTATTTTTACTATAAGCTTGTTATCAACTCACGCTCGAAAGGCAATGTCACTGTTTATGCCACGCCTATAGCAGCGCTGACGACACAGCAAGCAATGGGCAAACCTGTCTACACACAAAAAGAGATAAAAGATTACATTCTCGCCTTGTGGAATAAGCACGCAACCGACTTGATAAGTCATGACGAATATAAACTAATATTAGCCGTGTCTCCGTCAGATTGGTCTACGCTTGCTTATCTAAGAGCCATTTACTTTGGCTACCGCAGTGAGAAAGACTTTGATAATGGCGTGGGCCCAACCGATGATCGTTTCTCCTTGAAACTGCGCGCAGAAAAGCTCAACCCCTACTATGTTAAGGGCAGTACCGAAGAAGGCAAGAACAATCAATATCTACCTATCAGCAACGACGCGCTGAAGGGTCGCGGACTGATGGACAAGTTCTACAAGGAATATAGTTATTGGGTTCGTAACGCACGAATCGTGAAATTGACGGCGCGCATGACTTTGGCCCAGTTCCTCGCTATTGATAAGACAGAGAAAGTGCGTATGGGCGATTACTTAGGGTTCATTAAAAAGATGCAGTTCAACGTGAGCAATAAGACGGGCTTCGGAAATGTGACCGTAGAGCTGATGTATATCTAAAGACGACAAATTATGGCAGTAGATATAAAAGGAATGTTTGGGGACAACAAGACCTACTTTGCAGGTTCTCCGGTTGTCATCGACATAACCGGGCTGGAATGGAATAGCAACAGTCCGTTTAACATCGTGCGTGTCAACGTGGTAGACTACAAAGACAACAACAAGGTTTTTGGCGACTTTCATGCCGACACGGGCGGTCAGACGGCTATCTCTTTTGACATTCAGTCGGCGCTGCGAAGCATTTGGGCTGACTACGATTTTGCCTCGGAAGTGAGTACGGCCACACTCACGGCGACAAGCGGCGTAGGGCAATCGGCGACGCGTAAATATAGACTTTACTCCATTCAGCTCTCTACAGAATATCTCGACAGCCATGATAATGAGTTTACGTCAACGGTGAGTAAGACATTCGAGGGCGGAAGTTGCATGATAGGAGCATTGACAGAATGGGAGCGCTACAATATCGAAAACAAGGAAGAGGCCGACGCAAGCCATTTGGAGGGCACCAACCAGCGCAACGGTGACGCATCGACGAAGCCGACGAGCTCACCGGAAAGGGTAGGGAGGTCGAGCCTTACGTCGTGGGTGGATCTTAGCGGAGATGGCACGACGAGTGTATTTTACCCACCAGCGGCACCGCCCAGTGGCGACGACACGGAGAAACACGCACCTCTCGTGTTGCGTGACACAATAGACTATCAAGACTTTCTCTTTGTCAACCGTCGTGGAGCCGTAGAGACAGCGAGCGCGCTAATGAAAGAGGCTCTGAATGTCAGCGCAGAGGTAAAACAATACAACAAGGTGGAGCGGCCTGCGTTCAAGCCGTCACGTTCATTGCTCTCCGTGCCATCTGGAGGAAGACGATCATGGGAGATGTCGAGCGGATATGTCAGCCGAGAATGGGCAGCGTGGTGGGCACAGGAATTTCTTAAAGGACAACGCCACTGGATGCTTCTCGAAGGAATGTTTGTCCCTGTCATAGTGGAACCGGCAAAAAAGAGCGTGAGCATCTACGACCGTTCTAAGCAGCAGTTGTCACATGTTGACTTCACCGTGACACTGGCGTTGGAAGGGTGACACCAACTTAACGCAATATAGTCAGCTGGGTCTCTCGCATCTTTGTTACAACGAGAAAATATAAGCTGAAAGACTTGAAAATAAAATATTTGCAGTATCTTTGTGGATATAAAAACTCTCTTTAGTGAACATTTCTTTTCATTGTTTTTAATGATTTAACTACGCGAAGTTATGTTGTATTAGGTTTTCTCTTTAGGAAGAGAATACTTTTGCATTTTGACAAGGTGTGACGTTGGGATAACGTTTGCCTTGTTCTTACTATTAAAGGTTAGTAAGGAACCAACGATTTTACATTGAATGTTTTTTGTGAGGTTGGAGAACCAGCGCGTGCCGCCCCTGTCGTGATAGACAGAGGCGGCATTCGTCGTTTTTTTGGCACTTTGAAGTGTTAAAGGCCGTTGAGAGAGGCGTGAGTTATCAGAGAATTGTATAACTTTGCGATTATCCATACTAACTAACTGTTGTTTACGCTTATGACAAAGGATGACGAGGACAACCTTCTAAGGTGGTTGCAAGACAAAGACGTCAGCGAGATTATGTCGTTGCTGATGAAACATGGTAACAGATATTCAAGGAGAATTTTGAAGTTCTTTAGGTGGTTCTGCAAGTATGTTCCGATAATTATTATGTGCTTCCACGCATACGGGATGTGGGATTTTAGCCAGCATCCAAGGGAAATGTTTATCCCTTATGCGGAGAATATGCCTTGCTATCTCTACATATATTTCATGGTTTACATTCTGCCAATGGTTTTGATATTAGCGAGCCGATTCTTCTTCTTATGTTGGAAATACCGCATTCCATTCTTTTATTTCTTTGGTATCAATGCGGCTCATATCGTGGAATGGAGTTGGTACACAACAAATGACATGATAGACTCCTGCTTTACCGTTATGATTGTAACGGCAATGTTTTATTTATATGGATTTGTAGATATGTTTATTAACAGAACAAAGTTAGGACGTAAAATCTGTGCGTGAAGGCGATTTCTGAGAGTTTTTCGTAAAAACAAAGGTAATATGGAAAAGATACTAAATTATAAGCTGCTCGGCACGGCTTTGAAGTCGCTAAGTGACGCTTGCTTTAAGGCAGACGAACAGCAGAAGAACGGAGAAAAAGTCACCGCTTGCGGAATGAGCGATGAGGACTTGGATAGATTGTGCGACATCCTTCCCGACATGCTCAACCCGATGATGAGCACAGAGGAAGTCAAGGAGAAGCTTCACGTTTCTGATGCTACACTCAATCGTATGGTGGCGAGAGGCGACCTGCCCAATGGCGAGCACAAGAAGCGAGGACATACGAGATATTGGAAGAAGTGGGATATACTACACTTCATAAAAAGCAAGAGAAAATCATAACGTATAAGCCCTATCGCAGTACGGATAAGCGAGCATGTATGAGTATTATGGATTTTATGTTTCAGACTTTGATTATAGTAGCGATGCTAGTAATCATCAACAGCACTTTCATTGCATACCTATACTATTCTTACGAGTATAAGAAGGTCGATAAGTACTTCTTAGCTTGGGTAACGGTGTCAACTATGATGTTGACAATGTGGTTCGGAGTAGGATTGTACGTGTATCTACAATAACAAGTTCGACAACTGGTGGACGTGTTAACAAAAACGTTTTTTTTTAACATGAGCCATGCAATGTGTTAACTAATTCCCATTTTGTTAACTTGACAGAACCTCCTATCATCTTAAAACACTGATAATCAACGAGAAATAAAAAGTGTGAGCGAGTTGCGGCCTTTATGGTGGTAACTCGCTAATTTTGTGGGCGTAACGTTACTTAATGTTTAACCTCTAAAAGATTATCGTTATGGAGATGACAGACGCAAAAGTCGTGGAGAAGAAAATCTACGAGGAAGGAAAAGAGAAGAAGGAGTACGCGAGCAAGGGTATTGCCGGCACTGGCTTAGGTCTCGGCATAGCCGGCACGGCACTCGGCCTTGGCGCATGGTTGCTCGGAAGTCGCAGTCCATTCGGTTCGCTCGGTGGAGGCAATATGCCCGACAACGTGAACATCAACGCAAACGGCGTTGGCGCAGGCTCAAATCAGCCATCCGCATTGCAAGTGCTGGAGAAAGAGAACGCCGATGAGGTGGCTCTCCTGGAGAAGATGTATGGCCTGAAACTCGACACAGCCAACAAGTTCTATGCCATGCGCGAGACTGACGTGGCAGAGAAGTTCGGTCTGTTCAAAGGCAGCGTGGAAGCTTTGAACGCGGAGAACCGTCGTGCCGAGCGCGCAGAGTTCGGTCTTTACAAGTCGCAAATTGAAGGCGACTTCGGTCTCTATAAGGCAGGCCGAGACCAGTACGACGCAGCCAACGCAAAGATTTCGGCGCTCGAAACAAAGATTGCCGTTTTGGAAGCTACGGCTCCTTACAAGGAGAAGATTATCATGCAAGCCATCGAGATGATGGGTGAGCGTGGCGTGAACTACACTGACAGGAAGACTTGCCGCTGCATCTATGGTGTAGTAGGCTTACCTTCTACTCCCACCACTACCGTTTTGGAGGGTGCAAGCCCTTTCGGTTGCAACTGCGCACGCAACACTACGACTCCTACAACAGGAGCGTAGCGACGCGTAAGGTCGCAAAGACCAAGAAGAAATGAGTTGGTGAGGGGTGTTCGCCCTCGTTGGCGGATGCCCTCTCACCACTCTCGCCTCTCACACAAAAACTTATCACCAACTTATCACCAACTTAAAAGACTTATAATGATGAATTTCGGGAGCAGTCCATTGTTGGACTACAATCAACAAGCGCAGCCATCACAGCAAATAGACGGAGAACTACAAAAGCTGATGGAAGCCATAAACCAAAAACGAGCTTGCATCAACATGCAAGTCAATCAATCAAAGACACCTCTCTGGGACGAGATAGACAAGATAGAAGACAGCCTTACAGGAGCGCAACGACAATACTTGATGCAGAATCAGGAATATGCGGAAAGCTTGCAATACGTGACCAAGCTCATACAGGACGAGGAATTGCGTATCATTCGCCCACGCATAGAGGCTACGCAACAAGGACAAGAGGCGTTGAAACGACACTTATCCTTGATGCAACACTTGAAGAAGGAGGCAACACAGGTAGAGGAACAGAAGAACGCTCTGCGTGACGAGTACTTCGAGCATTATGCCGACAAGATGAATTATGCCGAGTTTATCTCGATGAAGCAAGGCAAGAAAGGAGGAGCCAAGAAATGAAGATAGACGACCTGAAAGATAAGCTGCTCACATCAATAGACCTATGGGCAGACGCGAGAATAGACGACATGGTTAAGGGCAGTCCGATGTTGGCTATTCCGTCGGTTTACATGAAGCGAGCCGCGCACAACATGATAGCAAGGAAAAAGGACGCTTGGGGCAAGCAGCTGGACACTGCCTCCCTGTTCGTAGCAGACGAGAACGGCGAGATAAATGCGGACACCATCTTTGAGGACTTGACGCAGATGTTGAAGTCGATAGAGGACTATCACTTTGATCTTGGCATCCTGCATGGCCACATTGACAATGGTACGATATTTATTGACTTGCCAGATAACATAGTCACAACATTGCTGTTTGGCAGCAAGAAGAGTATTGGGATAGGAGAGAGCGACCTTGCGGAGCTGAAAAACCTTATCGTGAGCTAAGTTGCCGTAACCCTTGGCTTGGCGATAGCGAGGTCTTTACTCACTCTTTTGCGCATCAGGTCGCTCGTCTGCGGCGATACCGATGTGGTCAATGCCTATATGAGAGCTCTGCACGTTCTGAATGTTTACGTTCACACGCTTGGTAAGCTCCTCTTGACGATGCAATAATGTCGTGAACCTTTGCTTGAGGTCAGCAATATCGTGCTCGAGTGCATCCACCCTGTGCTGTAACTCTGCATAGGAAGGTATGGCGCCACGTCTTTTCGTCTTGCCTACGGGCCGGTTAGGGTCATTTAGAAACATGAAAGGAGAAAGGTTGAAAGCGTTGCAAGCCGTGAAGAAGTCGGTTACCTTGAATCGGGTTCGCAAAGCAAAACGCTCATGCGGCTTTTGTAAGCTGACGTTCATCGCCCCGGCCACATCTTTCCACTTAATGCGCCCTTCGCCATCTCCAAAAGTTTGCTCTACGACTTTTTTGTTCCAAGAGATTTCATGCCACTCGTTTTGAGGAATAGTAGCACTTTCTCGGTTAGGTATCACGAAATTGTTGTCTTCCGACACGAAATAATAGGCTGGCAAACGTAAAGCGTTGCAGAGTTTAAGAAGTACTTGGATAGTTACAACACTTTCGTTTGTTATGTAACGGCTCAGTACATTCTGTCGCAGTCCACAACGCCTTGCCATCTCAGTGACAGTGATGTCCAATACGTTGGGTAACTGGCAAAAAAGCGGCATGTTAAAGCTCCATTTGTTCATATTATGTCAAATCTATGGGTATATTTGTACAATTTTTATATGATATTGGATAAATTATATCATAAAAAGTTTGCGTATTCACGAAATTGTTATATCTTTGCCACAAAGATACAACAATTCTGTGAGATGAGCAATCGATTATACAAATCAATCGCGCGGTACTTTTATCGTCTCGGTCTCGCCATCGTCGGTAAGGACTACATATATAGCAATGTGTATGTAGCACTGAACGAAAGCGTGGAGAAAGCTGAGTCTGATTTGAAGCAGTTGAAGGAAATGTACAATGCTGTTCTTGACAAATGGAGTACGGATGCAAGTCTCGTGAAAAGGCTTGCTGAAGAAAGTACGCGATTACACACTGAAGTTAACAGCTATAAGCAACTTGTTGAGACCCTCCGCGGTAGCATCCGTGATAAGCAGTCGTTGATAGATGCCTATGCCAAGATGGAGAGAAAAAAAGAACGATGAATGGATATTGGTCAAGCTATAAGGACGCTTCGACAGAAGCAAAACATGACACAAGGCGATCTGGCTTCACGTATCGGAATGAGCGTGAATGCGGTGAGCTCGTGGGAGGTCGGCAAGAGTAATCCTCCTAAAGAAAGTATCAAGTTGATATGCGATGCCTTTCATGTGCCAGTGTCGTATCTTCTGCTTTCGACTGTTGAGGAAAAAGACTTTCCTGAAAACAAGCGTCTGCTTTATCGTGTTCTTTTAGAGTCGCTGAAAAACGAATTGTTAAGTAAGGCATGAGAAAGGATAGCCTACATATACTTAGGAACATTTCGCTCGTGGAGGTGATGCGTGCCAATGGTCATGAGCCTGTGCGTTTGCCGAAGGGCAACGGGCGGGTGTGGTACCTCTGCCCGTTCCATGATGAGCATGAAGCCTCCTTTGCCGTGGAGCAGCATGCCAAGGATGGAGCGGATGCTCCAGGATGGGGATGCTTCGGATGTGGGCGCAAAGGCTATGGTGCCGTGGCACTGCAAGCCGCGTTGATGGGATTCGACTATACAGCTCTCAACGCACAGCAGATGCGCGAGGTTTGTCAACGCCTCGTGGATGATCATGACATAGAACTTCCCGATGTGAAGTCTACGGAGGAGAGTAAGCGCACTGAAGCTATTGCGCCACAAGATTGTGAGTTTGAACTCGCGCCGTGGACGGTGCAACATCTCAATTCTCTCGGTTTCGCTACCAAGCTTGCTACCGAGCAGCAAGGCGACGAACTCATTGTTAAGTGCAATGCGACCGACGGCAACGAGGAAGTTGAACCTCTTTACCTCTGTTCTCTTGACCGTGAATTTTGGTGGGGCGGGGGAGAGGTCCATACGGCAAAAGAGTGGGGCAATATACTTGAAAAAACATTTAACGTGTTCCCAGTGTCAACGTTTATCACAGACCCCGTAACCGTTACGAATGGAGCAGGGAAGGTGTCGCTGAAGATTTCGTCGAGAACGACTTACCCCATCTTTGTTTTCCCATATAAATGGGGCAAGAAAAAGTATGAGCCGAGAGGCAACAGGGCTCACAAATGGTATTGGAGCCGCAGTCAAGGTGTCGCCACGAAAGTTTATGGAGATAGCACAGCCGTGGCTGCTATGGAATGGGCAGCGCGCTCGAAAGACGAAAGCTCTATGCCTGTGGAGCCGTGGTTTGCTGATTCACTGAAGGACCGCCGTCATCCTGTCGTTGTCACGCTGCGTGACGCGGACAAGAATCCGATTAAGGCGAAAATGAAAGAGCTTGTCCTTTGCTCGGGCCCAAGAGACGCAATGCAAATGTGGGCGGCCACTGACGCTCATGTGCTATGGCTTCATAATGAATTGGCTGGTATCAAGGACGGAGTGTTGGAAGGCTGGCTGAAGGTACTCTTAGTGAGGATGTCTTTTGTGGCCGTGGAAGTCTATGTATGTTACGACCGTGACAATACGGGGGAAGCCTGCTCGTCTGCCATCGCGTTGGAAAACGCAAACGTGCGTTGGCTGCGCCTTCCGAAAGAAATGACTGAAGTGACATTGCCAGGCAAAGACAAGAACGACGTGAGACGGCTGAAGGACGTGACCGATTTCGTCACGCGCTTTAACCAGATTCAAAAGCGTTTTGCCCCCGACACACGAAAAAACAACCCCTCAGAAGCGTTGATGCGGTTGCTTAAAAACTCGCTGACGATGCAGTTCTGGATAGACAAACCGACAACGAAGAAAGACAAAGACGGGACGCGAGAAACGAATGTGCGTTATGTGTTGAGTGTGGCCAACCTCCTGCAGTTCCTTAGCGCCAAGGGAATCCGAAGCACTCAGGACGAGCACGGGCAGCGGGCGTTCTACCAGCTCTCGTTCAACAACACTTACCGCTATCTTGACACGTCGAGGGCGGGCAGTCAGTTGGAGAGCGTATGCCGTACCGCCATGCTCAACTGGATAGACGCGCATATCACTGACGAGGACGCACCCTACAAGGCCAACCTCGTGAACACCATCTTCACGGGCAAGGGCCTCGACCCACGCACGATGAACACCATGCCACCAACCAAAATTAACGAGCACTCATGGGGAGAGGACTTCGACCATTTCTTCTTTGCCAACTGTGCCGTGAGGGTTGACAAGGACAGCATTAGGGCGGTGCCCTACACCCAACTGCCGTATGTGACGAATGAAGAATGTATCCTGCCTGGTGACTACTCCTACATTAAACAACCGTGGCGCATCATCATCCACCCAAAATACGAGATGGAGAAGAAACGCCACGAAGACATAAGCAAGGATTGTAACACTCCAACCATGCGTGCCGCCGAGAACAGGCGATGGACACAATGGGAACAGCTTTGGAAATACAAGCTTGTCATGGACAAGCCACTTGTAGAGATGCCGCTACATTTCCGATTCCTCTACAATCTTGGAAGAATATTCTGGGAGAAGGAAAGCTATGGAGAGAAACTGACGGAGACGGAGAAACAAATGCAGGATATGCATTTCATAAACAAGGTCCATGCTATCGGCTATGCCATAACACGGTATCGCAGTCGTGCCCGTCAGCAGATTGTACACTTCACCGACTATGCTGTCAGTGATGAGCAGAAGGCAAGCGGGCGAAACGGTAAGAGCGCGGTCATAGATATGTTAGCTTCAGTTAGGCCATCCTCGGCAAACGTGGCAGGAAAAAGTATCAACGGCAATAATATCACTTTGAGCATTATGCTGGGCGACGTGATAGCCGGAGTACATAGCCTGGTCTGTATCGACGAACTTCCTGACGGATTCAAGGCCGAGGAACTATACAACGCCCCTGTATCGCTTGTCTGCAAGACGCTCTACAAGCAACCCGTGACCCTCCGGGGCGACGACGTGCCCAAGCTCTTTATCGCAAGCAACAAGCCCTTCGACCGATCCAGCGGTTCGACGAAAGGACGTATTTATCCTTGCTTCACGAGCGACTACTATCATGCCGCCACCGACGACGGACGTTGGTTGGACTTCTCGCCCAAGGATGAGTTCATGGAGCAGTACGGCGTGCAGGAGGTGGCCAACGGCCTCTCAGACGAGTTGCTGAATGAAGAGCGCAACATGTTATTGGCTTGTGCCCAGTTCTTCTTCCAGCACCCTACCGACACCATTCTACCGCCTGCGGAGAGCCGCTCGTTGCGACGCGAACTGTACGCGATGACGAAAGATTCAGGTCTAACAGATTGGTTGCTCTCCTATTTTGAGGACACGCCCGACAATATGCACTTTGGTCAGCCTATACCTCCTGTCGAAATGGCGATTTCGTTGCTTGACTCAGAGAGTGACAACGTAACAGCTATAACGATAGAGAAAGCGAAGAAGCGCATCATGAAATACTTGAAGCCCTGTTTGAACAGGATGGGTGTTGTCATGGATCCTGATGTAGTGCTGAACACAGCCTCATATCGCAGGCATGGCGGTCGTCACATGAGAGCCTGGTTGACGCAGCTCGATGCCGAGGGCAAGCCGATAGAGAAGAAGGTGAAAAACAAATACAGGCAAGAAGTAAGTACTGGTGAACGTGTGCCGCGTGAATTAAGCTCGCACGTCTTCGTTCATTACTTCTATCACAACCGTCCTGGTGGTGTGCCAACAAAGCCTTACGAGACTGGGCATGAAGGCGACATCAACCATGTACAGGGCGCGCTGAAAGACGACCCCGAAGGAAATGAAAAATAAATAATTAAACAATATGGTCAACAAGCAAAATGGAAAAGTACTTATCGTGAAACGCTCCTGCCTAACGGATAGGATTGTGTGGGTATATCACGGCACAAGTGAGGAAGCCGCGCGCAAAGCATATTGGAGAGCATGCAAAAAAGAAATTTTCCGCATTCGGAACTGGATGAATAAAATGATTCGCAGACGCAATCGGTTGCTGAGCATCATCACACATGGCGACAATAGTTCTGCGAGCAGTTCTGCCTTTAAGCTTACGCCCCCCGAAAAGCGAAAGTCAGCTCGCAAAATCATACAGCTCGCCAAGGATGAGCCACAACCCGACCGTGAGTTTTACGACCACATTATAGAGGAAAGCAGACGTCGCAACTGGGCCTCTGACAGATGGAAAGACAATCGCATGAAGATGATAAAGTATGGTCAGACGCATGTCGCAAGTGAATATCAAGCAAAGGGAAAGAAAAATAAATAGTGCAACCCGGCCAAACCCCAATGCGGTTCTTGAATATTACGCCAATTATGATAAATACACGAAAAAGATTTCCTCCTCTGCCGGCATCTTGGTCCTCTCTCACATGGCAGCAGCTGTCTGACATGTGGACTCTGAAACTCCGCTACAGTGAGGCCCCCGATGCCGCGCTATGCAAGGCATTGCTCAATCTCTTAGGACTGACCGTAACAGGACATGGAGAGGAAGATGGCAAGTCAGGAGAGACCACATACCTCTTCCGTGACGGTGGCGGACAAATGTGGACAGCTACTTCTCGAGAGATTGCCTATTATGCAAAAGAAGCGCTGAAGTGGTTTGAGTTCCCATACGGGGACTGTGGGCAGAGCGAGAAGAAAGACGAAAACGGCAACGTTATTCAGAAACGGCGCGACCCGCATATCGGTTTCGTTGGCAATCTTCGTGACGCTCTCTCGCTCCCAGTCGAAACAGTGGCTATCAGAGGCAAGGTTTTCGCCTTACCACAACTCGCCTGCAACAACCTTACATGGCAGCAATATCGCGCACTTCAAGCTATCACCCCCCAGTTGTGGCATGACGGTATCGGCGATGTTGAGATTGTTGACTTACAGGCGCAATTCATGGCCAACATTCTCGTACCTCGATCCGTGGCTCTCTTAGATAAGAGCGGTGATACTGTCCGACTACGCCCACACTTCACCTTCAAATATAATGTTGAACAGGCCGACAAGCTTGTCACGTATTGGGGGAAAAAGTTACAACGTGGAAGTATAAAGATTGTTGTGCTCTTCCACATCTGCCATCAGGCGTGGCAGACGGCTCTCCTGTATTACTCGCGCGCCTATCCCCTACTCTTTGCCGAGACAGGCAAGGGTGACGCGATGAAAGACGCGCTACAAGGCGAGGTCGGGACAATAAACGCAATAATGAAATATGCTGGCTACGCCGAGCAACAACAAGTCTACGATTCTAATCTTCCTTTTGTCTTAGACATCCTAAACACCATGACGAAAGAGGCAAAGGACATTGAAGAAATGAACGCGAAATATAAATAAACTCATTAAATAAAACATTATGCAGAACTTTGGTATAAAGATTGATTTGCAGAAATTGCGAAACGCCTTCCTGAGAGTTTTCAAGGGCAAGACTGCCACAAAGCGGTGTATCGTAATTCCCATAGACGACAACCCTGCCATTTTTCTGGGGGAGAAAGGCTGCTATCTGAACCTCACTGCCATTGAGCTGGAGAACCCACAATATAAAGACACTCACTGTCTCCGTGGAAATATCCCTAACGAGATATTCCAAAAAATGACAGACGAACAGCGTAAAACGTTTCCCATCCTCGGCAACATGCGCCCTATAGCACCAAAAACACAGCAAGTCCAAGGCACTATTGACATGGACACACCAGAAGGTCAACAAGACGACGACCTGCCATTTTAAGCCAGAAACATGAACAAGACTCCAATTTTTCAGCGATTTTGGGAAGCCTACGGCTTAAAGCGCGACCGCTTTGCAGCTGAGCGTGCCTGGAATAGATTATCCGCAACCGATAAACGCAAGGCGATTTCAGCCATTCCAGACTACAATGCTGATTGTGCAAGACGTGGAATCAATCGCATGTATGCACAAGGTTATCTCAGCCATCGCCGCTGGGAGGATGACTTCTCCACAGATGAGAGCGTATTAAAAAAATCCACGTTGGAGGCAGCGAATGCCCCCATGGAATCATGGTAATTAAAACATCAAAAACTATGAAAACAGTAACAAAAACGACAATAAAAAGCGTGGCTGTTGTTCTTGCAGCCATAATCCTTCTCGCGACTGTCATCTCGATGCTCCCAGTGAAAGCTCTGCTTGCCATGATCATCGCAACGCAGTTCGTTACTATTGTTGCCCTTGGCGGCATTGTATCTGAGAATCTTAACTCTCATCATGAACAAAAAAAGCAAAATGCGTAAAGGCAATGTCAAGCAGAATAAGAACGACTTGAAGCCATGGCTCGCCTTGTTAAAAATGCTTAGAGCTTATGTGACGCTCGGTTATCTTCAAATGGACATTGTCAAACATGAGGTGTATGTCACACAGCCCGCTCTTCACGCATTAAGTAAAGGCTGCGACCCAAAGGAGCAAATCAAAAACGGTAGCGTCATTACAACTGCCATACACATTCGAAGCTATGCCGCGTGGCTATCAGGCGAGGGCAAGGCTTATCAGCAAGCAAACTTTGCTGTCCACGTAGTCAAGCCCGACGAGCCACATGACTTGATATATACTCTCGTGTTCACGCAGAAGTTGCGATTTTTCAAAAGGAGAGACACAGTTAACGTAATAATTTACCCAAAGAAATGAGGCAACACCCTGATATAATCAGAACCGAAGCAAGCAATCCGTTTAAAACACTGATTGTGCGGACAAACGTGGATCCTGAGAACCCAAATATAATTGTTCAAGGGCCCTTTTTTCGGGTTTGTGGAGATAGAAAACGCATTCCACTTAACGACTATTATAAGCACGGGTATGAGTCTCTTCGCGAGTTCAGCGAAGCCACCGTCGCGCTCATTAATCGGTGGCGCAACCGCGAGGGAGAATGTATAGAAAAGCGCCTATTCCATGGCTTAGACACTATTGATGACAGTCTAACTATCTTGCGTCTTCGCTTTCACGACACTCCGGGCTGCCGTCCTGACGAAGCGTGGATACCAAGTTTTCTCGCTGTCCCTATTCCTATTCCCGAATATGCTAAATGGCAGACATTGACACCTTACGAACAAACGATGAAAGAGCTCATGGACTTCATAATGCACGGCAAAGATAAAGAATATGACAGGCATCATAGACAAGAAAACAAAATAGTTCAACGATTAAAAAAATAAACAAAAGCTATGAAAACAAAGACAAGTAAGTGGTTTGAAACCAAGATCCAGTTTGACAAGACTCAGAAAGACGGAACACAGAAAAAAGTGACGGAACAGTATGTTGTCGAAGCAATAAGCTTCACCGAAGCAGAGGCAAAGATTATCGCCGAGACAAAAGACTGTGTGTCGGGTGATTACAGCGTCAAGAATATCACCCCTGCCAACTATCACGAGATATTCTTCGCGGAAAACAACAAGGACGACAAGTGGTACAAGGCCAAGCTCCAGTTTATCACCATCGACGAGAAGACGGAGAAAGAGAAGCGCCAGAACGTCTGCTACCTTGTTCAAGGCAGCTCCACTGAGTGCGCGCAAAAGAACATCAAAGAGATCATGAACGGCACGGTGATAGATTACGTGGTTGTAAGCATCGTCGAGACGAACATCATTGATGTCTTTGAGCATGAAGCTGGAAAGAGCAACGAGACTCCGAAAAAGGGAACCGGAACTATAGATGAGTTTGAATAATGGCTAAGCTGACCGGTGAAGAGCGCAAGCGCATATTGGCGAAAATCAAAAAGCTCCTGGCCCTAAAAGAGGGAGCCGAGAAGATTGGCAGTGAGGGCGAAGCCTATGCTGCCGCCAGTGGCGTACATAGACTGCTGACTGAATACAACTTGTCGATGGCGGATGTCATGGGCGAGGACGGAGAGCGCAAAGGACCGAAGATTGAAGAATCGGATGGCATCTCATACGCAAGTCACTTCGGACTATGGAAGCAGAAGCTGATGGGGATCATCTGCCGATACAACTATTGCCAGTCTATCATATCGCCACAAACCAAGCAGGTGGTTATTGTAGGGCAGGAAGACAATATCGCGGTATGCCACCAGCTCTACGACTACCTTGTCAAGGCTTTTGTGCGGTTGGCCAAAGAGAAGTTTCTGAATTACTACGCAATTCACGATATGCCATTGTCGGTGGCACGCATACAAATAGGTGAAAAGGAGGTCCAAGGGTTCTTTCATTCTTACTACATCGGTGTGGACCAAGGACTGATAGAGAACTTCGAGTCGCGCCAGCCTACCTCTGATGAGCGTGCGCTCGTGGTGACACACAAGACGGCCATTGACGACTATCTGAAGAAGTTGAATATCAAACAGAGACGTGGTTCTGTCAACTACGGTAGGCTGGACGGCAATGCCCTCATGGAGGGCTATCGCGACGGAAAGAACATCAATCTCGACCGTCAGATTGGGGGCAGTGAAAATCTAAAGATCGGAAGACAATGAGCAACAAATGTATCTATCAGCCGTCGGGAGCCGCAAGGGAATACGGAGCATGGGCGTGCAATCTCTACAACGGATGCACGCACCAGTGCCAATATTGCTATTGCCGTCGTGGGGCGTGGAAAAACGTCCTCGGCGTGGACAAGCCCGTATTGAAGGCGACGGTTGGGAGCAACGAGGAAGAAGCCTTCCTGACCTTTCGCCGGGAGCTGCTGCAACACCGGGAAGAGATTCTCGAAGCGGGCACAGGGCTCTTCTTCTCCTTCTCTACCGACCCGATGCAACGGGAGGAGATTGCGCTGACGATGCGGTGTGTGCAGGAGTGCATGATAGAGCAGGTGCCCGTGCAGATTCTCACCAAGGCTACATGGTGGACGAGGGCCGGCAACACGATGGAGGGCGACTATCTGCGACAACTCGTGGCATGGAGAAACAAGATTACCATCGGTGTCACGCTCACGGGTCACGACGAGCTGGAGCCGGGTGCGCCATCCAACAAGGAGCGCATCATCCTGCTCAACCATCTGCTGCACTGCAAGATTAAAACCTTTGTGAGCTTGGAGCCCATCGTCGATTTCGAGAGTGCCTTGAAGATAATCCTCGGCACGCTGAACGTCACGGCGGAGTACCGCATCGGCCTGATGTCGCCATACAAGAAAGATCGCTACGACCACAGGCAGTTCGAGCGGTTCGCCAAGAAAGTTACTGAATTGTCGCGCAAGTATGGATTCACCGTCAAGTGGAAAAAGAGCGCCCTGCGGTTCTATGAGGAGGGGCTGCCACTCTTGAAACTGATTCAAGATGCACACAGACAGCATCATGGAGGTGTATAACATCAACAAGAACTATTCAAGAATAACGAGCTATGAATGAGTATCAGCCTAAGTGCGACTCTTGCGTCGATGCCTACAGTAGTGAGTGCCACTGCCAAAAGAGTGTGTATTACGGGATGGCTTTAGAGCAAATCCATTGGGACGGGTGCCCCTGTTTCCTATCGCAACGTAAATGGAGTGTGCATGACAAGCCCAAGAGGAAGCGCAGAAAGAAATACCCGAGCATGGAGGAATTTGAGTTCGGGGTGTAACTTAAAACTATTCGACTATGGGAAAGAATAACGAAAAGCAATTCACCATCACCCTCAGCGAGCGTCAGCTCAAGCTCCTTGCCTACGCTTGCAGGGTGACAGACCGCTTGATTATTGGCCAGCTCGACTTCTCGCTTCAAGAGTGCTGCGAGGCGGCATTTGAGAAGCTTCATAAGAACGACAAAGCCGGAAAGATAGGCAGCGACGAGTGGAATCTCATGCGGTTCCTGGTTACACAGGCGATACAAACGCTTCGCAAACTGTGCTGGGGCGTGGAATATGGAGAGAATCACGGAATCTATTACGACAAGACCGCTGACGTCCTTTTCGACATGCAAAAGGTCATGGAGCACGCTCTATGGCTGGAGGAAGACCCGGAAAAGCGGTCAAACTGGACCAACGACGCTTTTGAGCACACAAGCCCCATCGGGAACGAAAGGAACATTAAGGTAAAGAAATCACAGAGAACCTGTTAATAAACCACTAAGCCCTATCGCAGCACGGTTAAGCGATTTGTTTTATGTTATACGATGTTATTACGAATCATGGCTATGTTATAGCCCATAATGTGATGTTAGGCAAAGCAAAACAATTTTTGCGCGCATATTATAAGGGGTACAGCAGTAACCCAGCTTTTGCGGGTCATTTAGTCGGCTGGATGGCCTATGGTTCTATGTGTGGTGGTGAGCCGTATGTGGTTGCCCATATTGAGCTGTCAAAAAATGTTTAATCTATTAGCCCTATCGAAGCACGGTTAATCGGATAAAAATGAATGAAAAGACTATTCGCGAAGCATTTGACCTCGTAGAGAAGTTATCAGAGATTGAGCAGGCGTTGGTAGGTCGCCAATATGATGTTGAGTACAATGAGTGGATGAAGAAAGCAGGCTTGGAAGACCTGATGATTAAAATCGATTAGCGTTATGAATTTGGCTAAAAGCGTTATGAATTTGGCTAAAAGCGTTATGATTTAGTATTAAAGCGTTATTAATATGACCATTTATGAACAGATGTTAGGCTATATCCGCCGCGAGCCTTTCGTGGTTTGCCGTATAAAGCGTGTTAAGATTTAGAAAATAATTACGCTTGGAGTGATGATTTTGTATATAATATTTTTGGATAAAAAAGTATGGACACAGAAAAATTAAACGCGCTGAAAGAACAGGCGTACAAGACGGCCGTTGAGCACGGCTTTCATGAGGACGTCAAACCCGACGTTTTCTATCTCGGACTCGTTATGAGCGAGGCAGGAGAGGCCATTAACGCAGACCGAAAAGGACTGCACGCCGACACCAAGGCTTTCGAGGAGGACGAGGCGAATGGACTTCCATTTGCTGATAACTCCAAAAAGCATATTAAAGACAGTGTTGAAGATGAAATCGCGGATATAGTTATCCGCCTACTGGACCTTGCAGGGTTGAAAGGGTATGAATTGAGCTTTATCTCATATTATCAGCAAAATAATCATGTTTTTTTACGGGAATTAAAAGAGTGCGGGTTGTCTGGTGTTCTTTTTCAGCTTATGGGGAGTCTTAGTGATGCTTTGGATGAAAATTGTACTGGTCAGGGTATCATTGCTCTCCTCAGTGTCTTTTCCGACTGCTTCGGGATGTTCACAGGCTGCGAAAAAGATTTGTGGTGGTTCGTGGAGAAGAAGATGCGATTCAACAAGCAAAGACCGATGTTGAACGGTAAGAAATACTAAAGTAAAGAAAATATGGAACTTATAGAACCAGAGGTAGAGCTTCTGAGTGAGTTAGACATCACTCCAGAATCACACATAGCAAGATGCGCACGCGTCTGTTACGGTCGTGAATACAAAGAGCCTAATCAGGCAGCTGATAAGAAGCTGGTGGAAGGCCTTATCAATAGAGGACACCTGTCAATGCTTAGACATGCAAGTATGTATCTTAGTCACACAGAGGATATTTTCCGAATTGCAACGCACATTGCAAACTCCTGTTACTGGAACTATGACGTGCTCGGATATGCGTCTACAAATCTTCAAGAGTTTACGCAAAGTGGAGTTGACAAAGAACAAGTAGTTACACTTATTGGCAATAAGCAATTCTTAGAGGACTGTGCAAAGCATCCAAGACTCTTTGAGCTTTACAGACTTACTTTCTGTATCACGACTCAGATAAGCACATCAAGAGAGCTGAACAGAGTGTCCCCTAACAATATCGCAGAGCGTAGCACGCGCTTTTGCTCTGCGAAGGGAGGCTTGGCGATATGCAGGCCTTGGTGGATAAAAAGCCCAATAGAAGATGCTGTCAGTGTCCTATCGTATTATAATCTGGCATGTGAAGCAGAGAAGACCTACATGACCCTTCTTCTCAGAGGCATGAAACCAGAGAACGCAAGAGGTGTTCTTCCCTTAGACACTGCCACCAAGGTTATCTACACCTACTCCGTCCAAGAGTGGCAGCACATCTTGGACCTCAGGCTCTACGACAAGACCGGCAAAGCCCATCCCAACTGTCACGTGGTCATGCAGATGGTTAAAGACCAGATTAACAGCTTTGCCAATGAACATAACATAGATTATCAAGTGTAATTAGTTATATGAATAAGAATTTGAATCTTGCAGAGATACTAAAAGATGCTCCGAAGGGAACAAAACTGTGGTCTCCTTTCTGTGGAGAGTGTGAGCTGGTAGCAGTAGAAGGAAATTATACTTACCCAATTTTGTGCAAAGCAAGTGATGGAAAAGAAATATATTTTACTAAACTTGGTGAATACTACGATGCTCTCTTCAAAAATGGAGAGTGTGATTTGTTCCCTTCCAAGGAGAACAGAGACTGGTCTACATTCAATGTCTCTGAGGGACATAAGCACTTTGTTCCCTTCCAAAGAGTACTGTGCGCATGCGACCATGACTATGGCTATAAAATATGGGTTGCCGACGTCTATAGCCATTATGATGAATCTACCGGCAAACATTATCTTGTTAGTGGATATGTAGGTAATGATAATGAGGTCATTCCCTACGAGGGTAATGAAGATAAGCTTGGTAAAAGCGTAAAGTAACAACTTCCAACAATACGCAAAACAACATGACAAAGAAACAGCAAAGCATCAACACAAGACCCACCTCTCGCATCCGGCTGACAGTCTCTCAAAACACCGAGGACGAATACGACAAGTGGCTGCAAGCCGTCGTGCAAGCTTCCTCTCTTGTCAAGCTCATCGACGGCTGCGCCAACAACGCGGCGTGGGCGGCGTGCCTCGACGCTTACGATTACCTAATGCCCTTGCCTCGCTTCCGTCAGCAGGTAAAAGGAGGTGATACCGCTGGCTATGGCTACAAACGAGCGTTCAAGGCATTCAAAAACTACCAGCGCAACCTTATCTACACCTCCTCAAACCGCTTCTTCCACGTCGCCGACATGACCGAGGAGACACGTAGCTTTTACGCTAAGGACATGACTGATGAACAGTACTACGACTTCTGGGCATCCTTCGGCTTCAAGGCGTATCAAGACAACAAGTCATTCCTCACCTGTCTTATCAACAAGCTCCGCATCGTCTACGAGAAGAACGGCATCCGAAACGCCGAGGCCGCGGCGTGGAGCATGGGAGCCTACATGTCACTCAACGTGGCCACCGAGTGCCACGCCGACGCTACTAAGGCCGTGGCGAGGCAATGGGGAGGCCGGCTATCCGAATGGCAAAGCCTCTTCCGCGCCTTCGACCTCACAGCAGTGGAAAAACTGTGGGGCAGCGCGCACAAGGACTTCTTCCCAGAGCTCGCGCGTGTGGAGTTCACCGACGATGAGTTCGAGAACATCAAAATGTCATTCAACCAATGGGCCGAACGCCTCGTCCGTGGCAAGACGCTCATCAACAGCCGTGTCGCCACCGTCAACGACTTCGCCGACGACATCTTCCGCACCAAGGGTTGCGCCAAGAAAGCCATCCGCGAGCTCACCGACTCCGAGCTTAACGAGATGTAACCACACCGCCCAATGTGCCCCCAACGCCCATTGAGCCTAAAAAAATTTACAATCAACATAATCAACTCACAAAACAACAACAATCATGTATCAAGACATTCTCAACAAGAAGTGCATCGTGCGAAGCTATGATGCTGGTGTGTATTTCGGGACCGTCACAGAGGTCAATAACGACATCGTGCGCGTGGAGAACGTGCGCAACATCTGGATGTGGAAGGGCGCATCTTGCCTCTCTCAAATCGCCAACGATGGCATCAAAGACGGCCATGTCAGCCCCGTGGTGGCTTCCATGGTGCTTAACCGCTGTTGTCAGATAATTCCTTGCACGGACAAGGCTATTGACAATCTTGAAAAAATCGAGGTATGGAAGTATTAACGATAAAACAAGTTAAGTCTTTTCTGTCAGTGGATGGCTACAACGAAGACTACGATGACAGTCAAGACTTTGACTATAAAATTTCCGATGGCTATGGCAATGGCCATGGCCGCGGCTGTGGCAATGGCTATGGCGATGGCTGTGGCAATAGCCATGGCGTTAGCTGTGGCAATGGCAATGGCTATGGCTATGGCGATTGCTGTGGCGGCGTGAAAGAAATCAATGGGCACGCGGTGTATGTGATTGACAACACGAGAACCATTATAACCTCTACCCATGGCAATGTAGCGCAAGGCTTCATCCTTGAACATAACACGAAGTTGGTGCCGTGCTATATTGCCAAGGATAATAATCACTTCGCTCACGGGAAAACATTGCGTGAAGCTTTCTCGTCCCTTCAAGAGAAGCTCTACGACGACAGCACCGAGGAAGAAAGAATACAAGCGTTCAAACGAAAGTTCCCCTCTTACGACACGAAGTACAGCAATCAAGACCTGTTCGTTTACCATCATGTGCTCACGGGCAGTTGCCGCATGGGCAGGGAGTCGTTCGCGAATAGCAGGGGCATCTCGCTTAGCGACGAGACCACCGTCCGAGAGTTCGTCCAGCTCACCAAGGACGCTTACGGTGGCGATATAATCAAGAAGCTGCCCAAGGCTTATAGCATCTCGCCAATGAGCAACGGAATCTTCCAAGTGGATTTTGACATAGTTTCTCAACGATGACAACGATATTGTCTTTGATATAGACAAAATCACGTCTCTCATAAAGTGGAAGGAATATGTGAAGGAGTGCAGAATCATAAAGTGGCTATATGTCGATGACTTCTTGCCACGATAAGGAGATAAGAAGTTTAACGCCTTCGGGCATAAATGTAAACAATATGGCTTGGTTAGCAGTTGATAAAGATGGTACTGAAAAGATTTTCAGCGTAAAGCCTTTCAGAGGCAATACGCAGGAAGATGAAAGCCACGTGTGGGGTACATACGTAGGTGAAAATTACTGGAGGTGGTATCCTCAACACGATGGTCGCAATGAAGATACAGGCTATGCTTATTACAAGGGACATTTCATAGAATTGCCTGTAGGAACTATTAGCACGCTTATCGGGAGAAAGCTGTCTTGGACGGATGAACCTGTAGAACTTAAAGAAAAAGATAGCTATGAGCAAAAAAACAACAAGGTACAATATCAAAAGTGGTTTTGGAGCGACCACATACTCATAACTGATAGCATCAACAACGCATCCGTGCAGGTAGCCGTGTTCAACCAGCAGGAGCTAAAAGACGAATATCACGCGGACGCCCTTATTTACGCCCTTTACGTTGACGAATCCTGCCGCAAGCGCGGCATCGGCAAGGGACTTCTCGAACAGGCCGAACGGCTCGCACATGACCATCACTGCCGCGTGGTGGCTCTCGAATGGGAAGAACAGGCAACCCCACGATGGACGCTCGAATGGTATCTTAGACAAGGCTATAAAGACACACGGTTAGGGACTGATTGCACCCTGCTTGTTAAAGACCTGCGGAAAGGAGGCAACGATGGATAGTAACGCGTGTGATAATACCTTAGTTTTCGGTAGTTGCTACATAAGAAGCAGCATCGAAGTTCCATCGCTGACCGCAGGGAGAGCGAAATGGAAAGCTTTTTATAAGAAGTTCCCTTGGCTCAAAGGCCAGCCTTTTTACCTCAGACGCTCATGTTACTCTGCGGATGGCGAGAGACATTTAAGAGCAATCAAGATTAAACTCAAAAAGATATAGTTATTTATGGCAAAACCTTACAGAATCAAACACAAGGCAAGTGGATATTGCAACGATGGACAAGATTAGCGAATTGTCATACCTCCACCTTATAGCACAGCTCGAAGAAGAAAACAGGCTCTTGCGAGACGAGGCAAAACACCTACGCCTCGCGATAAAGGATTACTTAAACAAAAAAAACACATGAAAATCAGACTGGCAAAGAAGATAATGAACACGAGGACAGACCGCCTTGCCCCCTATTGGTATGACAGGTTGGTTGATACCTTGGTAACTCAAACAAGGATAGACCATCGAATCAAAAAGGCGGCAAGGCTAATAAGCAAGTACAATTACAATAAATTCAATAAGCAGTAAACTACCTACAGGCTAAAGACCTATGGGTTTTACGGCGCTCAATATAAATGATAATATGAGAGCAGTTAAATTTCGTGGCAAAGACATCTTTACTGATGCTTGGCGATATGGTGACCTGGTTCACAACCAGAAAGTAACAGCAACTGGCTTAGAGCCTTGTACAATGGTTGGTGGATATGAGGTTGACCCAGAGACTGTTGGCATCAACACTGGACTGATAGACAAAAACGGCAAGATGATATATGACGGCGATTTACTCGCCCATAATGGCAAAGTTATCGGTCATGTTGCTGATGTGCGTGGTTACCGCTTTGATGTGGTGTATGCCAACCCTGTAAGCGAACGCACATGGTCGTTATATGGAGCTGTTGTTAACGATTACAGTGGCGATGTAGAGATTGTAGGCTCCATCCACGATAAGGAGTGGAAAGAAAGACTGACAAAGAAAATAATGAAACACCAAATTTACCACATCGACACCCCTGCCACTACCACTTACTTCCAAGTCGCCGACGGCAAGGTCTCGTGCGAGGGCAAGCCTACCAACGTCTCGCCCGACAAGCTCTTCCTCTTCTTAGCTATCGCCCGTGAACTCGGGCTGAAAGGAGGTGCGCTATGAGCGGCGGCTACTTCGATTACGCGCAGTCCCGAATCGACGACATCGCCGACCGCATCGAGGATTACCTCTACGGCCACGAGCTCGATGAGGGTGATGTGCAAGACCTCATTCACGACAGTTTCGGAGACGACGATGAGCCAACCGAGTATGCCATCAACCACCACCACACCATGCCCAACTGCTTCGGTTATCGCTTCCTCACGCTCCAGGAACTCAAACGTGCCGTCCGCTACCTGCGCAAGGCGGCCATCTACGCCCAGCGCGCCGACTATCTGCTGAGTGGCGACGATAGCGAGGAGGCGTTTCAGAAACGTCTTAGACATGACCTCACCGACCTCGCCAAAGGCCGGGAAGTGGATTTTTAATCAACACCCCAACCGTCCGAATAGTCTATAATCAACCATCGAAACACACAACAACAATGACACAATTTGAAGTAGAATTGAAGCAAAGCCAGCTTTTCCGCGCATACTGCGCACAGGCCGAACTATTGAGACAAGAACTTATGAATAACGGCATCGAGCTTCAGGCGGCACGACAGACCGCCAATCACACCCACGAAGAACTGCTCGACCTCTTACACCATCGTGTCGAGATGGAGCGCAAGCTCCACGAGTTGAGGACCGAGCACATGGCGCGCCATGCACAACCACGACAAAAAAAATGAACAAGGACAAGAAATACCGCAAGGGATTTATCAATCTTGAGTCGTGGATAATGGGTTGTCGCCACGAGATGCTTGCCGACAAGCCTACATATCCCGACCATTACAAAGAAGAACATCAAGAACAATCAAAACACAATATCACTATGAAATTTACAAAAGTAATCGAAGGCTTACAGCAAGGCCATAACTACACACGTTCGTTGTGGAACGGCAAGAAGTTTATTACGCTCCAGATACCGGCAGACATTTCTCGCGACATTATACCGAAGATGACGAGTCTGAACGATGAAGCGAAAGAGTTGCTTCTTGACCACGGCGACGGAATGATACATTATCGCAATCAAGTGTTGCAAGTGTCGCTCGACAATGACGACCGTCAGAATATCGCCACTTACTACATCCCTACTTGGGAGGATATATTTGCCGATGACTGGTTTTGGTCAGATACTAAAGAATAAAAACATTTTATCCGCAAAACAATAGAAACAATGAAAACAAAAAACATCATTATGGCATCCATACTGCTTGTGGTAGCCATCGTTATCGGCTCATTGGTAGCCACCTACTTCAGTTACAACAACCGCGAGATTGCGCTGCGCCAACAGGCAGAGGCACAGCGCGGAAAGATTGAGGGCGTTCACGACAAGATGTGGAAAATCATTCAGCAGAAGGCGCAGGTTACGGACGAGTATAAGCAGACCTTCGAGAAGATTTATCCGCAGCTCATTGCCGGACGCTATCAGAACGACCAGGGCACGATGATGAAGTGGATTAAGGAGAGCAACCCCAACTTTGATGTATCGCTCTACCGCGACCTTATGCAAGCCATCGAGATACAGCGCACCGAGTTTCAGACCTCGCAGGAACGTATGCTCGACATCATCCGTGAACACGAAACACTCACTCGCACCTACCCTGCCCGATGGTTTGTGTCTAACACCATGCCTATCGAGTATAAGGTTATCTCTTCGTCGCGATCCAAGGAAGTGATGACGGAAGGCGAAGATAAAAGACCATCGCTATATGGATTGCCACATTTGGTATGGATTCGAGGAATTGTTCAAGGAGAATATGGAGAGGAAGAAGAATGGAGTGTAAACTGACCCACGTCGCACCCTCCTTCCGTCTAAATGGGGGGGGGTAGCGGACAAATGGTGAATGTTACTGACGGATGTTGTGCGGCAACCATAACCACACGCTACGAGGCTATCGGACCTATCAACATCCTCACGCTCGCCCATTTCCCAAGGACAGGAGTAATCGTAGAATATGTTTAACAAGAATGCTCGCCCCATTATCCTTGGCTCCTACAGTCCCTCGCAGAACGGCATCATCGTGTCGCCACACGGCATAGCCCTGTGTATTGCCGGGGGAGGTAAGGGTCACGACGTGGATAAACCGAAAATATTGATAGAGTATGATTAAACAAATCCCTTTCGTACAACGCACATCACAGCTCTGCCCACGTCGGGGGTACTCCACCGCACTGTCCGCACGCTACGACGGATGGGCAGGACTCTACGACGAGCACGGACAGCACACCATTGTATTGATAGAATATGACTGATAAGTATTACATCGGCTGGGTACGCAGTGGCAAGGACGGCAAGGGCCTCGTAAAGTACCGACCGCGCAAGCGGATAGCCAATGCCGTGACCTCAATGTTCGGGTGGGGTGTTACAGACCCTCGTGACGGACTGGGAAACACCACGCCGCATATAGTATATGAATTTGAATAACCCATAAAACAAAAAAAACAATGGAAAAAGACAAAAACGTAGAGATAGGCCGTGCTCTCGCCAAATTCGATACGGCCTGTCGCGATTTGGTCAACCTTGTCAACGACCAGCTCTTCGAGACCTCCCGCTCACCCTACTGGGTAGCCGACGAGGTAGGAGGCATCTGCGACTTCGGCGATACCGACTTCCTCACGCCCGAAGAAATGGTGCTCATTCTCAAACACGGCGTCAGCTACGACGACTATGTAGAGTGGCGCGAAGCCAACATCAAGCATGGCGACACCAAAGGCCGCATCAAACTCAAGTCATGGCTCCGCGGATGCCGACACGACCAGTCGCCCGGCTTGCTGGCAATGCCCACTACGCCCACAATGCCCATTAGGCCTAACATAAACTCAACAAAGAAATTAAAAAAAGAATAGAAACTATGGAACAGAAACAAAAGGTTTGGATTCGCGGCGTGAAAGGCCGTGGTGACGAGGTAATCAAGATGCTCATGGACTTGGGAGCAAAGAACTGTGACGATTTGGCTGGAAACGACCCGAACAGAGTATATTCCATCACCACCGACGGGGCGATTGCTTGTACACGCGACGGTGTAACCATTGAAACGCTGAAGACTTATTGCCGTGAGATAAAGCTGCCGGAGAAGTGGGTGACCGGCTATGTGCTGGATACAAGACAGCCCGACTATGACACTCTCTATTTCTATATCACAAGCGGTGGCGATGTGCAAGCCGCTTTAGTCAAGGGTATCCTCGACTACCAGCGTTTCCTCATCGGCAACTTCTTCCATACCCACGTGGAAGCTTTTGATATGGCGGAGAAGTACAAGCAACTGCTGGAAGGGGATGCCGATGAACATCAGAGCAAACAAATTATAAGACATGTAAACATCACGACCATTAACGAGAATGGTGTGTACCTTGTCGAGAAAGGCTTTGTGCCAGTTCGACTAAAGGATTTCACAGATGCACAATCGGCAAAGCGCTGTAATGTCATGGTAAGCTACCATGGCCACAAGTGGATTGTTGCAAAAGAAGACTTGAAGGGTGGTAAATTACCTCTGTTTTCAGACGGTTCGCATCCAAAAGGTAACCCCTCATTCTACAAATGCGAAATAGAGGCTCTTAACGATTTCAACATGAAGTCTTGCACAGAGCATCTTCGTGAGGCTGGCCTTGCATTCGAGTTGGATACAGACCTGTGTATTCCTACTGCCGGACAACTTGCAGCTATGTATCTCTACCGAAAAGAGCTTAACAAGGCTCTTGAAATGGTAGGCGGCGCTCCAATGAAAGGAAATGCGTACTGGTCATCATGCGAGCTCAGCGCGGGTGAAAGTTGGGTTGTGTACTTCTGTGGCGGCTACGTCTACAACAACGGCAAGTACGCCAGCTACTGCGTTCGCCCTTGCACGGCATTTGAAGTTTAATTTTCCCCTTAAAGCTTGCGACTGTTTCAAAGGCGCAAGCTATAAATAAAAGTTAAGCTTAACTTAGCTAAAAATTCATGGGAGGCTCGTCGGAATGGCGCGCTTCCCTTTTTTGAAAACCCTGTTACAACCTCTCATGCTGAACTGACGTAGATTTATGCCCTTGACCTAAGCTCCCAAATTTATTAACTTTCGGGCAAAATCAATTCAAAACGTCAAGTTATGGACATTTCACTTTTGAATATTCTTCGCACGGTGTCATGGGACTTCCGTCGCGACATGGCACAGAGTTATGCCAACGGCCTGAAGAAGGCCATCGAGGTGCATATTGATAATGATGTAGAGAAGGAGCAGGGTTACTTCCTCTCCAAGAAAGGCCTAATCTCCAAAGAGAATGGCAAGCGCCATGCGGCCAACTTCGAGGACAAACTCTATGTCGGCAACATCCACAGCATCGAGAACCATCTGTATTGGAACGACGAGGAACTGGCCGACGACGATCAGGTCATCAACGTGGTAAACATCAACGGCCCCGTCACCCGTGACGGTGGCGCATGCTCGTATGGCACCAAGGACTGGCGCGACCAAATTCTCTATGCCGATACTATCCCGCAGGTCATCGGCCACCTCTTCATCGTCAACAGTCCCGGTGGTGAGAGCGCATGCCGTAAGGATTACGACTTGATGATGGAGGATTGGCGTGCGCACAAGAAACCTGCCGTGATGTATGTCGATGGCATGGCTTGTTCCTCCCTCGTCAACCTCGGATGCCGTTGCGACCGTGTGGTGGTGCGGAACCCCAAGGACGACTTCGGCTGCATCGGTTCGATGGCTGCGTTCTGGGCTACCCCGGACGGTGCCAAGGATATGGACGGCTCCCGATATATCGAGATAGTAGGCGACAACGCTCCCGAAAAGAACGATTGGTATCGCAATGCCGCCGAGGGCGACTACGAGAAGTTGAAGACACTCATTAACAAGGACACCAACGAGTTTCAACAGACCGTCCGCGACAACCGTCCATTGGTGGAGGACTGGATGTTGAGCGGTAACGTGTTCGAGGCTCAGCAAGTGATGCCGGCTCTCGTCGATGAGATTGGCACTCTCGACCGCGCCATCGAGTGCGTCTTTGAGTTGGCTGATGGTAAGTTGGCTCCTGCACGTGAGGCAAAGAAAGAGCCCAAGGTGGAGCCAGACCCACAGAAAGAGCCGGAAACCGACCCCGACCCCGACGCACAGCCCTCTCCCGAAGATCCGGAAGACGAGCCAGAAAGTGATCACAAAATTAATAATAATATGACAGAGGACAAAAAGGAAGAGCTCGCAACCATTGAGCAACCCGAAGCCGAACAGGTCAGCACATCTCCCGAGGAGACCCCCCAGGGCGAAAAGCCCGATAACAACGAGGACGCCCAGGAGAAGAAAAACGAGGAACCCAACGACGACCCCAACAGTGGCGAGAACCGTGGCAACAATGACACTCCTGATGATGCAGCTACAAAAGCTATCATCGCTAACCTCGACAATAAGATTAGAGCAAAAGACAAGGCTATTGCCGAAAAAGACCATGAGATTATCAACCTCAAGACAATGCTCGAAAAGTCGAAAAAAGAGAACAATGACGCCATCGCGCAACTGAAGATGCAGATTGCAGAACTTCACAAGGAGGTGAAAGAGCTTGCGTCAGAGCCAACCCCAATGACCGAAGGCACTGAAGCTCCTAAAGACAACGGTACAGGCGTACCTGAAACTGGGACGGTAAAGAGCGTCATAACAGCAGACATGAGCGCGGACGAAATTCGCAAGCGTCTCCGTGAACAAGACAAGGCTATAGCAACCAAGCGACGGCGCATGTAAAAACAAAGGATAAGACACATTTTTTTAACACAAAAACAATAAGATTATGGCAACAAACGCACTTAATCTATCTCAGGTACAGACTGTCACCGAACAGTTGCATACCGACCTGGTTGCTCGTGCAAGCATGCTGAACGACCAGATGGCAGACAAACTTCGTCTTACCGTTACTACCGATGTTGAGAACATCGACAAGCTGTTTATCTTCAATGACAAGGGGCTGCTTGCACGTCAGTACAAGCAGGGTGCCGTGAAGAAAGTGCAGCTCGGTACCTTTACCGAGAACCCCGCGAAGGTTATACTCGCCGTTACGCATCCACAAGACAACGTGCAGAAGTATCGCGAGAAAGAGCCTTTTCACGTGAACCCCGACGGTACCAACAATGCCGAGAAGACGCAGTTCCTCCTCGGTAAGATCGCAGAGCGTCACGCACAGGATGTCCGTGCCAACTTTTTCTTCGGCAACGAGGCAAACGACAATTTGGAGGATACTACCGCTAACCAGGTAAAGCGCGGACTGTCGCTCTACGATGGCATCTATACCAAGATTGCCAAGGGTATCACGACTGGTAAGATTTCCAAGACGATTGGAAACCTCGTTGAGACGGGTGACCTCATGGCTTCAAACGTCACGTCGCAGCAGGCTTACGAGAAGTTCAAGGCCATGTACCAAGCGATTAACGACGATCTCCGCGCCGCTGAAGAGATAATTGCTTATGCAAGCTCTGCTCTTGCCGACAAGATTGTCGAAGGCTACATGCTCGTTCATCCGCAACTTGCTCCGTCTACGCTCAACGAAGGATGGAAGTTCTCTCAGATGCCTAACCTCACCCTTGTTACTCACTCGGCTATGGGTAAGGGTTCACAGATCATCTTTGCCCTTCCTGGCGTATTGGAGTACATCTGCGACATCCGCCCAGAGGGTCCGGCCAACATCACCGTGGAACGAGACAGTGACGACCACAACCTCTTCGACTATCAGATTCAGACAGCACAGGCAAGTCGTATCCGCGACTACAGCCCCAAGTCTATCTGCGTCAACGAGCAGGTCAACACACCTAACAGCGTACCTGCAGGTGACTACATCGCCGATGTGTTCACGGTGTCAACATCTGACGAAAAGGAGGGCACTGTCCAAATCACATCGGGCAAGAAAGACCTCTACGCCGAGGGCGACATCATCACCGTCACTGCCACGCCTAAAACTCAATACAAGTTCGCGGGCTGGTCAGACGGAGCTACTGCTAATCCTTACAACTACACGTTTGAGGGCGGCGTAATGAACCTTGTAGCCCAGTTCGAGGAAGCTACTGCAAGCACAAGCTCTAAGCAGCATTAAAATTCATAACACTAACACATTTTATTATGGCACAATCATGTATTCCCAAATCGGTGATTTCTTCAGCAAGTTGCAAAGAAAATCCCGCAGGTGTCAGCAGATTCCTGTTTGCCGTACCCTTAGATACTAACCATATCAAGTCGATTACGACCAACGACGAAGCAAACCGGTATGACATCATACCAGCTGCTAAGGCCGAAATAGCTGGTGGCACCGAACCGGCCCTTAAAGGTTACCGCATTGACTTCAAGCCACAAACGGGTCAATACACTTCCGATGACAACGGAACTGGCAAGGCTTGGAGTGGCACTGCCACTGGCCGTGTAGAGCTCTCAGAAGACGATATGGCTTACACTTCCCGTGTATTGCACAACAGCGACAATTACCTTTACTTTTTGGCTACTGGCCAAAAAGACAGCACCGGTAAAAACGAGTTTATCGTGATAGGCAACGAGAACGGCGAGGCGGAATGGTCTGTCAAGGCGGACACTGGCACAAAGCGTAGCGATGACCACGGTCAGACCTTTACCGTGAAGTGCGACTACCAGCTCTATCCTATCACCAAATGGTACGGTACCATAGAGCAAGAAGTCGCGGCCGAAAGCTCTTCAAGCCAAAAGTAAGCACACTTGCGCATACCAAATTCTCAATAGGCACGAGACCCAGGCACCAATACGTCGTGCCTGGGTCTCTTTCGTTAATTGTAATTCACACATGACATGTTCATAACAACCGAAAATGAGATTGTCTCACTCATGCCTACGGCACGATGGAGCAGACCCGACCAACTCCTCGGCTACCTTGAAGAGGAAGAGATGGTAAGTCTTGAACCGCTGTTAGGCACATCGCTCTACAACCACCTCTGCACGGAGTGTGAGCGATTGCGTAATACTTACACCGACATCACCGCCACGACCATACGTCCCACAGGCAAGGCACGTAAGAATCCTATCGTGCCATACGCATGCGTGACCGACCGACTCAACGATATTGTCAACGGTAATATTCAGCTCGACCTGTACGACGTTCCGCCGTCTTCATTGTCAACCGACAAGGATGTAACGGTCATGGATATGCAGACGGTGCAACTGCTACGCATCTGTCAACAGATAGAATTTTACAAGATGCTGGCACATAAGGCCGGGTTACTCACGGTGTCGTTCAACGAGGGTGGCGGCATGAACGTCGTGAGTGCCGACGGTTATGACCCTGCCGACGACAAACGCATGGAGCGGGTGGCCAAGGACGCGTTCATGTCTGCCGGGCGTGCCGTAGACTCCCTATTGCTATTCCTCGAATCCGACGCCAAAAGCGACAAGATATTCACCGCCCTTTGGCAAGAGGCCGACGCTTTCTATCTTCATCGTGACCTGCTTTTCCAGACCGCACGGGTCTTGAACGAATACTTGGACATCAAGGGTGATCGCATGCAGTACATCTCAATGGTGCGAGACATACGTTTCTGCCAAAACACTTACATCAAGCCACGCGTCGGTGCCAGACTGCTGAAGGCGATTGTCAGCTATGCCAACGGACTGGAACAGAGCAAGAGCACTTCTTCGTCGGTTTCTTCCTCGGCATCATCCTCGGTATCTTCTTCCGACGGCAAGGCTGTAAAACCTCTCGACCCCGACGTGGCCGACGAACTGCTGTCTATGCTCCGCACCTCCCTTGCCTTCTATGTTGAGAGCAGACGCACCACGCTGACACAATCAAAGGAACGATTAATGCAGCGCGACTCGCTGAACGATGCCCAGCAAGCGATGGCGATGGCCTGTCATTACATTGCGGACAATCTCGACGCGCTTGGCGATGCTGCCGTGGATTCACCAATCTACAAGGAAGTGAAAGAAAGAGAAACCCGAAAGGCTAATGACAAGAAAAACGCCGAGCGCGCCCAGCAACGGCACGAGAGGGAACGGTATGAAACACAAAAGCGCAAACTCTTCACGGCCTTTCCGCCGACATACAGAGTACCACCAGTAAACGTAAAATGACAACACTTAACACGAAAACGACTATGTATCTAATTGAACCCTGCTGCGCAAGCAAGCATTTTATGCTTCTGCGCGACGCCATCGGCTCCTGCGGTAAGGCGACGTTTGAAGGTTACGGAGACCTTTCATTGACGGAGCTGCTGCCAGCTATCCTCACTCGTTATGCCGAGACGAGAATGATGATTATAGCTCCGGCCATCCCCGACCAGGCTGCCGACATCATCTACGAATGGCTGCGCAAGACGTGGGCACGAATGGACGGAAAAGGACGGATCAACGTGCTATCTAAGCTAACTATCGTTGCCGATCTTAGCGAGGAAGTATCTCCAACGGCATCTTTGTGGCTAAAGAGCAATCCGTTCCCCGAACGTCTCACACTCGTTGACAAGGCGCAAGATGATACGGCTCTGCTGTTGCCCGACATGGCAATTGTAGGCCCTGTGAACATGCGCTACGGTAAACACTTTGTCTGCGAGGTCACGACAAAACAAGAAGAGGTGAACGAGCTGTGGGACTTCTATTCCAAGTTCACCAAGCGAACCAACCGCACCGCACGCAAGACGGCAAAGGCCGTCGCTGCTCCTGCTGACAAGGCCGACGATGAACCCGCTGACAGCGCAAGTTCCGCTCTGCCAAAGGACGAGGACGCAAGCTCTAACTAACGGGAGGGCCGACTATGAGCTGTAAGGAATTTGACCTCGACGACCTGCTGGCTATCACAGTCATTCCCGTGACCGACTACAATCCCGGTCTGTCTGGTTGGCAGGTGTTGCCGACGATACCCAACACAAGTTTCTCGCCGCCACTCTCCAACGCTATTGCCATCGGTGTGCAGCCTGCCACGACGGGTGGCAAACTGGTGCCTATCATGCGCAAAAGCGGTAAGGCGAAGGACAGCGAGAGTGACAGCGTGGCGGGGCGCAAGCACAGCGTCAGCGTATCGTGCCAGGCCGACGACCGCGAGGCTAAGGTATGGGACTATCTGCTTGCGTTGGAGCGCACGCCGAGCCATCTGCTGCTCACGTTCCGTGGTGGCAGTCGTGGTTTCGTGCAAGCCACGGAGGACAGCTACTCCTGCGAGGTGAACCGCGACGGCGCCAAGACGAGCGTGGAGTTCAGGATTGAGAACCTCATGGGCATCCAGTTGATTACCACGTGAGGGAATTTTCGATAAAGAGATTCAAGCAAGGAAAGAAAAGGGAGTCAACGGTGCTTGTGCCGTTGACTCCTTTTGTGTCACAACTCTTGCGCAATCCGCTGTTGCGCTATCTCAAAGTATTTTTTGTCGGTCTCAAAACCGATGAAGTGTCTGTGTTCACGCATGGCGGCAATGGCGGTGGTGCCACTGCCCATGCAGTTGTCAAGTATTACCCCCCCCAATTCACTGTAGGTACGAATGAGGTATCGCACCAGGTCAACGGGCTTCTGCGTGGGGTGCAGTCGGTTGGTGTCTCGGTTGAACTTTATCACGTCGAGGGGATAACGCTCGGCCTTATAGTGTGTCATCACTGGCTCACGCATGTGCGTAATGTCATAGCTTGTGGTGGGCGTACCCTGCTTTGCCGAGTACGCCTTTCCTGGTCGCATCTGAGGATGGTAGTTCATGGCGTTGCTTTTATCACGCACGAAGGCCGCTGCCGACTTGCTAAAGACAAGGATGTTCTCATGAACCTTCAGTGGAGCGAAATGGCTGTTGAGAAAGCCGGTGGCATTTTCTTTCTGCCATATCCATTCATATTTGAAGAGCCGTGGGTTGCTGGCCACAAGGATGGCCGAGAACGGCATCTGCGAGAACAGCACGATGGCACCACGGTCTTTGACGATCCGCTCGTATTCTTTCCACAGAGGTTGCAAGGGTACCACGCTGTCCCATGCGTTGCGGGTGGTACCGTAGGGCAGGTCACAGATGATGGCGTCGATGCTTTGGTCGGGAATGTCTCTCATTCCGAGCAGGCAGTCGGTGTTGTAAATGCGGTCTAAATCCATGTGATATTATTAGTTGGAAATCAAAAAACCTACCGCAAGATACGATGCGGTAGGTTGGAAATCAAGGGCAAAGCGGTCGCATGACGACTTTTTTTGGTCGCTTCGCTTGAAATTTTATTTATAATTTTTATTTATAATTTTTATTTATAATTTTTATTTATAATTGGCTGGCGCGGTGATTAAAAACAAATTCCAAACGGTTCAAAGTGCATGCACATCACAAGAGCTTTACCTTCTCGATGGTATGAGTAAGCGGATCACGACGATACCAAGCAGAGTAAAGATACGGACCGCCAAAGTTGATCAACATACCGTATTCCGTGTGCGTCAAGTGCATGTAGTTCCACAGCTGGCGCACGTGCGCGTCGTTGGTATGTATCACTGACTTCAACTCCACAATGATACCATCAATCACCAAGTCCATGCGGTAGTGCTGGGCAAGGCGTACATCCTCCCAGTATATCGCCAACTCTTTCTGACGCTCAACCTTGTGTCCTTCTTTGCGTAATAGATACTCCATTGCTGCCTCGTATGCTGACTCCAACAATCCGGGGTGGTATTTCGCGTGTACCTTCATAGCTACACCTGTGATCGTTCGCAAAGGCTGCAACTTTGCGTTATATTCTTGAATTGCATCCATAGCCGAAAACCTTAATAGCTCATTCTTCAAAACAGTCGCCTCACTCCCGCGCTATTTGGGTTCGCAGAAAAATTATTAATAAAATTATAAATAAAAATTATAAATAAAATTTCAAGCGAAGCGCCCACATAAAAAGGGACGCGGCGACCGAAAGGTTAATACCCTACCTCGTCATACTTCTGCCAATCCTCTTCGACTTGAAACGAGGAGGAGAAGGTGGCGTCCTTGAAGAAGCGGCCACGATACACGGTGCGGTAGTTGTTGCGGATGGGCACGTCGGTGAACGTGTGGGCCTTCAGCAGCGTGCCGTCAGCGGCATAGGCAGAGACGGTGACGGTGCAGGGCTTTTCCGTGTCACTGCCGAGGATATAGATGCTGAACATCGTGGTGCCGTCCGTCTCCGTGGTGTAGTCCGTCCACGATACGTTGTACGTGTCAGTCGGTGTGATACCCGACCGCCGCGGAAAGCTCCACTGCGTCGGGGTGCTGTTGGCCGTGACTTCTATCTTCTTCACCTCCGTGGGTATCTCGTCGGTGATGATGATGCGGAACATGCCGACGGCACGTTGCATCATGCAGGAGAGAGCGGTCGTCTTAGCTGGCGTGAACGTCGTCGAGTAATATAGCGTCTGCAACTTCTTCGTGTCAGGGAACGTCACCACGCCACCGGCCATTGTCGTTGGCGCACTCTCCTTGTGGCCGATGGCATAGAGCGTGTAGGTCTTGTCCTTGTCGAGCATGAGCGAGAGCGTACCGAAGTCGTTGTCCTTGGTGGTCTGATGGTTCTCGGTCACGGCTGCGGTCTGTGTGAGTGCCTTGGCGGAGTCGCCCTCCATGAGCCAGAGGTCGAGACGATTCACCACGTTGCCGACAGGTACGGCTGCACGGGTCACTGCCATCGTCTCGGTGGTGTAAGGCGCAAAGGTGAGCGTCACTCTCTGTTTCCCGGTCGTTACTTCCTCGTCGTCCAACGGGGTGTTTCCATTCACGCAAGCGGCACACAAGAGTGCCACGGCTGCGAAAGCAAAAAGATTCTTCATGGCTTTTTGTTTTTAAGTTGATGGATATTCGTTGATGTTCTTAATCTCCACTTCCATCCCGAGTTGCCTTGCCCGGTCGAAGTATCCTTGCCGCACCTTCTCGTTGGGGATAAGTGCGGCGATACGGTGCTGCGTGCCATCCGCCTTGCGGTAGATGACAGCGCACGCACCATAGAAAGGTTGGTTATTCGTGTTCATATTAACGCTCTTTGATATGATAAACTATGTGCTCCGTTCTCTGTATAGGCGCCGAACACTCATCGCCATGAAAAAACGCTCAGAAACAATCCAAGATAACGCCATTTTCCTCTATAACGTCGAAATCGCCCCAACCATCATCTAACATCTCTTTCACTTCGGCCAATCCAATTTTGGCTAACTCCATACTGTCATACTCCCTGTCCCAGAGCCAACCCTCGCTGGATTCTATCTTTTTTATGCTTCTATCCGCGTAAACATCATAGACCCGGCAGAAAGCCCAAATTCCGAAACTCATAAAAACTCGCTTTACCGTGATGCATAGGGCTGAAGAACATTACTTATTGTTTCTATCAATCAAGCCTATAGCATAATGATGGGTATCGTAGCTATATTCCATCGTCGTTTTTTTGATGGTTTCATAATAGTTGCCATCTAAAGTAATTACCAACTCGTCGTCTTCTGCTTCCTCAATTTCATCGTAGATTTTCTCCTTGTTGTCGAGGAACGAACGCAAAGAAGCGAAATCGTTAAAGTCAGACACGAAAGGCTGCACCTCGTTCTCGTAGAACTCCTCCAAGTCCTCATTTGAAAATTCGCTGGCATTATCGCCATACTCGTCAGCCGAACGCTCGAACGGCTCCCATTCCTTATTCCCTGTTCTGTACCATAAGTTCCACCCATCTCGCTTGGTGAAACATTCGATGCTCAGGCCATTCTTTTTTGCCAGCTCATCGGCCTGCTCGAATGAGTCGAAGCCGATAATGGCTTTCTGTAAGCCCTGTGGGTAGCCATTCCAACCGGATGTTGTCTCTATCAACTCCAAGCCGTTCTCATACGCTATGTCTTCAAGGTTGCGCTCTGGTAAATAGTTGTAGTTCTCATTCAGATAGGCTTTCAGCTCATCTATCTGCTCGTCGGTCGGCTCGCCCGTCTCGTTGAGCTCGCTATCATCGAAGAACTCTTGCCAACCCGTACTCTCAGCGTTGCTGATTATATAATCGGCCATAGAACTGTATCCGCCATCTTTGATGTATTGCTCATTGTCGTGAGCAATAGCATTAATGTAAGTGTCAATGCTCTTTCTCATAATATTCTTGAAATTGTAATTAGATGCCCTTAGCTGTTTATGCTCTTTACGATAGCAACATACACGAGGACAGCCCAAATTAATGTCATGATGTTTATAATTAATTGTTGTTGTAGCTATGGCAAAGGTAGGAAATGTTTTTGAGAAACATCCTGTCTTTGTGCTTTTTTGTTTTATATTATTGTCTCTCGGCCATCACGTCAAAGTCTGCGAGGATGTCACGCACAAGGTCAAGGTGAGCATCATCTGTATCCTTGGGGTCAAAGATGATGTCCTTACACTCGCCCTCGTAGTCGCACGTGAACCCGACACAATTACAACTGTTCTCATAGAGGCTTCCATCCGCAGGGTCTTCATCCTCCATGTCTGGCACGTCAAGCCACACGTTAAATATCATGCCACGCTGTGCAAGGCCATTCTCATCCTCGCTGACAAACGTGTGCTCCATGTTAAGTGCGCACTCTGTTAGCGTGACAACAAACACGCCATTGGCCTCCATGTTCCATGAGATGCCCGGCAGCTCCGCTCCCTTGGCGTAGCCATAGTGGTAATACATCGCCATGCGCTCACAGAGACAATGCAACAACTTGCACATGTCACTGATGTTCTCATAGGCCAACTTCTTCATCTCATGTTGAGCACTGCGCTTGGAGCTCTCTATCTCCAAGCGGTAGACGGAACGATAGAGCTCGTCATCCCACGCTTCATCGAACGACTTGTCGCCACGGATAGACTTACTCAACTGCCCCATGATGTCAATGCAGTCCATGAGGTTCTCGGTACGCAAACCACTCACTTCGTTTCTTAAACTTTTACTCATAATTGTAGCTTTTTATTAATTAATAATCTTGTTTTCACGCTGTCTTTTCCGTCTTTTTCCCCTTGTTGAGCTTTTGGTTTATCTTCATGTCGAGCTGAGCGAGGTCGGCACGGAGCTTGGCCAGTTCGGTGTCCTTTCCCCATGGCTGCTTGATGATTGTGTCGAGCTGCTTGATGCGTGCCTCGTTCTCCTCGTGCAGCTGCTCCCACCCGCTGATGATGTCGGGCAGACGGAGCAGGGCATTGAGGAACTGACCGGCTGCGATACGTTTCGACTGACGGTTGAGACGGCCTTGACTGCGCTCAGCCTCGGCATTGATAGGATAGCTCAGACGGCCACCGCTGACGTAGAAGAGATTGGTGTACTCCTTGGTGTGGGTGTACTCGCTCACCCACTCTTTCGTCCTGACGCTGATGACGAATCCGTAGATGTTGCCTATACGCTTCATGTTGCCCATCGTCCGTGCATTCTTGTCAATCTTCTGCAATGCCGCGCCGATGGCCTCGTTGTAAGCGTCGGGGTCGCTCTCCACCGTCACCACCTTATCGGTGGGCTTACCGTCCTTGTCGAGGGCATAGGGAGTGAAGCCGTCTATAGCGATAGCGTTCACTATCTCACCGTTGGCGTTGGTCGTGCCATGTGCCATGAGGTTGTCGAGGTCGGCCTTGGCGTCAGCGATATTCTTAGCGTTCGACTCGTTGTCGGTAATCAACCGCTCACGCTTGCGCTCCTGCCCTGCCTTGTCACGATAGAACGCCTTGCGCTCTGCCTCCATAGCGGCGATGCGCTTCTCCAACTTCGCACGCTCCAAGAGGTCAGTGTTACCGCTCAGCACGGCCATGTACTCGGCGAAGTTCATGCCGCTCTTCTCGTCCATGCTGCCCTCGTCAAGGGTACGCACACTGAGCTGACCGCGCTTGAGCTGATTGATGAACATCTGCTTGTTGTTCAGCAAGCCGAACTTGTAGGCATCGAGGCTCCGGCGGACGGCATAGATAATCACGTCCACGGTGTTGTCGGCATAGAGCTTGGCAATCTCATTACCCTTGCGGATGGCACGGCCGTCACGCTGTTCGAGGTCTGACGGTCGCCACGGGGTATCGAGGTGATGGACGGCCACCACTCGCTTTTGAGCGTTCACTCCCGTACCGAGCATGGAGGTGGAGCCGAAGAGCACACGCACCTTACCATCGTTCACGGCCTGTATCATCTTGGCCTTGGTGCTCTCGCTCTTGCACTCTTGGATAAAGCGTATCTCGCTTGACGGGATACCCATCTCCACGAGTTTCTGCTTGATGTCCTCATAGACGTTCCACCCGCGGTTCTTACCCTGATAGGTACTGAGGTCGGAAAAGATAAGCTGCGTGCCCTTCACGGCATCGAACTTATCGTAATACTGCTTTACGAGCTTGGCGCACATCGACGACTTGGAGCGTGGATGGTCGGGATAGCTCGGGTCAATCATTCTCATGTCGAGACTCATCTTGCGGGCGAGGTCGGTGGCATAGAGCATCTTTGCCTTGCGCTGCGCGTCGGTGGCATAGTCCATGCCAATGAGCGAGAAGTCACCCCACTTGGCAAACTCCATCAGCGTATTGGTGAACTCCTGCTGGTCGGGTGTCGGCTCGATGTTCAACAGCCGTGCGTGTTTCTTCGGTCGCTCGATACCCACATCCTCGGCGGTGCGGAAGTCGGTAATCTCGTTGTAGAACTGTGCCAGCTCCGGCACCTTGATGAAGTAGCGGAACCGCTCTTTCATGATAATCTGATTGGTGATGGAGAACTCAAACTCGGTGCTCTTCTTCGTGAAGATAGCAGCCCATGCGTCGAAGCAGGTGATGCCCTGCTTGGCCATCGCCTTCGGACGGAGATAGCGGAAGAGGGAGTAGAGCTCGGTCAGCGAGTTCGTCACCGTCGTGCCACTGAGGAACGTGACGCCGAGGTCCTTATTCGTGCGCTGCTGTATCGTGCGGATAGCCATCAGCAGGTTGTAGGCACGCTTCGAGCCCTCGGTGTTGCCGAGTCCTGCCACACGGTCTTGACGGGTGACGAAGCCGAGATTCTTGAACATGTGGCTTTCATCGACGAAGATATGGTCGATGCCCATCATCTTGAAGTCGGCCACGTGGTCTTTGTTCTTAGCGATGCTGTTCTGCACGTCACGGAGCTTTGCTTCGAGGTTGCGCTTTCTGCGCTCCAGTCCTTTCATTATGCGGTGTTGGTTGGTCCAGTCGTAGGTACGGGCCACGTTGATAGCGTTCTCCAATGCGTCGAGGTCGTCCTGTATCACCTGCTGCTGCACCTCGTCGCTCTGTGGCAGACGGCTGAACTGGTCGTGCGACATAATCACACAGTCATAGTCGTTGTTCTTCATGCGGTTGAAGAAGGCCACCCTTTCGCTTTCGCGGAAGTCCTTGTTCTGCGCATAGAGTATCTTTGCCTTGGGATAGGCGGTCTGATAGGTCTCGGCAATGGCACCGACATTGGCCTTCAGTCCGATAATCATCGGCTTGTGGACGAGTCCCAACCGCTTCATCTCGTGGGCGGCGATGCACATGATAAGCGTCTTGCCGCTGCCTACCTCATGGTCGCAGATGCCGCCCTGGTTCTGAACGAGCATCCAGACACAATCCTTTTGCGACTGATAGAGGTCCTTCACTCCGCACTTCTCTTCCAACGCCTTGCGGTCGAGACCGGGGAACCGTTGGTGGGAACCGTCGTAGTGGGGCTTGACAAAGCAGTTGAACTTCTCGTTGTACTCCTTGGCCAATGCGTCCTTCACGTCCTTGGACTGACGTGTCAGCCAGTCCACCCACCCGGTGCGTATCTCGGCAATCTTGGCGTTGGCCATCTGTATGGCCTGCGGGTCCTCTTCCTTCTGCTTCTCGTATTTGTCGTTATAGACAATCTCGCCGTCGCTGTCGCGCTTGTAGCGCCACAACTTAGGACAAGTGTCCTGCAGGGCATGGATAAAGAGGTCGATACCGTCAACGTCGGAGCACTCGCTGCTCACGGCATACTGCGTGTGGATCTTCTCGTTCCATGCGCCGTCGGCACTCGCGCTGAACTGGTCGATGATGCTGTCGTACTTCACATCGACATTCACGTGGTCACGCTCATTCGTACTTCCATCGACGGAGAAGAACTCGGAGCCGAACCGTGAATAGAGGTCGCAGCTTATCCACCGCTCACCTAAGTTGAAGTCTAACTCCTCAAAGGGGATAGGGGTCGGCACCGCATCCTCCAACGCTCTCAGTGAGCGCGTCACCCTCGGGTCGATGGTCTTGGTCAGCTCGCCTTTGCCGTCGCTCGCGTCCTCCTCGTCGATGCCGTAGGCGGTGCGTATCTCCTTGGCCTTCTCCACGACGTTGCCGCTGATGAACTTGGCGGCAATCTCGTAGCCGTTGGTGAGGGGATTGTAATAGACGTCGCCGTCGAGTTTCGTCAGCAACTCACGCTCGGTGAGTCCCGTCAGTGCCATCATATAGGGCATGTCGGGATAGCCCTTGTCATTCAGGCTCACGGCCAACGCCTCCTGCGGTGTGCCGGCCTCGTGAATCTCGTCAGTGGCAAACGCTACGGGCTTGAAGAAGATGTCGGCCTTGGTCAACTCGCTACCGTCCCGCACTTCGAGTGCCAGCAGCTCCTCCGATACGCTCTTCACGATAGGGCGGTTGAGCGGACAGTTAAACTGGCCGTACTTCTTCACCCATGCGTCGTAGAGCTTGTTGAGCTGCTTGCGGTCGGCCACGTCCTCGGTCATCGTCGTAGCCTCTTGCACATACAGCAGGTCGTAGGTGTCGAGGATAGCCTTCAGTTCCTTGGCTTTCTTCTCGTCCTTGGTATCGGTGTGGGCAGTCTGCTGCTTCGTCTCGGCTTTCTTCTCCGCCTTGTGCCGGGTATTGAAGAGTTCAACGTCGAGGTTCTCGGTCAGGTCCTTGCTCAGCATCGTGCGCATATCCTTGCTGATACCCTGCACGTCAAACTCGTGATGATAGACGAAGCCCGGCTTGCCATAGGCATCGGTGCCCACCTTTGTCTCGGTGGCGATGATATGGTCGGGGTGCATGGTGAAATACATGTTCGTGGGGCAGTCGCCGTCGAGATATGGAGTGAGCAGGAAACTCTCATCGGCGGTGACACCCTCTTTCTCTTTGTCTTTCTGCAATACGAGCAGGTCGGTGCCCACCTCCGTGCCGCTCTCCTTGAAGAGGTTGTTGGCCAGTCGGTAGGCACCAATCAGCCGGGCCTCTTTCAGTGCCTCGGCTATCTGGTCGGCATCATGGTTGAGATAGTTGCTCGTGATGATGTACGCCTCGATACCACCGTCGCGCAGACAGTCCAAACCTTTCAGCACGTAGTAGCGATGGATATACTTTGCCGCTGCTCTCCGCACGGGACTCTTGCTGTTGGTATAGTCGGGGTCGAAAACACGGATGTCGCCAAAGGGAACGTTGGTGCTTACGAGGTCGTAGGTTCCCAACTCCTCTTTCGGGAAGTTCTCGAAACCGTCAACCCTCACTTCCGCTACATGCTCCATGCGCTTGCCGAGGATAGTACCGGTGAGCAGGTCTTTCTCATAACCTACCACTTTGCCCTGGCCTTTATAGGCCCAATCTAAAAAGCGGTCGAGGAACACGCCGCTACCTGCTGCAGGGTCGAGGAGACTCGAACCAGTGGCAGCTTTGCTGTCCAACGCAGCAATCAATCCTTGCACGAACTTGCTTGGTGTATAGTATGCTGTCAGCACTGACGACCGCAGCGAGTTCATCCACCGATTGTACTCGTTCATGTCCTTGCTGTGATGGAGCAGCAGCTGAGCCAGCTCCCGAATGTCGTCCCAATAGGGCAGCATGGTCTTAGGCCACTCACGTTTGTCAGTGTATGTGGCATAGAGGATGGCGTTGATACCGCCAAACCCCGTGTATTTGTCGAGGACGTTTTTGTTGCCCTCGCCCGTCAATGCGTACTTGATAGCCGCAATGTTGTCTTTCAGTCGTTGTAATATGCTCATAATATGTTTCTTTGTCTTGTTCACGCAGTCTTGGCCGCTTTCTTCTTGGCTTTAGGCTTCTTCGCATAGCTCGTGTTGTTGAAGATATACTCCACGACATTGCCGACTTGCACCTCGCGCTTGCCGTTCTGCATGTGGCAGAACCAATCGCCCTTGCCTTCTTCCACCGTCTTGCCCACCATAAGGTTTATTATCATCCAGTCCGTGTCGCTGACCTCCACATAGTCGTCATAGCCAGCCGTGGTGAATACGTCCGATACCTCTCCGAGGTGTTCCAGGATAGAGGCTTTAGCGAGTGTGCTCATACGTCGCACCGAGTTGGAAAGCGAGATGCGTCCGAACCGCTCGTTCCATGGGGTAACAATGTCGCCATAGGCAGAGTTATAGCTCTCGAACAGGCACGCCGTCTCGTTCGCCTCGTCCACCGTCGGGCCGTCCTGCCAATTGAGTTGGTAGGCATAGCTTATCACTTTGCTTTTCGTTACACGTATTGCCGCGCCAGGAAACCTTGCCTTTAGCATCTTGCTCAGGTTGCTGACGGCCACGGTCTCCTTCTCCTTGTCCGTGAGTGCGGCAGAGATAGCAATCAGCTTGCCCTCCCACGCCGCAATCAACGGCTGTTGCTCGGCAACTATCTTTGCCTTCAGCTCGGCCATCTTGCGCTGACGTTCCTCCTCTTTCCGCTGCTTCTCGGCGGCCATCTGAATGAACAGGGCGCCGAACATAACGGCGGCGCTGACGTGTACGTAGTAGTCGCTGACAACATGGTCGCCCTTGGGGTTGCCGAAGATGCAATAGCGCTGAGAGCGGAACATCACCACCTTAGGCACACGCTTTCCCTTGGCGGTATTGGTAGGATTCTGCAACGTCTCCCAACCGCCATAGATGCCGTCGATGGCACAGCTCAGACTTCTCTCCATAATCTCCTTGTCGCCCAACTCGACGACGGCCTCTATCTTCACCACCGTCTCGGGCTCGGCGGCATGGTCGAAGAACATGCTCACGATGTCACGACCACGGAGATAATCCCACTCATAGGCTCCGCCGCACCCCTGCTCCACCTTACGGGCATAGATATAGGCACCGGCTTTAAGAGTGTCGAATCTGACACTTTTGTTGCGTCGGGCCTCGTTGATGACATCGTTCACACGGTTGGCATCACGCTGCTCACGCTCAGCCCGTTCCCGGCGTTGCCGTCCCTTGGCACTGGCACGATAGTCACCATGGAGTTCCGCAAGGCGTTCCTCGTATTGTGCCTGCATCTCCTGGAACTTTGCCGTGGCATCGGGGTCGTCGAGGTTACGGTCTGGGTGCAACTTTACGACCAGCCGGCGATGCTCCTTTCGTAGCTCGTCCTCGGTCGTACAATGGTTGAAATATTCTGGTATCATAAATCGTTTTGATTATCTCCTTATGCTTAGGAACCGAATATCTTATGCATAATTCGTTTCTCCTCTTCAAGCGTTGGCAAAACAGTATTGTTGCAGGGAAAGCAATCCGCTATTGGCCAGAAAAAATCATTGTCAATCTCCGCCCATCCGTACACTTCCCTTAATCCTGTCACAATGTGTTTTCTCGATTGCGAATGTAGGTCGCAATAGACCTCCATCCCAATCCGTATCTCTTCTGCTTTTTCTGTCATGATGACCTTGGGTTATTTCTCTCGGTACTCTTCCTCGCTAAAGCTAAGGTCTTCGTCATCAGACGCCATATAGCAAACATCACTCTCGCGAAGACCTAACCCTGCCTTGCTGAACAGATAATCATTTATCTGTTCCTCTTCCCAATCGTCAGGGCAATTGTTGATGATTGTTACATCAGACGCGACGTAGTTCACAATTACTAATTTCATGTTCTTATCTTTTACTTAAGGGGCAATCATAGTGGAACACGACAAGGACTCTGAAATATTCCACAAAAAAGCTGCACAAGAGATTCGTGTCGTCGTCCTTTGCTGTAAAATAGTCACGTAGTCTACCGACAATTGGCTCCAATATATCACGCTCTATTCCTGTGAGCCTATATGTAATTTCACGGTGCCATTGACCGTTTACAATCATAATTTTAAGTATTAAATCGTTAGTGTTTGCAGGCAGTAATTCAACTGAGAATTACTGTCATGGATGCTACTCGACTTCGTAGATATAAATCAGTTCGTCATTGTCCTTGAGAATCGCATAGATTTCTCTGTCGAACGTTCTTTCAAATCTGTCGTTGTAAGAGTAGTAGAACTTCATCTCTTTCTCAGGCGTCTTTAAGGTGTTCCCCTTGTCGTAAACAACCTCGAAATTCTTACCGAACATCCATTGAAGACACGAATATATACTTGTAGCTTCATCAGCCGTAAAAGTACCGTTGTTGTTTTCATAAGAATTTCTTGTTAATTCGTCGATGATGTCAAATGCTTTCATGTTACGTTTAATTTTAGTTGGACAATGTAGCCGTATATTCGTTAGAGAACATACGACTTAACGTCTTAGATTTTTACATCGTACTGCTTTACCTTTTTGTCCTTGCATACACCGAGTAGTTTACACTGTTTGTGTGGTACAAATTTCCACGTGAAAAGCACCACCACAGCTTTGTCTAACTCCTCGCCGTAACGTTGGCGATATTCGGCTATCTTACGTTCTACATAGCCGCCTACTTTTGAAGTGCATACGACCTTGCGGTCTCCGGTTATAAAGTCTCCGTCTTTGAACTTGAAATTGACCTCACATTTGATAAATTCTTTCTCCATGTTCTTTGCGTATTAAAAGTTAAGAGAAATGCCCACAGGTTAGTGTGGGCAAACCGTTACATCATTTGGACAGCCGTAGGCAAATCCTCGTACACGTGGTGAGAGCCTCTAAAAGTCCATCCGTTATTATTCTCATAAGTTAAGTTCTTTGTATTTTGTTCATTTGCTCTTCGGTGTATATCTCGCTATCATCCACATACACCATAGGCATGGAAGAGCACAGCCCATCAATGGTGTCGATAGCTTCCTCCACAGTCTTAACGTCGGTACCATAATATCTGTTGATATAGGGCACGGCTTCCTCGCCTTTCCATTCGTCCAGTCCTTGGAATGGCTCAAGGCCAAGGTCGTCGTCCTCCAACTGATATTTACCTTCGAGGTCTTTATCATTGCAGTGCGGTTCCTGCCCGAACTCATCAATGCCCTGCCATCTTAGAGAGAAGTCTGGCCAACGCTTATGGATGCAACGCAACACACCCGGTTGGAAACTCCATGCCCCACAATAGCGCACGCTCAGGATGTTGGAATCTTGGCGCTGAAGCTGTTCGGTGTACGCCCTGCGACTTTCCACCGTGCTTGGGTCGAAACCCATCGCTGCGATAGACTTGTAAAACGTGTAATAATCCTGCCTGGTTTGGCTTCCGTCTATCTCCTGTTGAAGGATAGACTCCAGTTTGTCGAGGTCACTTTCTCGGCCTCTGACAACCAAATCAACATAATAATCGTTTGCCATCGGAAATATATTTTGGTTAGATTCTCAGAATACAAAAAAGGCCGACACGTCTCACGACGCACCGGCTCGAAACAACTTTCAAAAATCTTACGTCGTATGGCACGTAAGTTATGGGGGTCTCCTTTCATTCATAGATGATAGCGGTTACTCCTGCGGCGCCATGTTCTTGGCGACGTAGGCAGGAGTGTAGTAGAGCGATACGTTCAGCGTATCGTTTTCCGACTGCTTAATCTCCGGCTCCACTTCCTCGCCCGTTAACGCGTCCTTCAGTATTTGTATGCGGTCTCTCATTTCCAGAGAACCGCAATAGCGAGGAAGATATTTCACATTTAGCTTATTCAGGCCGAGCCACCAATTCACCATCACGGGCTCACCATGGATGAAGCCAAGCACGTCATGCACGTGCCCCCACCGTTGGTGGTCGATATATTCGCCGTCGTCGAAGAGGTCATCAAACAAGGCGTCGCTATGCAGGTCGGCACCCTCGTTGGTACAGGCTCTCACCCGGCGCCTCTCAAAGCGTCGCTTCACCTCGTCAGACGTAGCGGTCTTGTCGAGAATGGCGAGATAATTTTCACACGGCACATAGAGCTCTTGCGTCTGAGGACAGAAGAACACATCGGCCACGCAGTCCCCAGATGCCTTGTAGAACTCCTTATAGTCGTACTTCTCGTGACCATCGGCCACGCAACCGCGGTTGATAGAGAAAAGACATCTCACGATTTCAAACATCGTAGCGTCTTTCTTAAATCCATAGTCGGTAAACTGACCACACGGCACGAACTTGTAACCGCCATAGGTAAAACTCTTCAAATTATTATTTACCATAGTTATGCTGTTTGTTGTTTCAACATTCTCACTGCATCCATCACTGCCTCACGGATAGAAGGGGCGGGGGTGGCAGGCTTAGCACTCACTTTCACGCTCGGTTGCTTAGTCGCTTTAGGTAACTTCCATTCTGGAATACAGGCGTACATACCGTCGGCATCCTTACCGAACACGGCTTTCTTTATCAAAGACGGATAGCCGTTCCTGCGGCAGAACTGATAGCACATGATAAACACGTTCTTGAGAGGATAACCGCAACTGAAGCCCTGCTTGGGGTCGGTATCGCTCGTGTTGATGAAGAGGTGTACCATGTGTCTACGCATAACATAGCCGGACACACCAGGCACAAGTGCCAACTTCTTGTACAGTACATCGGGGTAGCGGCAATAGTTAATTTCAGTCTGCACCATTCTTGTATGCTTGCGACCCTCCACAATGTTCTCGCACATCTTCAGCACGTCGCTTAGCAGGAACTCGCCCTTGACCTTGCACTTGGTGCAAAGCTCCCACATGATGGCGCACTGCATCAGCATCGACATGGCGATGCGATAGTTGATTTCTTTCTGCTCCATGGTTGTTATATGTTGTTTTGTTACTCTGTCTTAGAATGAAAAAAGGCCACGCGTCTCACGACGCATAGCCTTCACCTAACTTTCAAAAATTTCGCAATTATGATACCGCGAATGGGGTTTTCCTTTCATTCCGCAAAGGTAATAATAATCTTTGGATTAGAAGCTCACGAAGTGGATAAAACCGTCTCGCGTGTCGGCCTCCTGCTGACAGCGTCGCATGATGTCGAGGGCTTTCTCGGCTGTCATACCTGCCTCGTCGAGGGCTTTCTTGATAAGGTCGCTCTCCGTGAACAGTGTCGGGTCGTCGATATACACCATGAGGTTCTGCATGGCATCCTCGTAGCCCATCACGTTGCACTCGAAATATTCCGAGTACATTCCGTCCTCGCTGCCAACCGCATTAGGCTCACCACCTAACGCGGCCAACAGCTCGTAGAAGGCATGCACCTTGTTATGGAAATCGCAAGAAGTCTCAACATACTCCACCTCGTACTTCTTTGCAACATGAAGATTCTGTCCCATAGTCGTAATGTATTAAAGGTTTATAGAAATAACTTTTCGTAGTCGATGCCGATAGCTTCGGCGATATAGTTCAAGTCCTTGTAGCTCCACTGGTGCATAGAGAACAATTCTTGGATAGCAACCTCGGTCTGCTCCGTCACGTCCTCCAACCGCACATAGAACCGCTCGTTGTTGGGGTCGTCATATTGCTTGGCCAACTGCTCGTTAATCACCACCGTATCGCCCTCATGCTTTATCCACGATGTGGTATCAATGAAAGTGGGGATGTACGTGTTGAGCCACCGCATAGCCGCCTTTAGGTTGCCAAATGTGTGTGTCCAATGCGTCACCTTACCGTGTCGTTCAGGCAGCTCGGCATGGATAACACAGATATAAATCTTATCACCACGCTCGTTGCTGTTCTCGTAGGCGTGCTGCTTAGCGTCGAGGATAAGCTGTTCCAACTCGTTGGCATAGTAGCCTTGGGCGTACCGCTCTGTCTCGCCATCGTTCCACTCGATATAGAGGCTATAGCCGTTGTCCTCTTTCTCGGTGTGCAGTTGCGCACCATAGTCTTTCAACATTCGATTGGCATCTGCCAACATCGTTTTCCAATTTTCTTGTGCCATAGTTCGTATGATTTAGTTGTTGTTATTGTTTATGTCGCTACGCTTATCGGGGGTCGCTACGCTCGAAATGAAACGTAAAATTATACGTAAAATTAAATTTAGAATTATCCTGCACTGCAACGAGCATGGTATGCGATAGCTAATTTTACGTTTAATTCTAAAGTTAATT